CGACGGGTCCGTCGCCCACGCCGGGACGCTCGCTGCCACGTTCCGGCTCGTCGTCGCGAGGTGGTAGCCGCACGTCAGCGTCCTGCCGCCCCCGTCGTGGGTCCGCGTCACCGCGAACTCGGCCCGCGCGCCACAGCTGCAGGTCTTGGTCTGCCTCTCGCTCACCAGCTCATCCCTTCTCGTTGAACGGCCCGAACCGCCGCTCGTCCTCGCGGCGCAACGCCGCGACCGCGGCCGCCTCCGTCTCGTACGCGGCCCCGTTCCAGCCCTCGCCGCCGGTCACCTCGACCCGGTTCAGCGCCGCCGCGCGCCAGCCCGCGGGCGTCCGCCAGCAGGTGCCGATGTAGACGTCCCTCGCCTCGTCCATCACCGGGACGTACCCGGCCCTAGCCACGACGGTCACCGGCCACCGGCTCCACCCACGTGACGCGGGTGATCGGGTCGTCGAGCGGCCCGAGCTCGTCGCTCGCGAGACGCGTGCGCCGCAGCCGGTACCACGTGCCATTCAGCTTGACGGTGCCGTCGGGCCGGCTCGCGGCCAGGAAGGCGGCGGCGCTCAGGGTGCCCAGCGGGACGTCGCCCTCGAGCAGTCGGACCTCGATCACGGGATCACCTTCTCTCATTCCTGGTTCCTGATCTGGTTAGACCCTACCACCCTCCGCCTCAAATGTAAACCCTGTCTCGCCAGCGAAGCCGCGCGCCCTGCAGGTCGTTGCAGGGCCGGCACGCCGGCTGGATGTTGCCGCGCACGTACCGGCCGCCCTCGCACGCGGGCACGATCCGGTCCACGGTCAGGGTCTCCAGGGTCAGGTCCATCTCGCACTCGTCGGACAGCTCGAGGTGGCACATCGCGGTGATTCCGTCCCCGAACTCGTCGAGCAGCCACTGCCGCCGCGCGCGGCGCTGCGCCGCGCTCCCTCGCTGGTTGCCGTTGGGCACGGTCACTTCCCCAGCGAGTGGTGGTAGCTCTGCAGGTGCCAGTGGCCGCCGTCGCGGGGGCACTCGTAGGGCACCTGCCGACGGCCGTCGAGCTGCCGGAGCTCGGCCGCGGCCATGGCCGCGGCACCCCTCGTGTCGTAGATCACCTTGCCGGTGCGGCCGAGCGACGTGAAGCCGCGGCGCACCTCCGTCTCGGTGGGAACGCAGCACGCGGGGTGGTAGCCGTCACCGAGCAGCCGCGCGTGCCGTCGAACGATCTTGCTCATCTGGGGGCCGAGCGACCTCACGACGGGTCTCAGGCGTCGCTGTGGCAAGGGGTCAGCTCTCCTCTCGGGTCTCGTGTCAGGTGTCAGTCGTGCCGTGGCATGCCCTCGGGTGCCACGGGTGCCGCCGGCACGTTCAGCTCGGTCACGGGGCGCGTGAACCCCCAGCAGCCGCAACGGTGACAGCAGTTGACGGTGTCGACCGTGCCACGACCGTGCTCGCTCCGGTGGTGCCCGCAGGCGCAGGTGTCACGTGCCACCGAGGTGTCAGGTGCCAGCGCTGAGGTGCCACGTGCCACTCGCTCCTGCCACAGCCGGATGCCGTGATCCACCACCTGCCACAGCACGTCGGCGTCCACGTCCACGACGCAACGGTCGACGTGCCACCGCTCGCCGCCCTCGTGTCGGTGGTTCTCCACCCAGATTCGCAGGAACGCGACCAGCTCTCGCGCGCTCACCTCGGACGCTTCCACAGCGGCTCTCCCCTCTCGAGCTGGATCGGGTTCGCCTGCACCCACTCCGTGATCCGGCGCGCGACCTCGATCTTCGTCGCCACCGGCGCGTCGCGTCGAGACCCGAGAACGGTGCGGGTCGCCTCAAACCAGGCCCGCCGCAGCTCGAGCGGCACCTCGTACCAGCACGGGTCGCACAGGTTGCGCCGGCTCGTGCCGATCACGTCGCGGCACCGGTTGCACCGCTTCGCTCCTCGGCTCACGTGAGCTCTCCCTTCACGTCGACGACCTCGCCATCCACGGTGTCCCGCAGCACCAGCTCGTACTTGAGCGCCTTGACCAGCGGCCGGCGCTCGAGCCACGCCGCCGCGGAGTCCTCGATGCCGGTCGGGTGCCAGCACCCGTCGTCGCACTTGCCGTATCGCCGCTCCATCACGGATTCGTACCACCGTCGACGGGCCAGTAGGTCATCCGCTCGCCGGCGCAGGAACGCGAGCACGTTGGTAACGTGACTCAGTTCCATCTCTGCGACGCGGTACGGGAAGCCGTCCTGCCCGTACCACATCTCCTCCTGCTCCAGGGTCTCCACAATGCTTGGCACCGTTCGTCTTACCTCTTCTCACGTTTCCGATGAGCGTCGCCGCTGCCGAGCCGCCCTAGCGTGAGCCGCCGTGCACGGATAGCACCGGCAGTCGTAGTTGGTGTAGCCGTTGTCGGTGCCGTGCACGTGCTCCGGGATCGGTGCGTTGGCCCGGGCCAGCTTCGCGCGTCTCGCCTTCGCCGCGTTTGCCTCAGTGCACGGGCTGCAGCGGCAACCCCAGTTGCTGTAGCCACTAGACGTGCCGTGCACGTGGTTCGGGATGCTCCTCACCATCAGCGGTTCCTCCACCATTCCTTGACATCCATCCACCAGTTCCATGCCGTGAACCGCCACCACCTGTGGATCACGTACCGCGTCCAGCTCGGGTCGAGCCACCGGGTCACGAACGGTAGCGTCACCACGTCGCAGGTGCTGCACCGGTGGAACCACAGGTGCGGCCAGCGCTGCTCGCCGTGGTTCCACCCCACCAGTCGCCCGTCCTCGCAGCGCTGCCGCTTCGCGTACCGCATCCCGCCGCCGGCCCACCCCGGGCAGCGCCACGGCTTGTCGTAGCAGGGTCGGCTCAGTCGCACGTCAGCCGCCGCAGGCGGATGCCGAACACCGGGTCGGATCGCACGCGCCGGAAGCTCGCGTCGGTCAGCCACACCCTCAGGTTCGGCGGCGGCGTGTCCGCGGTCACCGCGAAGCTGCTGCCGTTGAGGTGCCGGTCGTCGGGGCTCGCGAGCAGGCCCGCCAGGCGCGGCACGTTGACACTGTCCATGATGATGCTGTGGGGGAACAGGGTCGGCAGCAGCCGCTCGTAGGCGCTCACTTGTTCCCCCACCCGGCACGCAGCGCCTTCACGATCTGCCGCGCCTCGTGGGCCGCGGCCGGGATCTCGAGCGCGAGTGCGAGGTCCTCCACCAGCTCGGCGAGCTGCGTGACCAGCTGTCGCTCGGTCTCGTTCACTCGCTCTTCACCGGACCCAGCTCGAGCTGACCGGTCTTCTCGTCGACCGCGAGCACCTCCTGGTACTTGCCGGTCGGCTTGCCGTTGATCGAGATGTACAGCTTGTCGCCCACCTTGGGCAGCTTGGTCTTCGCCATCTCGTCTCTCCTCTTCCTCAGCGGTTCCAGTTGACGACCACGAGCTTGCTCTTCGCTCGGGTCATGGCCGTATACAGCCACCGCCGGGGCTCCGGCGGCTTCGTGTCGAGCACGACTACTTTCTCGAACTCGGAGCCCTGAGCCTTGTGCGCGGTGAGCGCGTAGGCGAGATCCCAGAGGTGTCGGCCGTCGGGGTACTCGTTGGGGGCGAGCTTCGCCTCCGCCCCGAGCTGCTTGACCACGAGCTGCGTGAGCACGTGGCAGCCCGACTTGCCGCGGCGGTCCGCGTCGAGCTCCACCACGCAGGTCACCCACTTCTGACCCGGCCGCTCCAGCTTGCGAACGGAGCGGATGGTGCCCGTGGAGCCGTTGAACACGAACTCCATCGCGCCGGACGGCCGCCAACCGTCCTCCCCGCGGCCGATCCCCTCACCCGGGGTCACGACGACGCGGTCCCCGTTCTGCAGGGACACGACGCGGTCCCCCACCACGGGCATGCCGGGTGCGGCCAGGTGAGCCGGGGTGTCGCGGTAGCTGTGGTTGACCGCGGCCCGCATCCTGTTCGTGTGCGTGATGATCGCGTGCTGCGGGGACGGCGGCAGCCGGTCGCGGGACGCGACCGCGAGCACCTCCGGCCGCAGGGCGGCAGAGACGCACGCCGTGGAGCCGTCCCCGTACGTGCCGAGCGGCAGCCTGCCGGTCTCGCGGACGTGCCGCGCCGCCCCGATGATGCCCGTGACGTCGCTCTGCCGGTGGTTGGTGGTGAGGACGATCTCCGGGTTCTTCATCCACCGGTTCATCTCCTCCTTGACCGGGGCGAGCTGCCCGTGGTCGCCCACGAGCAGCACCGGCACGCCGAGGGAGGCGATCTCCTTGACCCGCTCCTCCGACACCATGGACGCCTCGTCGAGGATGATCAGGTCCCGGCGCCCGCCGACCGCGGACCGCAGCGTGAACTTGAGGTCCTCGTGCACCTGGCAGGTGTGGTCCGCGCTCTGGACGCACGGCTCAAACCGGAGCGCGCAGTCGCACTCCTCCGGGTCGGGGCAGCCGCACGGGATGACGGTCAGGGGCTGCATGGTGCGCAGGCACCGGTAGGTGGCGCGCGCCTGGTACAGCAGGGAGTGATAGGTGCGGACGTGCAGCGCCTGGCTCTCGTTGAGCTTGCCGCGGAGGACCGCGGCCGCCCGATGCGTGGGCGCGCCGTAGGCGACCTCGGCGCCGAGCACACCCGCGAGCTGGCCGGTCAGCCACGTCTTGCCGGAGCCGGCGAGGCCCCCGATCGACAGCACGGGGTAGCCGTGGGCGTTGCCGTGCGTGTGCGGGTACTCCTCCTCGCAGTGCTCGCCCTCGCAGTACGTGGAGGCGGGCGCGCCCTTGAACCACGCCTCGACGCGGTCCAGGGCGTTCGCTTGGTCATCGCTGAGGTTCACGAGCGATGGACTCCGTTCTTCGACAGGAACGCGTTGACGACGTCGCGCAGCTCGATCGCTTGCTCGACGTCGAGCTGCGTTCGATCACCGTCACAGCAGGCATTGAACCACAGCTCGCCGTCGTCGTTGAGCCCGATCGTGTGACCGTAATCGGTCCTCACCACGGCTTCGAAGTCGCTCACTTGTTCAGCTCCCGGCAGATGACGGTGGACCCGCTCACCCGAACGCTCGTGCCATATGCGCCCCGATGGTGGCCGCGCAGCACGATCGCCGCGACGTGAGGGTCCGCGCCGGTCACGGTGGTCTCGAAGAACCGGTCGTCCTCGACGAGCTGGGTCCTGACGGTGCATCCGATCAGGCCGGCGGCCTTCAACACGGTCCTGATCAGCAGGGTCACGGTGTCTGGGGTCGACATCGACGCTTCCTTATCTACTCAGCCTCGTTGGGTGACGACGAGCGCGTCGTCGAGGATGACCGCGGTCGCCCCGCGGCGGTCCATGAGGAACGTGGTCAGGGCGGCTCGGGCCAGGTGCAGGTTGACGCCACGAACCGTGGTGGTGAACTCGTAGCCCCGATACGTCGTGCTCAGCTCGAGCGTGTCGTTGGGGTTGAGCCCCACGTGGTTGAAGATTCGGCGCAGCTCGTTCTGCACCTCGCCGTGTCCGCGCACGTCGTCCTCCTAGCCGTTCAGCTGGTCCATCAGGTCACGGACGTGGATCGCGTCGGTCGCGGACATCAGGTCACCCCAGATGCTGGCCGACACGTCCACCAGCGTGACCGCGGGGTCCCGCTGGTTCAGCACCTTCAGCAGGGCCGCCACACGGTGGTGAGCGACCTGGCGGTTGGTGCCGACGTGGTTGCGCTGGGTCACGGCCAGCACGTGGTGGCCGCTCGGGTCGAGCCGTCGAAGCAGGTCCCGGTCCAGCTTGCGGTCGAACTGGTGCATCCAGCACGCGTCCGCGATTCGCTTGATCGTGGCGGTGTCGGCGACGCGGATGTCGCTCATGAGGTTCCTCGATTCCTGGTGGTTGGCTTCAGCAACCGCTGCCACCGACAGTATCACCTGCGGCTCAACTTGTAAACAGCAAGCTTCACCGGTGGCTGATCTAGCGCCGCGTGGTAAGGTTTACCCAGGAAGCTGAAGGAGAGAGGAACCCATGGAAGAGACCCGCATGATCAACGAGAACGACGCCGGCAACCTGATCCAGGTCCGCCACGTCGACAGCGTCCTCGAGTTCGTCGGCGAGCGAGTCACCGACTCGTCGAGCGACGACCGCACCCAGCCCCGGTGGACCGACCTCACCCTGTACCGCCTCACCGACGGATCCGGCCGCTACGTGCTGCAGGTCGTCGGCCGCTCCGTCGTCTACCACGCGGTCAGCGGCTGCGAGCGCGGCGTGCACGTGAGCCTCCGGGAGCTCGCCGACCACTACCTCGACGAGGCGTGCGAGGAGCCGGTCCCGGAGCCGTGCCCCGTGTGCAAGCCGGTCGACATCGAGGCCGACCTCAGCGCCGTCACGCCCGGCGACCTCGTCGTCAAGATGGAGGTCGACCGCTACTCCGCCTACGAGTGCCGCGGCGTCGACGAGCTCCTGCAGCGACTGCGCCTGACCCAGCAGGTCAAGGGCGCGGGGTTCAGCATGCCGTCCCTGCTGCTGCTCGACCGCGCGAAGGTCGCCGACCCCGCGATCGCGGCCGCCCTCAGCCGAATCCGTCGCCTCTAGTTGTTTACAAGTGACCGTCCACATGGTACAGTTTCGCTCAGCACCACCAGGAACGAGAGGAACTGACGTGACGGAAGCACGACGCAGCGGCATCACCCGGGCCATCATCCAGCTGTTCGAGGACAATCGGGACCGGGCCCTGAGCATCGAGCGGATCGCCGAGCACCTCGACTACAGCGTCAAGAACACCGGATCCCTCATCTCGCAGCTTCGCAAGAACCGCTCCAACCTCCGGATCGAGGTCCCGAGCCACGGCGTCTACATCTACCGTGGCACGAGCACCGTCGACGACGTGCTGGCAGCGGAAGCCAAGCCGCTCGGGGCTAGGTCCCACTCGGCCGACGCGCTGAAGCCGCTGAAGCCGGCGCGGGTCATGAGCGGCGGCAGCCTGCTGAGCGTCGGTGACCTCGTCGAGGTCATCGGCTTCAGCCAGGACGGCACCCCGCTCGTTCGGGACACCGGCGGCAAGCTCTACCTGCTCAACCAGCTGTGACACCGAGCCGGCTCGGCACCAACGGGTGTCGAGCCGGCTCTCGCGTGGGTATGATCGAACCAGGAACGAGAGGACGGAACGTGTCCGAGAGGACCGACCTCGAGGCCGCCGCGACGGTGTTCCTCGACCAGCTTCCCGAGAGCCGGGCGGAGGCCATGGCCTTCTGCTACGGGTACCTCGACCAGGTCGTCAAGGGCTTCATCAACGGCAGCTTCACCCTCAGTGACCTCACGCACAGCCGAGAGCTGCTCAACACCGTGCTTGACCTTCACCGTGACCGGAGGTAGCCGCACTTGCTGATCACCATCGAGGGCCCCGACTGCGGCGGCAAGTCGACCCTCACCAGGCAACTGCTCGAGGCGGCTGAGGCCCGTGGCTGGCTCGGGCAGCGGGTCCACAAGGGGCCGCCCGCCCCGGACGTCGACCCGTTCACGGAGTACGAGACCGCCCTCGACGTCGAGCCCCTTCGCAGCCTCATCGATGGCTACGACACCCTCGTCGTCATGGACCGCTGGCACGTCGGCGAGGCGATCTACGGCCCGCTGTGGCGCGGCCACAGCCGCCTCACCCGCGCCGGCCTCGCGCACGTGGAGGCCGCCCTCGACGCCGTCGGGGCGATCCGCGTCATGTGCCTGACGCCCTACCACGAGCTGCAGGCCCGGTTCCTCACCCGCGGTGACGACCTCACCAAGCTCGACGAGCTCCCGCACATCCACGGCGCGTACCAGGACCACGCGGAGCTCTTCGACTACGTCGTCCTCACCGGCTTCGAGCCGCGGCAGGTCGCGGTCAACGGCCTGCTCGACATCGCCCGGAACCGCCGCAACCGCGCGCGGCTGATCACCAAGCTCAGTGATCGCACCTACATCGGCCAGCTCTGGCCCACCTACCTCATCGTCGGCGACGAGCGCAACGCCCGACCCCGACCCGACCTCACGCGCCCGTTCACCCCGGTCAACGGGTCCGGCTGCAGCACGTGGCTCTGGGACGCGGTCGTCGCCACCGGCTACCACACCGAGGTTGGGGTCGTCAACGCCAACGAGAGCGGCGTCGCCCTGACCTACCTGTGGCGCGAGCTCGACGAGCCCCGCGTCGTAGCCCTCGGCAACCGCGCCGCCTCCAGGCTCTACGCCGCCGGCATCGAGCACCGCATCATCTACCACCCGCAGTACGCGAAGAGATTCCAACACAAGGACTTCGACGGCTACGTCGCGTCCCTCAAGGAGGCGATGCATGGAGTACGTGTCTGACCTCGGCTCCGAGGTCTACGTCAACCTGCTGCACGATCTGCTTCAGGCCCCGCGGGTCGCCCCCCGCAGCGTCGCCACGCGAGAGCTTCGCGACGTCACCCTGCGGATCGAGAACCCGGGTGAGGTTCACGTCCTGCGCACCATGCGCAAGCCCAACCTCAGGATCGCGGCCACCGAGGCGATGCACCTCATCGGCGGCCTCAGCAGCCTGCAGCAGCTCGACCGCGCCAGCGGCGGTCGGTTCAGCCAGTTCGCAAACGGCGGTCGCCTGCTCGGCGCCTACGGTCCTCGCACCTTCGAGCAGCTGCCTGCCGTGGCTAGCCTGCTCAGGCGCGACCCCAACACCCGGCAGGCGGTCGTCAGTCTCTGGACCGGCCGTGAGCACGACGCCGCGTCCCGGGACGTCCCCTGCACCACCACGCTGCAGTTCTTCCTGCGCGATGACCTGCTGCACCTGCGGGTCACCATGCGATCCAACGACGCGTGGCTCGGCGTGCCCTACGACCTCATGATGTTCAGCTGCCTGCAGCGAACGATGGCGTGCGCGCTCGGTGTGGAACCCGGCGAGTACACTCACAGCGTCGGCTCCATGCATCTCTACGAGCGCGACCTCGACGCGGCGGACCTCGTCGCGCGCGACGACCACGATCTCGCCATCGCCAATCCCCACGTCACCGTGGGAATCCCGGTGCCTCTCTTCGACATTGAGCGTCGCTCCGTCGATGACCTCGCTGCCAACGCCACCGCGGTCTGCTTCCACGACTGCCCCGACTGGGACCTCCTGCCGGCGCACGAGTGGCTCTACGACGTTGTGCCAATGCTCGACGATGACGAGTCTCTCTGCCTGTCCTGCCGCTACGTCACCACCGGTGACGTCTGCCTCACCTGCCACCGGGAGACGCCGTGACCGATGACCAGACCGAGACCCGCGAGGACAAGCTGCGTGCCTTCGCCGCCGACCTCCTGCTCGACGACGCCAGCAAGCTCGACTTCCTGACCGTCGTGGAGACCGCGCACGACCGGAAGCTGTTCCCGGACGGCTTCACCGACGAGGACGCCGAGTACGTGCACGACCTCGCGCTCCGCGCCACCCTGCGCGTCAGCTGGCCCGACCACGAGTACGTGTACGGCACGTCGTTCGACGATGACGAGACCGACGGTGACGACGACACTGCCGGCGAGTGACGGCCGCCCCGGCTGGGACCCCACCTGGCTCGCGGTCGCGCAGGTCATCGCGTACCGCAGCCGCTGCGACCGCGCCCAGGTGGGTGCCGTGATCGTGACCCGAGATAACCGGGTCGCGGCCATCTCCTACAACGGCCCGCCGCGGGGGCAGCGGCTCGTCGGGACCTGCGTCAACTGGTGCCCACGGGCCCGCGGCGAGAACCTCAGCCCGTCCTACGACGAGTGCGCCACCGTTCACGCCGAGGCCAACGCGCTGCTGCGCGCCGACTTCACGGACATCCGTGGCGGCACCATCTACGTCTCCAGCGCGTGCTGCCGGGGCTGCGCCAAGCTGATCGCCAACTCGGGGCTCACGCGCGTCGTGCACGTCGTCGGCCCCAATGACCTTCACCGCGACCCCGACGCGGTGGAGACCTACCTGCGAACCTGTGGCCTCACGGTCACGCGAGCCAACCGAGTGGAGGAGCTGTGATTAAGCCATCGCCCAGCGAGCGAGCCGTGCCGATCGTGGGGCAGCTGCTTGATCAGTTCGAGGAGCGTCATCGGGGAACCTTGCCCGATCGCCTCGACTGCGGCTGTGAGTGGCGGGTGCTTGTTGCGAAGCTCCTGTTCGACGCGTGGGCTCACGGCTACGCTGAAGGCTTCGCCAACCAGGACGGGCTCACCGAGACCGGAATCGAGAGGACCACGTGAGCGACCTCGAGGTCTATCAGCCACCCGCGGTAGTGCCGGCGGTCGTCACGGAGGCCGCGGTCGCGGTCCCCGAGCGCTCCCCCGCGCGGGTTGAGAGCTCACCGCTCGCCAACGTGCGGCTCAAGCTCGTGGAGACCCTCGACGACGCGCTCGAGTTCGCGACCTGGCTTGGTGAGCGCCGGCAGGTCCTCGCGTTCGACACCGAGACCGGCGGCCTCAACCACCACGTCGACAACCTTCGGCTCATCCAGGTGGGGGACCGTGACACCGGGTGGGCGATCCCGTGGCCGCTGTGGGGCGGCCTCGCGCGCGACAAGCTGAACGGCTACGAGGAGCCCAACGTCGCTCACCACCGCAAGTTCGACCACGGCTTCCTCAAGCACCGTGGCGGCATCGACATCCCGTGGGCCAACGGCCACGACACGATGACCCTGCTCGCCGTCCGTGACCCCACGCTGCCCAAGGGCCTCAAGCCCGCGTCCGCCCGGCTCATCGACAAGCGAGCCACCGCCGGCGAGAAACTTCTCCATGACGGCATGAAGCAGAACGGCTGGACGTGGGCCACCGTTCCCTACAACTTCCCGCCGTACTGGGCGTACGGCGCGCTCGACCCGGTTCTCACCGCTCACCTGTTCGATGCCACGTACCCGGTCCCCGAGCGGTCCCAGCCGATCTACGAGCTCGAGCTCGCCACCTCTCGCATCTGCGGGGAGATGTCGCACCGCGGTATCATGATCGACCGGGGGTACGTCAACGACGCCATCAAGCGGCTCAAGGTCTACACCGGTGACACCCGCGCCTGGCTCAAGGAGAACTTCAACGTCACGAGCCTCCTGTCGGCCAAGCAGCTCGCGGCCGGCTTCGCCAAGGCCGGTCTCACCATCACCAAGACCACGCCCAGCGGGCAACCCAAGCTCGACAAGGAGACCCTCGAGGCGATCGTCGCCTACGAGGGCGTCCCCGAGGCCGCCCGACAGCTCGCCAAGACGGTCATCGACGCCAGGCACGCGGAGAAGGTCATCGGCAGCTACCTCGAGAAGTTCCTCGAGCTCTGCGACGCCAATGACGTCGTGCACCCTCAGATCAACACGATGCAGGCCCGAACCGGACGCATGTCCGTCACCGAGCCCGCCCTGCAGACCCTGCACCGCGACGACAAGATCGTGCGCGGCTCGTTCATCCCCCGCCCCGGCATGGCCCTCATCACGTGCGACTTCAGCCAGATCGAGATGCGCCTGGCGGCCGCGGTCAGCGCCGACGAGGGCCTCATCGCCGCCTTCCACGAGGCCGACAACGGCGGTCGTGACTTCTACTCCGCGATCGCCAGTGAGCTCTTCCGCGAGGAGGTCGACAAGAAGGATCCCCGCCGGCAGGCCGTCAAGACCATGTCCTACGCCAAGCTCTATGGGGCCAGTGTCGCCACCATGGCCCGCTCCATCGGCCTTCCCGTGGAGCAGGTCAAGCCCATCCACGACGCGTTCAACGAGCGGTTTCCCGGTCTGGAGAAGATGGCCAAGGGCATCTACCGGGAGGCCGCCGCGGAGAAGCGCGCCCACGGCAAGCCCGCCACGTGGACGAGCATGGGCCGCTACCTGCCCGCCGACAGCGGCCGCGACTTCGCGCTCCTCAACTACCGCCTCCAGGCGGAGGCCGCGGACGCCCTGAAGCGCTCCATCGTGGCCTGCTCCAACGGCGGCTTCGACGACGCCATGCTGTTGCCGGTGCACGACGAGATCATCTTCGAGGTGCCGCTCGCCGACGCCGAGGACGCCAAGCGCCAGGTCATCGACCTGATGACCGACCGCGACACGTACGCCGTGCCGCTCACGTGCGACGCCGCGATCCTCACCGAGCGGTGGAAGAAGACCTGACCAACTGGGTTTACAAATGATCACCCACCTGATAGGGTGATCGCAGGAACAGATCGAACGGAGGAAGGTTTTGGCACGCGCCACCTTGAACACCGACACGCTGCTGAACCTCTGCTACGACGGCACCGACACTGAGCGGGTCATCTGGGTCGACCCCGGCGAGTCCACCGGCTGGGCGCTCTGGGGTGCCGACGGCTCGTTCGCCAGCGGCCAGGACGAGGCCTACGTCGTCGAGAACGGCATCTATGCCGCCCTGATGGGGTCCGCCTGGCGCTACCAGGTCGGGTGGGAGCAGTACCTCATCACCGGCAGCCGCGTCAGGCACGACGGCAGCGCCCTGCGGGTGATCGGCTTCCTCGAGTGGGTCACGCGCTACACCGAGACGAGGCGGCTCAAGCCGATGCCCAGCTCGGCCCGCAACCTCGGGCAGGACGGGGACAAGCTCAGGGTCCTCGGCTGGCACGCACCGGGTCGGAGGGACGCCAACGCGGCCGCGGCTCACCTGCTCGCGCACCTGCTGCGCGACAACCTGCTGCCGAGCCCGCTGCTGCGGAAGCTCGCGGACTGGGGCCTCAGTGGCTAGGGCCCACGTCGACCGCGACCTCAACCGCATCGTCGTCAAGGCGAGCCTCTCCGACAAGGACCGGCTCGCGGTCATCCCGGGAAGCGCCTGGCACAAGGCCACCGACACGTGGCGACTGCCGCTCACGTGGGCGGCCTGCCTGCAGCTCCGCGGCGTCTTCAGGGGTGATCTCGAGCTCGACGAGTCCCTGGTCAGCTGGGCCTGGGAGTTCCGCCAGCACTTCCTGCAGCCCGTGGAGCACGTTCGGGAGGCGATGAGCCTCGAACCCAACGACCACCCCCTCGCCACCATCGACCTCGCGATCGACCGCGTGGAGGACGGTCGCGAGCTGGTCCTCAAGCCCTTCCAGCGAGCCGGCGTGGCGTACCTCACGCTCGCGGGCCGCGCCGGCCTCTACGACGAGATGGGAACCGGCAAGACCGTGCAGCTGATCCGCACCCTGCAAGTTCTCGAGGAGCTCGACCGGCAGCCGTTCCCGGCGCTCGTGGTCTGCCCCAACAGCCTCAAGAACACGGTGTGGCTGCGGGAGCTCGCGGACTGGGCCCCCGAGCTCAGCGTCATGATCGTGGAGGGGTCCATGGCCAAGCGCCGCGAGCAGCTCGCCACCCCCGCCGACGTCTACGTCATCAACTACGACCTGCTCAAGCTGCACTCGCGGCTCGCCCCCTACGGGTCGGTGCGGCTCACCGAGGCGCAGAAGACCCCCAAGGAGCTCAACGCCCTCGGCCACCGCACCGTCATCTTCGACGAGGCGCACCGACTCTGCCACGTCGGCGGCAAGGTCATCACCAACGAGGACGGCACGCGCACCACGGTTCCCTCCTCGCAGCAGACCCTCGCCGCGTTCGCCGTGGCCCACCAGGCAGATCACCGGTTCGTGCTCACCGGCACCCCCGTGAACGACCACGTCGGTGACCTGTGGGGCCTCCTGCACGCGGTGCTGCCCGACTGGTTTCCGACCCGGACCAAGTACCTCGACCGCTACGCGGAGAAGTCCTACGGCCTGTGGGGCGGCGCCGAGATCATCGGCCTCAACCCGGCGCACGAGCCCGAGTTTCGCGCCGTGACGACGCCGCTGTACCGGCGCGTGTTGAAGCGAGCCGCCCTGCCACAGCTGCCGCCCAAGCTGCCCACCGTCTACCGCGAGACGCCCATGGGCACCAAGCAGACCCGGGCGTACCGACAGATGGAGCTCACCATGCTCGCGGACCTCAACGAGATCCTCGTCGCGAAGTCCACGATCGAGCAGTTCACGCGGCTGCTGCAGTTCGCGGCCGCCTCCGCGGAGGTCGACGAGGACGGCAAGGTCAGGCTCACCGGCGCATCACCCAAGGTCGACGACCTCGTCGACCTCCTCGGTGAGCTCGACCCGAAGCCCCTCGTCGTGGCCGCCGAGTCCCGGCAGCTCATCGAGCTCGCGGCGGAGCGCCTCAAGAAAGAGAAGATCAGCCACGGCCTCGTGACCGGCGCGTTGTCCCCGTTCGAGCGCGGCGAGAACGTGCGGCGCTTCCAAGAGGGCCGGCTGCGGGTGATCCTCCTCACGCTCGGTGCCGGGGCAGAGGGCCTGACCCTCACCCGCGCGGACACGATGCTGTTCATGCAGCGGTCCTTCAGCCCGCTCAAGAACACGCAGGGTGAGGACCGGATCTACCGCATCGGCTCCGAGATCCACGAGCGCATCCAGATCGTGGAGCAGATCGCGCCCAACACGGTGGAGGAGCGTCGCCGCGACGTCCTCACCCGGAAGGGCGTCCGCATCGAGGACGTCCTGCAAGACGCCGCGGCCCTGCGCCGCATGCTGGGAGGCAGCTGATGCCGGTGCACGCGACCACGGTTCGAGTGCGAACGCGCTGGCGCTGGTGGACCATCGGTGACGTGACCGCCTGGCGGGTCACGCAGAACGGTGACCTCGTCATCACGCGGCGGGACCTGAGCACGGTCCTGTTCGCGGTCCGTCGCTGGCGACACGCTTGGGAGGCCTAGCCGTGAGGGAGATCAGCAACAGTGAGATGCAGTCGTTTCAGCGGTGCCGCCGGCACTGGGCGCTCAGCTACCACTGGCAGTGGCAGCCCCGCGCCGTGGACACGTCACCCGTGGGCGTGGCCATCCTCGGCACGCGGATCCACCTCGCCCTCGAGGCCTGGTACGGCCACGGCATCGACCCGATCGAGGCCCTGTCCTGGCTCTACGAGGTGGCTGCCCTCGAGCGGCCCGACTTCGCCGTCGACCTCAGCAAGGAGCTCGATCTCGCCAAGGCGATGGTGGAGGGCTACGTCCAGTGGCTCGACGAGGAGGGCGTCGACGTCAGCCTCGAGACCGTGGACGTGGAGCGCGAGCTCAAGCACCAGGTCGGCACCTATCTCGGCCCCGTCGTGCTCCGGGCCAAGCTCGACCGGCTCGTGCGCCGCCGCACCGACGGCGCGCTCCTGCTCGTCGACTACAAGACCGTCGGCTCACTGAGCAAGGCCGACCGGCTCGTGCTCGACCAGCAGATGCGGTTCTACGCCATGCTGCTCGCGCTGCGGTTCCCGGAGCACCGTGTCGACGGCGCGCTGTACACCATGCTCAAGCGATCCAAGCGCACCGTCCGCGCCACGCCCCCGTTCTACCAGCAGGTGGAGATCAGCTACAACCGGCACGACCTCAACTCCACGTACCAGCGCGTCACCGCCGTCGCCGGCGCGATCCTCGAGGCGCACCTGCGGCTTAACGACGGGGACGACCACCACGCCATCGTCTACCCCACGGCCACCGACTACTGTGACTGGGGCTGCCCGTTCAGTCGGGTCTGCCCGCTCATGGACGACGGCAGCCGGTGGGAGGCCGCGCTTCAGGCGAACTTCGACCGAGGGGATCCCTATTCATACTACGAGCGCAGTACTATTCAGGAACTGGTAGCGGACCTGGGAGAGGCAAAGGAGAGCTAGACGAGATGGGAGGCAGGTTCTGTCCACCTGGGTGTCAGTGCGGACGTCACACGAAGAAGCAACCTAAGCATCCGGTAGGTTGCCCGTGTAAGTTGCACTCTAAGGTGACACCCAAGTGCCCAGAAGGATGCAGATGCCTCAAACACCATGGTCGAACATTTCGTCGAGCTGATGCCTACTTTAACAACCACGCAGTAGTTGGAAAAGTTCGAGGGTCGTCGGCTGATCATAACTGCGTTGACTGCGGTAGTAAGGCTCGACACTGGTCTCATGTTCATGACACTGATCCGACGGATCCGCAAAACTACGAGCCTCGCTGTGACAAGTGCCACCAAGTCTACGACGGCATCCACACCATTGAAAAATGGTGTGACATCTGCCAGAAAAGCTGGTCGCTAACCAAGTGGAGCCGTCACATCAGAAAGTACCACCAGGGAGGAAAGTGGTGACCAGCAACAGCAACCACTATGGTTTCAATCTAATAGTCTTCGGCGCGTCCAAGAAGGGAAAGTCCTGGCTCGGTGACACCACGCCCGCGCCCCGCGTCGTGCTCGACGCGGAGGCCGGCAGCCGGTGGACCCCCAGCAACAAGGTGATCTGGGACCCCAAGGCCCAGAAGCCGCCGGAGCCGGACGGCACCTGGGACACCGCCCTCGTGCCGGTCCGCGAGTACAAGGACGTGCTCAAGGCCTACGAGTGGCTCAACAGCGGCAAGCACCCGTTCCGCAGCGTCGTCATCGACTCCATCTCGGAGGTGCAGCAGCGCGCCATCGACGACATGGTCGGCTCCAGCGCCATGAAGGTGCAGGACTGGGGCCAGCTGCTGCGGGTCGTCAGCGACCTGGTCCGCAAGTTCCGGGACCTCGTCACCAACCCGCTCAAGCCGCTCGACGCCGTCCTGCTCATCGCGATGGCCAAGCAGCGGAACGACGGGGCGTGGGGCCCGCACATTCAGGGCTCCCTCGCGACCACGCTGCCCTACTACGTCGACGCCTGCTGCTACCTCGACGTGGTCGTCGGCGACGACGGCACGCAGACCCGCCGGCTGTTCTGCGGCAACTTCCCGGGCTTCGAGACCGGGCACCGCCTGCCGGAGCACCTGCTTAGCCAGTACGTCGACAACCCCAACATCAGCGAGATCCTCGCCCGCATCCGCGGCGGGGAGACGCTGCCCACCACGTCCTCGTCGGCCACCGTGGCCGTCGACCTGAGCGAGAAGAGGTAACCCGCACCATGGCGGCAATCAACTGGAGTGACCTGCAGAAGGCGGCGGGCGACGCCGCGTTCACCCCCGTCCCCAACGACGTCTACGACGTGTTCGTGGACACCGCGGAGGCGACGCAGTCCTCCACCGGCAAGGACATGATCAAGGTCCAGTTCAAGATCCAGAACGGCCCGCACGAGGGGCGGAACGTCTTCAACCAGTTCGTCATCTCGCCGGACAGCGCGAACGCCCTCGCGTTCTTCTTCCGGCACATGGCGGCCCTGGGCCTCGACGAGGCGTTCTTCGCGGCCAACCCGCCGCTGCAGACCGTCGCCGCGACCCTGGTCGGCCGCGCGTGCCGCATCAAGGTCGGCACCCGGGAGTACCAGGGGCAGGACCGCAACCAGGTCGACGCGGTGCTGCCGCCGACCGCGGGCACCGCGGTCACCGCCCCGCCGGCTCCCAGCACCATGCCGACCGTGCCGCCGTCGCCGGCCGCCGCACCGAGCGGTGTGGGCGCGACGCCGATGCCGACCGCCCCGCCGGTGACCGCACCTGCCGCGCCGGCTCCGGTCGCCCCGCCGTCGCCCGAGCTGCCGTTCTGACGATGCGGATCCTGGTCACCGGCTGCAGCCAGCAGCAGTGCGGCAGCGGCACCAAGCAGGGCTACCAGCCGGTCATCGAGATGCACGTGCAGGCGCTGCGTGACCTCGGCCACGAGGTCACGCAGCGGCCGGTGGTGATCGACGACGACGAGGCCCTGACCCACGACGTGCTGATCGTGGGTCAGGTGCCGTGCCTCAGCGTCGCCGGCCACCACGTGTACCCGGCCCTCAACCTCCTCGAGCGAGCCGAGGCGAAGGGCAAGCGGGTCATCCTCAACGTCGACGACTGGCAGTTCCCCCGCATCCACGACAACCTCATGACCGTGGCTCGGGGACCGCACCGCATCACGCGGGAGAGCGTGTTCAAGGGACGGCCCGGCTACGACTGGATCACCAGCCCCGAGGGGCAGCGCACGCTCGACCGCTACCTCGAGCGGATGCTGACCCGCCCCTGGCCGCCCGTGATGTATCCCGCGTTCGCGTGGGGCGACCACAAGCTCCTCGCGGGCCACCTGCCCGCGGAGCGGTCCTACTTCCTCGACCCCACGTCCTACACGCGGAGCTACCACACCAACGAGCCGCCGCTCACCGATGGGGAGCGGCACCGACGGTGGGTGCTCGGTGTCCTGAGCGACCAGTCCGCGTGGCTCAAGACGCTCGGGCCGATGACGTGGGACCTGCACCTCGCGGGCCGCCCGAAGGAGGGCGCGCCGGCGATGCAGGAGGCCGACCTGGTGCGGCTGTACGCCGACAGCTGGGGCGTGCTGTCTCCCCTCTACAAGAAGGTCGCGGGCTCGGGCTGGTGGCGCAACCGGTTCGTGTACGCCGCGATCACCCGGTCGGTGCTGCTCGCCGACCCCGAGGAGGTGCGCCGGCTCGGCGCGCCGTACCTCGTCGACGTGCGGGACGTGGAGAGCCTCACCGCCGGCGAGTTGCGGGACCTCGCTGAGGCGCAGGCCGCGTGCCTGCGTGACAGGGTCTGGAACCGCGACCGCTACCTCACGGAACTGGAAGGAATGATCAGGAATGAGCGTTGACGGTGACCTGGGCGTGCTGCTCAAGGCACAGGCCCAGCTGCAGGAGCTGATGGGGCACGACTTCGAGGCGATGACCACCGTGGAGCGGATGCGGTACCTCCGCGACCAGATGCTCGCGCTGCAGGTCGAGGCGGTGGAGGTGCTCAACACCGCACCGTGGAAGCCGTGGGCGACCTACCCGACCGACGCCGAGATCGACGACGCCGAGTACGTCGGCGAGCTCGCGGACGTGTTCATCTTCTTCCTCAACCTGCTGCTCGTAGGTGACGTGAGCTCCAACCGCCTGCTCGAGGCCGTGGCGCTGAAGATCGAGAAGAACGTGCGCCGCGCCAACTCGCGCTACGACGGGCACTGGACGACCACCGAGAGCTGAGCTGATCCCGAGAGCGGGGAGCCGGGTCAGGGCTCCCCGCTCTCTCCCTGTCCGCGGATTGATGACAACCTGATAGGATCATTACGTGGCGAACGGCTTGAGCGGTCACTGTGTGAAATGCGGTACTTGGCGTAGATCGCTTCACCGTGATCACATCATTCCAAAGTTCAAGGGCGGGTCAAATGACCCAAGCAACATCCAACTGTTGTGTGCGAACTGTCACGAGGACAAGACGGTCGAGGACCTCAAGGGTCACAAGCTGAGGACCGACCAAGAGAGACGACGAATTGAGTCTCAGATCGGCAAGAAGTGCAGTGAGACTCGACGACTCAACATCGCGATAGCCCACTACAACAAGATCAGAGAAGACGCTGAATATGCGAAACATCTCAGCACGATGCCAAATCGTAACGGTCGATACGACTGGATCTGTGTTGAGTGCGGCTTGAAGTCACTCCCTGGCTCGGTGGGAAGACACCAGTCAGCGACCGGACACGTTGGACGTGAGAGGGTTCTCAGAAATGTATAAGTTCATCGATTGCATGGGATTCGCGGGAGGAATGGCGGTCGGGGCCACGCAGGCCGGCTTCCGCCTCGTCAACAAGGTCGAGAAGAGAGGCGGCTTCGGCCTCCCCCTGATGGACGCCAACCGCGCCTTCCTCGGTGAGGACTGGGGCTACCAGGTCGGCGACCCCGACACCGACTGGGAGCCGTTCCAGGCGGACGTCGTCGTCGGCACCCCGCCGTGCGCCGCGTTCAGCGGCATGACCTTCGGCACCAGCAAGCACGGCATCGACTCGTCCATCAACGAGTGCATGTGGGACCTCACCCGCTACGCCGCCAAGGTGAGGCCCGCCGTCCTGGTCATGGAGTCGGTCAGTCAGGCCTACACCAAGGGTGTCAGTCTGATGACCCGGCTCGCCGAAGAGCTCAACCGCCTCACCGGCCTGTGGTACACCACGACCCACGTGCTGCAGAACAACCTCAGCGTCGGTGGCTGCACCAACCGCAAGCGCTACTTCCTGGTGCTCAGCCAGGTCCCGTTCGGCGTGGAGCGCCCCACCGTGGACCGTGTCAACACGCTCGGTGACGCCCTGTTCGACCTCACTAACCAGGACCTCACCTGGGCGCCGCGGCCCTACCGCGACCCCGCCACCGCGTGGAGCGAGCCACTGCGTCGCGAGGACGGCTGCGTCGACGGCCACGCCTTCCGCGAGAACACGTTCACCCGGCGGCTCGCCGACATCCACGGCGGCGCGGGCTGGACCCCCGGGGAGCGCGAGGCCGACGTGCTCAAGCGCCACTACGAGCTGCACGGCTACCTTCCCGAGTCCTACCAGTACCCGCAGCCCGGCGGCAACGGCATCACCCGCGACAAGCACCTCCTCGAGCGCGGGTTCGACCCCGGCGGCTTCAACCAGACCAAGTGCTGGTCCTGGACCGACCCGGGCCGCGTGCTCAGCGGCGCCGGCGTCTACATGGTGTGGCACCCCAACGGCCGCGTCATCACCAACCGCGAGGCCGCCCGCATCATGGGCTTCCCGGACGCCTACCTCATCGAGCCCGTCAAGGACGACCCGCAGCTCTCGTCCTACTGGGGCAAGGGCACCAGCGTCGCCCCCGCCCGGTGGGTCATGAACTGGGTGCGGGAGAGCCTCAACGGCAACCCCGGTCCCGTCACCGGCGACGTGATCGAGACCGGCGCGCGCCTCATCGACGTCTCCCGGGAGTGGAAGACCGCGACCAGGCTCGAGGAGACCGCGGCGTGATCCCACACGACTTTCGCTTCCGGGACTGCGACCGCTTCGTCGTCGACCAGGTCTTCAACAAGCGAGAGTACGCGCTCGCCAGCCCGCGGGAGGGTGAGCGCGTCCTCGACCTCGGCGCGCACGTCGGGTCCTTCACGCGCTGGGCGCTCGACCAGGGAGCCGGCCACGTCACGGCGGTGGAGGCGGCACCCGAGACCGTGGCTCTGCTCCGCGGCAACGTCGCCCTCGACCCGCGGGTCACCGTCATCGCCGCCGCCGTGGTCGGCGCGCCGCTGGCCACGGCCACGCTGGCGCTGCCGCCGCGGGGCAACCCGATGGGTGCCTACGTGGTGGGCACCAAGCGGCCCGCCGGCAAGAGCTACCGCGGCTACCAGCTGAGCGAGGTAGCCACGGTCTCCCTGCCGTACCTCCTCGAGATCTACCAGCCCACTCTCGTCAAGTTCGACATCGAGGCCAGCGAGTACGACGTCCTCACCCCGCACGTCGACCTCCTCAGGCAGCAGGGCGTGCGGTGCCTCATCGGTGAGTACCACGTCAACACGCAGGCCCTTCTCGACCGCGCCACGCGGCTCGTTAGCCTCCTCGACGCCGCCGGCTACACCCGCTCCCGGTCCCTGCCCGGCAAGCCCACGGGGTGGGGCCGCACGATCTGCCACGACCTCGCCCCGTAGCTGTTTACATGTCACCGCCTCACTGGTATGATGACAAGGTACGCAGGAACATCGGAACGAGAGGAACGAGCACGTGGAAATCCTGGACATCCCCGTCGAGGGCCGCCAGCTCGCGTGGGCGGGCATCACCACCGGCAGCGCCGGTGACGACCTCGTCAGCTCGGAGCAGCTGCTGCACCTCGCCGGCCTGGACTGGGAGGTCGCCAAGCGGCCCCTGCTGCGCACCAACCTCCAGGGCGAGGTCGTGCAGTCTCAACGGTCCTTCGAGATCTACCGCACCGACACCGGTGAGGAGCTCGGCACCGTCAAGAGCAAGTACGAGGTCTGGCAGAACCGGGACGCGTTCGCGTTCGGCGACGCCCTGGTCGCGGACGGCAAGGCCCGGTGGGTCGACGCCGGCTTGCAGGGAAACGGCTGGCGGGTCTTCATGACCATGCAGCTCAACGAGCCGTTCACGGTGCACGACGACCAGTTCAACCTGTACCTCTACCTGCGGACCAGCCACGATGGCAGCTCCTCGGTGAGCGGCTACGTGACCCCGATCAAGGTGTGGTGCACCAACCAGCTGCCCCTGGTGTCCCGAACCGCGCTCGACAAGTTCAGCTTCCAGCACACCAGCAAGCTGAGCGAGCGCATCGAGGAGGCCAAGAAGTCCTTCGAGCTGACCGTCAACTTCGAGCGGGAGTTCAAGGCCTCCATGGAGCAGCTGCTTAAGACCGAGGTCACCGACGACAAGGCGCGCCTCCTGATCAAGGAGGTCATCCCTCAGACGCGGCCGCGGCGCGAGGACATGGTGGAGGCGATCATGCTCAACTACCAGACCTCAGAGACCACGCAGCCCTACCGCAACACCGCGTACGGTCTGCTCAACGGCCTGACCGAGTACATGGACCACAAGAAGGTCCAGCGGAGCGGCAACTCGCGCTTCGAGAGCATCATGCTCGGCGAGGGCGCGAAGTACCGCACCAACCTGGCCCAGCGCCTGCTGGCGCTGAGCTGACCCTCAACTAGACGCGGTCGCCGTCCACCCGTGGGGTGGGCGGCTCTCGCGTACCGAGCGATTGGAGACGATGATGGCGGTGGTGATGAAGCTGCTTGAGAACGAGGGTGCCAACGCAGATGACGTCGAGCGAATGAGTGGCGGCTACCAGGTCGTCGCCTCCACGCTCAGCCAGCTGTTCCCGAACCGGCCCAAGGTGTCCCGCCAGCTCGTGTGGCTGTGGTGGAACCGACGGCACCGCACCCACTTCCCGGAGGGCTGGGAGCGGCCCACCGCGAACGGCAGCGTGCGGCGGTTCTTCCTGGACGAGGTCGTGGAGTGGTACCGCGGCCACCGGCTCGAGGAGGATGACTGATGGCCGAGGAGACCGACGGCGACGGCTTCAGAGAGGTCTACGACCTGCTCGGCAAGCTCGTCACGGCGATCGAGCGCGTGCGCAAGAACCACGCGCTGGTGGTTGCGGGGCCGGAGCTCGTCACCCTCGTGGCGATCGAGGGTGACGAGCGCAACCTCGAGTGGGACGTGCACCGCCTCGAGCGGCAGATCCGCGCGCACCAGGAGATCTGATCGAGAGCCGGCTGTTTACAAACAGCCGGCTCTCTGGTAGGTTTACCTCAGCAAGCCAGGAACGAACCAACGGAACGGAGCTCAGATGCCTCACCTCACCCTGGACGTCGCCCACGAGGAGAGCGAGACGGTCGAGGCCGCGATCGCCGACCTCACCCGGGGAACTGACGTGACCGCAACCGTCATCGACCCCGCCGGTCCCGCGGGCGGCTGGCCGGTCGTCACGTTCACCGGCACCCGCGATGGGCTGGTGCGGCTGGCCGTGCGCTACGAGGGCATCGAGGGTCAGATCGTGGACCTGCTGCTCGGCAACCGGTCGAGCCGCTCAAGCGGAAGCGCGATCGACGCGGCCCGCGACCTGCTGGACTGGATCAAGGACTGACCTCGGGTCAGGCTCAAGGAACGGAGACCGAAGTGAACCAGGAAACGCGGCGTGAGCTCGCGGCGGAGCTGATCCTCTTCCGGATCAAGGACACCGACAAGCGGGACGCCTACGAATACCTCAAGAGCCAGGGCGTGCTCGCCCAAGCTCGGGAGAGCGTCGAGCTCGCCTACCAGGTCCGCAAGGCCAAGATCACGATCACGTGGGAGGACTGACGTGGACGCCAGTCACGAGCTCGTGGGCCGACGGGTGCGGTCCAGGGACGGCGGCGCGCTCGGTGAGATCCTCGCCGTCGACGAGCACCGACGGAGCGGTCGGATCATCGGCGCGCGGGTGAGGTGGGACGAGGCCTTCACCGTGCCGATCACCAACCAGTCGATCTCTGAGTCGAACGTGTTCTGGAACCGGCTCGAGCTGCTGCCGGTGAAGTAGGGGTTTACAAACCCTGGGTTCCGGTGTAGGCTGATCCCAGCAGGACAGGAACCCGGAACCCAGGAGGCACCCCGTGCTCACGTTCATCTCCCTCGCTCAGATCCGCCTCATCCGCAACCTCGCCGCCGAGCGGGTCCTCGACCCGAACCGTCGGGACGCGATGCTGGACCTTCTCAAGCGGCACGAGCGGCCCGTGAACGCGGATGACAAGCTGACCCAGGCGTGGGCTCGGGCGTGCATCGACTGGCTGCTGAACCAGCCGCGAGCGACCGCTCAAGCGAAGCCGGCGACGGTGGCACCGAGCGTCGAGCCCCTGGTCGCCGGCGTCTACGGCCGCGACGGTGAGGTCTTCCTCGTCAAGCCCAGCAGGCAGGGCAACCTGTACGCCAAGCGGCTCGTGCCGATCAGCGGCGAGCGGCTGACCCAGCTGGGTGAGACGGCCAAGTTCGAGTTCGACTACGCGCCGGGCGCGGTCAAGACCCTGCACCCGCGGGACCGCCTGCCGCTCGCGGAGGCCGAGAAACTGATGATCGAGTACGGCCGCTGCATCTGCTGCAACCGCCGGCTCAAGGACGCCGCGAGCGTCCGCGCGGGGATCGGCCCCGTGTGCCGCAAGCAGTTCGCCTGAGGAACGAGACGCGAGGAGATGGAACAGATGAAGTTTCCGAGAGAGCTTCTGAACGAGGTGCGAGCCACCCACGACCTCGAGTGGGACCCGCCGGCCGCGATGACCGCGGTGCGTCGCTGGACGTGCACGCGGTGCGGTGACGCCGTCCTGGTGAACGGTGACAACGTGTACGGGTCCGCGACCCGCGAGACGTGTCGCCGGTGAGGTAGAGGCTCACCGATCCCAGGGGTTTACAAATCTCCGGGCTCGGTGTAGGCTAGCACCAGCAGGCAAGGAACCCGGAACCGAGGAGCTGAGTCCGATGACCCACCCCGAACCCGTCACCTGGGATGAGGACGCCTACCGCGAGGCCGCCACCGTGACCGGCCCGGTCTGCGCCGAGTGCTCCTTCTGGGACCACGACGCGCGCCGTCGGGTGCAGGTTCGCCACGCCTCCGCCGCCTCAATTCGCGAGTGCCACGCCAAGGCTCGAGACGCCCAGGCTCAGGCGCGGGCCGACCTCGAGGCGGAGCGCCTCGTGGAGCGCTTCTTCGAGGAGCGCGGCGGCTCAGACCACGACCCATACGAGCGCGACCGGTTCTGAGAGAGTCCGCCAGGCTCAGGGGTTTACAAACCTCTGAGCCTGGTGTAGGCTGGTACCAGCAGCAAGGAACAAGGAACAAGGAACCAGGAACCGGAAGGACCGAGTCGATGACCGCGACGCTCACCTCCCAGCTCGTCTTCACCACCCTCGCCGGCAAGGTTGCCAGCCCGGGCACCGTGGCCGTGACCGACCTCGGCGTGAAGGCAACCGGCCAGGTCATCGTCAAGGCCACGCAGGTGGTCATCGCCTCCCTCGGGCGGCAGCCGCACCCCACCCGGGTCGGCACCACGATCTTCACCGCCACCCACATCGACGGCACCCAGGTCTACCAGGACGTCTACAAGCGCGAGGCCCTGGCGGCCATCGTCAAGCACCACAACCAGCTCGTCGCCACAGCTGACGTTGTCGCCGTCACGCACGGTCCGGTTGTCCTCCGCCCCGGCGAGCTCTCCGGCAAGCAGGTTCGGCAGGCGATCGACCACCCCAAGCTGAGCGGCAGCGAGGTGTACGCGCTCTCCAACTACACCGGCCCCGGCTACCGGTCGATGAACGCGCACGTCCTCAAGGGCGACGCCAGTGACGCCAGCGAGCACACCCGGGAGCACGTCAAGCACCTCGCGGCGGCGATCGAGCGCTCGGCCGTCACCAAGCCCATCGCGCTCCTCCGCACGTTCCCGGCGCACACCGCCCTCCGGGTGTTCGGCGAGGTAGGATCGCAGGTGGGCGGCACGTTCACCGAGCAGCGGTTCACGTCCACAACCACCGCCGGCCACGCCTTCCCGGCGTTCGGACCGGTCCAGGTCCACTACCACGTCCGTCCCGGCGCCCGGGCCCTGGACGTCAACCGCCACAGCGGTGGCAATCACCACGACGAGTACGAGGTGATCATGCCTCCCGGGCAGAGCTACCGCATCCTCGCCGACCGGCTGGTCAGCGGCACCCGAGTCATGGAGATGGAGACGATCACCGATGAGCCTAGCTGAGCGCATGGGTCTCACGCCCGAGGCGATCCGGTGGGGTCGCCGCGGGTGGGGCCGGAAGACGGGAAACGAGCCCCACCCCCGCGGTGAGGAGGTGGGGCTCGAGGTGACGAGCGAGCCGGTCAGCTCGCCGGCGGGCCGCCGCGCAGGGTCACCGCCGGCGTCAGGTTCTGACGAAACAGCAATCCCAGCACCGCGGACGCCACCGCGGTGATCGCGCCGATCACGGTGGGCGGCAGGTTCAGGCCGAACGCGGCCACGGCCTGCGCGACCGTGGCCAGCGCGCCGGTCACGACGGAGACGGCCACGGGGCGCGCCTGGACGGCGGTGACGATCGCGGCCAGGGCGGTCGTGATGGTGGTGACGGTCGCGGTCTGAGTCCCGTCGAGGTTCAGCAGGAAGGCGAGCACGGTGGCCACCCCACCGTTCACCGCCCAGGCCACCACGGCTGGCTCGTAGGCCAGCAGCTCCCTGAGCTTGGTCAGCAGGTTCATCGGTTGGTCTCGCTCTCTTTCTCGCTCGGATCGTTCCTCGATCAGACGACGAACTGCTTGTAGTCGACGTAGCCGGCGAGGCGCTGCAGGGTCGACAGGTGCAGCCGGTACGAGCCCTTGTCGCCCCAGCTGGCGCCCCACGAGTTGCGGACCCGGACCACGCAGGCCTCGAGGTCGAGCTTCCGCTCGGTGGCCCACGCGACCCGCTCCGCGGCGCTGACGCAGGTCTCGTGGCCGCCTGCGACCCCGGAGTTGAGGGCGCGCTGCAGGTCCTCCACGGTGCCGTTGCCGTCGACGAAGCCCTGCGCGTCCGGCTCCATCCACGCGTTGAACCACGGTGAACCCATGATGACGGTGCCGCCCTGCAGCAGGGACACGAGGCCGTGCACGTCGTGGGCGGTGCGGTGGCCCTTGATGAGGCCCTGGGTCTCGAGCTCGTGGCAGACGTAGAGGCCGGTGGAGCCGCAGTCGGTGGGCGGCCACTCCTGGGAGGGATCGCCGGTCTGGTACGTGACCGAGTGGTAGAGCTTGATCGCGAACTCCTCGTTCGCGACCGGGTCGGTGAGGGACAGGCCGGCGTCGGTGACCGCCTGCGCGCCGACCCGCGTGAACAGGTGACCAGCCAGGGACACGGTGCCGGCGTTGCAGGTGCACGAGCCGAGCGCGTCGACGTCCGGGGAGCCGGGGACGAGCTGGCTGGTGTGGATTCCCTGCGCGAGCAGGTCCTCCTGGTCGAGCACGGGAACGGGCGGCTCGTGGTCGACCTCCACGAGCGGCTCACCGCGGTGGAAGTGCAGCGTCTCGAGCCGGAGCGGCTCAGCGACCTGGTAGCGGCCGAACTTGGTGCGGGTGGTGCCGTTGTACGTCACGCGGGTGGTCCTGTCTGATCGTTGATCCCGAGGTGGTTGTGAACGGCGTCGAGCTTGTCGCCGTGGGCGTCGAGCTTGGCGTCGTGGTTCTGCTGTCGGTCTGCGATCAGCTGCTGGCCGACCATGATCACGCTGAGCATGACGAGCTGGATGAAGGTCTGCGACAGCCACTGCACGTAGTCCGGGAGCTGGCTCGAGCCGTAGGGGAAGCCCACGATCGCGAGCGCGACGAAGACGTACGCGCACCACATGGTGCCCACCAGGTCAGTGATCTTGACCGCGAGCCACTCGTTGACGCGTCTCACCGGGTCACGCCTGGGCCACGACCGTGGTGACGCCGCTGCCGACGTCCGTGATCTTCCAGCTGCCGGGCACGGTGACGTCGACCGCGGCGCCGCTGATCGCGACGCCGGTGACGTTGACCAGGCGGGGCGTGTCGACGCCGACCCGGGAGATCCGAACCCACTCGGCGAGCGTGGCCTGCTCCACCCACACGCCGTCGCCGCTCGCGCCCTTGACGGTCGTGGGGTAGGCGGCGAGCAGGTCGGCGCGCTCCGCGGCGGTCGCGAGGCCGACGTACACGCCGAACTCGTCGCGCCACACGCCGAACGGGAAGAGCGAGTTGCCGTCGTTCACGTCCGTGACGGCCGACGCCATGAACAGCACGGGACTGGGTGCCACGTCATCATCTCCCTGGTTGTCGTTGGGGCTCGGCGCGGGGTCGACGCCGGGCCAGTAGTCGGCGACGATCGACTCGTCCCAGTGGCCGCCCGGCGTGTCGGTGAACTGGTGAGCCACCGCCCCGACCGGGATGACCGGCTCGCCGCTCACGTCGGTGGGTGAGGGATAGCCAGAGATCCAGTAGGTCGGCTGAGGCACGCCGCGGTCGTGGAACGCGGCCTGGCACGCGCCCCAGTTGAAGTAGCCGCAGTAGACGACCGGGTTCGGGTGCCCCGCGGCGCGGCGCGCCTCCACCCAGTCGACGGCCTGGTCGGCCGTGGCGTCCCCCGTCTCCCGATCGATGACGTCCCCGTCGTTGGTGCTCGAGAACACCGCGACCCGCACGTGCTGGCTCCCCGGGAAGCGGTCCCAGCCAGCCGCTGGCCACGCGTAGGCGCCGTCGATGTAGCCGGCAACCAGGGCCCACGGCTCCCCGGTCTGCGGGTCACTCACGGGGATGTCGGTGGGGGTGATGGAGTCCGCCATGCGTCTGGTCACGTGGTCAACCTCCTGACGAGCTTGGACGCCTCGTAGTCGGCGGCCGCGAGCACGTGCACCCCGCCGTGGCCGCGGTGGTGCGTCTGGCAGAGCAGGGTGAGGTTCTCGTCCCCGTCGAGCCACGCGCCGACCCCGGCCGTCGTGACGCCGGGCCACTGCTCCTCGAGCAGTGCCGCGTCGGCGCCGTTCAGGAGCGCGAACTCGAGGTGCGTGTGGTGTGCCTCGAGCGGGTGGGCGCCGTCGCACTCCGAGGCGTCACCGTCCCGGAACTGAGCCGCGAAGTCGCAGTGATACGTGCCGGCCTCGCGGCGGCGGCGCTTGTATTCCTCGAACTCGGCGCGGTGCGGGTCCTCGGCGCGGGGCTCGTGTGCCGGGTAGTGAACCACGTAGGAGTGGGTCACCCGCTGGTCGTGAGCTGGGACGTCGGTCACCGGGTCACCCGCCTCTCCGCTCGCTGCGGCCGCTCGAGGTCGGTCACGCGGCGGTCGAGGTCGTCGACGACGCCGCGGATGTGGTTGAGGTGACCGTCGACGCGACCCACGACGTCCTTGACCGACTTGCCACCGTTGGGGTTGAGCTCCGTCTCGACGGCTGCGACCCGGCCCTCGATGCACCTGAGGGCGCTGTCCTGCTGGGACAGGCGCTCCATGACGCCGGGACGATGCGGGACGCCGGGGCGCGCCTCCGCGCCGTTCCAGTCCTCGAGAAAGAAGTCGAACTTCGCGTTGAACTTCCGGATCTTGCGGAGGACCCACGCACCGCCACCGACGAACGCGATGGAGCCAGCTCCGAGGCCCCCGATGATGGACGCCACGGTGTTGAAGTCGGTCATGCTGGCTCCCTCACTGCTGGGTTTTTCGGGTGGGTCTTCTCACGCGCTGTACTGCCGCGTGAAGACGCCGTTCTGCACGATCGAGAAGCCAGCCGAGAGGGCGGGCGTCTCGTTTGAGTAGGCCGGCTGTGAGACGAGCCAGTCGGTCGGGTGAACGACGTTCATGAACATCTCGTTGCCGACCTGGCACGTCGACGCGACGTTGGTCACGGTGTTCGTGAACACCGACCAGCTGTTCCCGATAACGGTCTGAAGCTCAGCCGCGTTGGTGCCGGTGTACTGAACTGCCTCTACCGTTCCGAGAAGGGTGTGATTGCTCGCGGGCACGGTTTTCCTCTCCTAGGCGTGGATCCACATGACGAACATGGTGCTCGTGTTGTTGGAGCCGTTCTGAGTGCTGAGGCTGCCGCCGGACGTCTGCGTGCCGAGCAGCTCGACGTAGTCGTTGACGCTGACCTGCGTCATGACCGTCGTGGCGGGAACGTTGGTGTTGACGCCGCCGGCGGTGTTCGTGGGCAGGATGATCTGACTGCCGATGAGGAGCGACGACCCGTTGAGCCGCAGGGTAGCGGCTCGGGCACCCGTGGCGTTTGGCTGCCACGCGGTGCTGCCGCCGATGAGGTAGGTGCCGGCTACCTGAAACGTGTAGCGCGTGTTGTTGGTGACGGTGCTGTGACCGTTGTACGTGTCGATGAGCGAGCCATCGAGCACGATGGGCGTCGCCGACCCGCTGCCGACGCTCTGTGGGTTGATCTGGTACAGCGACGCGATCGGTGGGTTCTCGAGAAACGAGATGCCGCTGTAGAAGGTGTTGATGTTGTCCGCGGTGACGACCTCGCCGACCACGAACTGGTGAGGCACGGGAACGCTGGCCATGGGATCTCCTACCAGGTGACGACGTTGCCGTCGTCGAGCTGCCCGTGGATCGGGTCGTTGAGGATGAGGCCGAGGACGGTGAGGGTCGCGATGGAGGTGGGCATCAGGTCAAACGTGATGGCCCACTGCCCCTCCTTGTAGTTGACGAGCTGATGCACGCCGATGATGGTCACGTCAAGCGAGATCGAGCTCGCGCCGACGGGGCGACGGTTGAGGGTGACGCGGTCCCCGATGTCGAGGCTCAGCAGGGTCGAGAAGAACGCCGAGTTTGCGCCCGGGGTGAAGGTGACGCTCTGCACGCGCTGCTTAGGCTGAGCGTACTGGCTGGCGAGCCAGTTCGCGAGGTCGATCGACTGGGTGACGCTGCTGAAGAGGCTGGTCAGCTGCTGGCTGCGGTCCCCGTAGCTGCTGATGGAGGTCAGGTTCTTGACGTAGATGACGGGGCTGCTGACCGTCGTCTGCCCGAACGCGGGGGTTCCCTGGTGGGTAACCTGGATGTCGTTGTAGACGTACTGCGGGTCGTAGTCGAGCTCCACGTCGACGAGGTAGGGGATCTCGCCGGCGGCCGTGTTCTCCCCGAAGACGGCTTGGACGCCGCGGTCGAGCGCGTGGTTGCGCGTGCGGTAGACGAGGTAGCCGTTCTTGTCGACGTAGAGCAGTGCCTGCTCGGTGGTTCCCACGTTGTCGATGGCCGCCGCGACGCCGGAGCCGTCGATCGTGGTCGCGCCGGCGAGCTGGCTCGTGCCCACGTCGTAGTACACGCGGTGCGGCACGGGCCACAGCATGTAGGAGAGGAGCCGGGACACGCGCCAGTCACCGAAGTCACCGGCGAGGGCGTTGATGCCGGTCTGGTTGTATGTGACGAGGCGCGAGAAGCTGAGCTCGCGGGGAAAAACGCAGATGTGGCTGACGCCCATGTTGCAGAAGTAGCCCGACTCGAAGCGGTCGGCGCGCCCAACGAAGCTGAAGTAGGACCAGTTCGTCGTCATGCTGTCCGTGCCGGTGAGGACCTCGGCGTTGCCGACGTAGAGCGTGAAGCCGGTGTTGTCGAAGTTGAGCATCATCGGCAACGTGATGTTGGTGCACGGGAACGCGCCCGGGGTGTGGTCGGTGGGGGTGCCGGCCGTGTTCCAGGTGGTGACGTTCGCGTGGAAGGACGTGTCGATCCAGACCTGGATGATGGGCCCGGTCTGGCCGATGGCGGTGAAGACGGCGTTGCGGGTCTGGGTCGTGATGGGGCCGCCGGGGGAGGGGATGCGCATCCACCACGCGACGCAGACGCCCTCGTTGATGGGCGGCAGGGGCGGCCCATTGTAGGTGAGCGTGAAGCCGACGTTGCCCTGGCTGGACAGGAGGCCCTTGAGCTCCCAGTTGGTGCCGGTGTCGCCCACGAGCTGAACGAGGTTGCTGCCGAAGGCCTGCGTGCTGTTGCCGGCGCCGTTCTTGGCCTCGATGATCGTGAGCGGCGTCGAGTTGTTGCCGAGGCCGATGTTGACCGCGGTGCTCGAGCTGTTGCCGTCGGCGCACGGCCAGTAGCCGACGGGGCTGTCGAGGAGGCGCTCGCCCTTGACGATGCTGGGAAGGATGCCGACGAACATGGCCCACGCGTCGACGCCGACGGCGTTGACCTGACCCCAGTGCGGGTCGGTCCACACCTCGGGCCACCGCTCCATGAAGCCGGTGAACACGGGATAGATCTTGCCCTGCCAGATGGCGGTGAGGCGGATGGGCGTGTAGGCCTGGATGGTGTAGGGGCTCGCCGGGTTGTTGGGGGTGAGGTAGCCATCGTCGTTGCGCAGCACGAAGTCGACCTCGGCGGACTCGAGCGAGTTGAGCTCGTACTGTCGGCCGCGCTTGAGGTTGTGGGACAGGAGCCGGTTGGAGATGTCGACGTACTGCAGCTGGTCGGGTGGCGTGCTGGAGGGGTAGCCGAACGCGGCCTCGAGCTTGAGGTAGGGCCAGTTCGCGTTGACCACGGCGGGCTGGGTTTGAGGGATCAGGCGAATCGCCGCGGTCGCGGTCGCGTCGCAGATGGAGACGCCGTTCTGCTGGGTGATGGTGCCGCGGCCGATGTACGTGTGGGCGCTGGTGGGCGGCGTGTTGTTCTGGGTCACCTTCAGGGTCGCGAACGCGGCCGCGGCCGGTGCGACGCCGATGACGAAGTTGTTGGTCCACGTGTTGCTGATCGTGCTGAACTGGGCGCTCGTCGAGGAGCTGATGGCGACGAGGCTCGAGTTGAGGAATGTCAGGGTGACGGTGTAGCCGTTCCACGTCGCGGTTCCCGCGCCGAACAGGTAGGCGTCCGCCTGGTAGACGAACCCCGGCGTGACGGCCGGCGCGGCCGTCGTCGTGATCTGCACGCTGTTCGTGCTGCTGGTCCCGTTGGGGGTCCACAGGGCGATGTTGTTCGACGTCAGGCGCGTGTCGGCGCTGTTGTTGGGCCACGAGAAGCCGCTGACCGCCGCGAGGGTCGCGTTGGTCGCGCTCCATCCCGAAGTGCCGGGGGCGAAGACGGGGTTGTTGTTGAGCGGATTGACCGAGTAGACCCGGGAGTTGTTGCCGCCGCTGGTGACCTGCGCCACGATGTTGACCGCGACGTCACCGAGCGTGTCGACGTTGTTGATGCTGTGAACCGTGTGGTCGTCGTAGGCGCTCCACCCGTTGAGAAGGACCTGGTCGATCGTCCAGGACGTGGCCCGGTTGGTCGCGGCCGCGGAGATGACGAGGTCGGTCTGCGAGGGCGTGGTGGTCACGCCGGTCGCGGAGGAGAGAGCGAACGCGCTCGCGGTGGTGTCGACGTCGAGCCAGGACGGCATGCCGCTGACCTGCCACACCTGAGCCGCCATGCCGGTGACCTGGCTGAGCGGCGCGATGGACACCTCGGTGGTCGACGCCGACACGTTGGGTGCGGCCCAGATGGCGACGCGCGCCGCGGAGCTGAACCCGCCGTTGGGCACGAGGGTCACCTGGGACGCGTACATGATGTCCCACGGCTTGGGGTTCGCGAACATGACGACGCCGACGCCGACGAACGCGGCGTTCGTCGGCGCCTGGCCCGCGACCGTCACCTGCGACCACTCACCCTGCGGCGCGAAGGAGCTGTTGGAGTAGGTGGTGGAGATGAACACCTTGGAGCCGTCGTACCAGTTGAGCGCCGTCGCGACGTAGTAGTACCCGGTGGGTGAGTAGAAGTACGCGTTGCCGGTGTAGAACAGGGACGGCGTGATCCCCACCAGGTCAGCGGTGTCCGTCATCAGGCTGACTTGGCTCGACGTGCCGCTGGGCGAGATCTTGATCGACGGCAGGTTGTTGAGCGTCTCCGCGGTGGAGGACGTGAACGTCGCCCCGGAACCGGTCCAGCCGGTCAGGGGCGCGTTCACGGCGAAGTACGGGTTGACGTTGAGCACCGTCTGCTCGGCGAGGCCCGCGTTCGACGCGTACCAGATGTTGGCCGCGGTGGGCGTGCCGCCGGCGGCCACGGTCACCGTCGCGGTCACCGCGGTGCCGGGTGCCTTCGCGCTGGTGACCACCTGGGTCCAGGTCTGGGCGCTGACGACGTTGTCCGCCCCCGTCACCGTGGAGATGACGGTGCCGCCGCCGTCGTACCAGGTGATGTCCACGTGCACGTGGGACTCGGCGCTCGTGAACCACACGTAGGCGGAGCCGGTGACGAGGTTGTAGCGGATGTTCGAGATGTTGACCTTGCCGCTGGTGATCGACACCGTGGCGCTGGTGCCGTTGTTGACGACCTGGCCCGCGAAGGCGTTGTTGCCGAGGGTGCGCGCGGCGCTCGCGGTCAGGGTGCCGTTGGTCGCGGTCCAGCCGGTCGTCGTGCCGCTCTGAAAGCTGTAGTTCTGGTTGAGCAGGAACGTCGCGCTCGTGGGGGACACGGGAGACGTCGCGACGGGCACCCAGTAGTTGCTGCCGTCGTCGCCGACGCTGATCGACGCGGGAAGCTGAGGCACCTCGTGCCAACCCACGAACGCGAACAACCAGTTGCCGCCGCTGACGCTGCTGATCGCGATGTTCAGCATCTGGTTGCTGGGCTGCGTCGTGGTGTAGATGTCCGGCACCGACCACGAGCCGCCCCACGTGTTGGTGACCACGGGGGCCATCAGGCGCTCCCTCGACCGAAGAGGGACAGGCCGTTGGTGGGGTTTCGCAGGTTGTAGCGCAGCGTCTGGGTTTGGGTGAGCTCCCGCAGCTGCTTCTCCGCGATCACCGAACCCTGCACGTTGTTGTTGATGACGAGGATGCCGCCGCCCGCGCCGCCGGCGGCGAGGCCGGCGGCGCCGCTGGGCAGGCCGAGGCCGAGTGGCGTCGTGGCGCCGCTGAGACCCGCGGTGAGGGTTCCCTTGACGGCGCTGACGGCGGACGTGATGAGGTGGGAGTTGCTGGTCATGCCGAGGGCGATGCCCTCCACGATGCCGATGCCGACGGTGTCGGCCATGACCTTGGACGGCGAGTTGATGCCGAGGGCGTCCATGAAGCCCTGCTTGACGGCGCTGGCGAAGTCGGCGATGTTGCTCATCAGCCAGTTCCAGCCGCTGGTGATGCCGGACCACAGGCCGTGCACGATGTCGGCACCGGCGCTGAGAAGCCAGCTGCCCGCCGACTGCATCGGGTTCTTCACCGCGTTCTTGACGCTGTTGCCGCCGCCGGCCATGATGTTGGCGATGTCCCCGATCTTGTGCATGATGCCGTCGATGAAGCCCTGCACGAGGTCGCGGGCAGTGTTCTCGAGCCAGTGGTACGCGTCGCTGACCCAGCCCCTGATCTGGTTGGGGAGGTTCTGCCACCAGTTCTTGAGGTCGGTGAGCTTCTGGGCGAGGCCGTTGATGAAGCCGTTGACCGTGTCCTTGCCGGTCGTCAGCATCCACACGCCGGCGTCGGCGGCGGCCTTCTTGATCTCGTTTGGGAGCTGGGTCGTGAAGAAGTCGGTGATCGACTTGACCTTGCTGTTGATGCCCTGACCGAGGTTGAGCATGAGGTCGCTGCCCCACTTGAACGCCTCACCGGCCGCGTGGCCGAGCGCGTAGCCGATGATGGTGGGCATGTTCTTGAACAGGAAGCCGATGTCATCCAGGGTGCTCTTGACCTTGTCCCTCAGGGCCTGCATGGCCGCGCTCCACGCGGTCTGGATGTCCTTCTTGAGCTGGTCGACTGCCGTGGTGAAGAAGCCGGGGACGCTGTTGATGATCCGACCGAGGGTGATGAAGCCGTCCTGCGCGTGCTGAGGCAGCTGAAGCAGCGGGGTGATGAGGTCGTTGGCCTTGGTCGTGAGGTTGACGAAGGACTTCGCGGCGACGTCGAGGCCACTCGCGGCGAGGTTGAGGATGGCCGAGCCGATCTTGGCCGTGGCGTTGACGAAGGGCTCGGCGTCCTTGACCAGCTCGGTCAGGTTCTTGATGATCGGGACGAGCGAGGGAAGCGCGTCCTCGAACGCCTTCGCGAGGTTGATGACGGGCGGGATGAGGTCCGGCAGGACCTTCGCGATCTCCTTGAGGATCTCGTTGGCGAGGTCGGTGAGCGGCGGCAGCAGCGGCGTGAGGCCGTCGAGCAGGTTCTGAAACGCCTGTCCGAGATCGTTGCCGAGCTCGTCGGCGATCTTCTGCACCGTGGGCAGCAGCGGCTCGAGCGCCCTCAGAAAGTCGTCGATGTAGGTGACGACGACGGCGAGCGGCGGCGCGATGATCTTGAGCGCGTCGACGAGCAGCGAGCCGATGACCTTGACGAGGTCGTTGAAGACGGCGGCGAGCGGCCCCATGACCGGCCTCAGCGCCTGGAACGCGTCACCGATGGTCTTGATGATGCCCTTGAAGGCCTCGCCGATGTCGGTGTTCTTCGCCATGTCCTGAAAGGCGGTGTTCAGCATCTTGAACAGGTCGATCGCGGCCGGCATCATGACGTTGCCGATGCTGATCGCCGTGGTCTCGAGCTGGGCCTTGAACTGCGAGAACACGAAGCTGAGGTTGTTCTGCACCTCGGAGAAGCCGACGACGTTGCCCTGGGCGTCGGCGGTCGCGCCGCCGACCTTCGCGATGGCGGCGCTGAGGGTGTCGGCGTCGCCGCTCGTGACCTCGAGCGCGGCCTGCAGGCCGGGGGACGTGCCGATCAGCTTCTTCATCGCCTCGGGGACGGTCTGCCCCACGGCGGCGGCGTTCTTCTCCGCGACCTGCCGCAGCCACTCGAGGGTGCCGGAGAGCCCGTCCGTGCCGAGGTGCTGCCGCACGTCATCGGTCGTGATGTTGAGCTCGCCGAACTCCTTCTTCATCTGGTTCGTGGGGGCGATGAGGCTCTTGATCGCGGCGGCGACGTCCTGGGCGGCGCGCTGGGCGGTCGTGCCCTTCGCGGTCATCGCGGCCTCGACCGTGGCCACGTCCTGGAAGCTGAGGCCCACCGATTGGGCGATGGGCAGGACCGTGGAGAGGGACTTCGAGAAGGCGTCGAAGTTGGTCTTGCCGAAGGAGATGGCGGTGACCATCTTGCTGGTGATGTCGCCGGCCTGGTCCGCGGTGAGGTTGTAGTCCTTCATGACCGTGGTGACGGCGTCGGCGACGTGGGTCAGGTCGGCGCCCTCGTCCTTGGCGCCCTCCGCGGCGGCCTGCATGACCTTGAGGCCGTCCGCGGCGTGGTAGCCGGCGGACTCGATGGGGTACATCGCCGCGGCCAGCTGGTTCGCGGTGAAGCCGACCTTCGAGGACATGTCGAGCAGGCCCTGGCTGACCATGCCCGTCGCCTGCTGCGACTCGCCGGCGCTGGTGACGAGCCGGGTGACGGCGGCCTGGAAGTCGCCGGCCATCGTGAGGCTTCCGGCCGCGACCCCGGCGACGGCGATGCCGGTCTTCTCGGCGAGGCCCGCGATGGTGGCGCCGACGCCGTCGAGCAGGCCACTGGAGGCGGAGGCTCTCGACGCGGCGCCCTCGCTCGCGGCCGCCGCGGCGTCCTGGGAGGCCGCGGCGGCGTCGGCGGCGGCACCGAGGCGGTCGAAGGAGGCCGCGGCCTCGTCGGCGGCAACCGCGATCGCGGTCGCGGACTCCTCCATCGCGGCCGACGCCTCCGTCGCCGCGGACGCGATGGTCGCGGCGAACTCGTCCACCATCGCGCTGGCGTCGACCATGGCCGCGTCGAGCTCCGTGAGGGACTCGATCGAGACCTGCATGCCCTCGAGCCACTGCGCGGTGTTGACGATGAGGTCGAGGACCGCGGGAGGCAGCTCCTCAGCCACCGCTGATCGCCTCACCGATCACGACGAGCGCGACCTCGTAGGCCTCGGTGGCCGCGGCCTCCCAGGCCGGGATCAGGTAGGGTCGGGAGGGAAGCTCGGTCGAGTAGCCGGGTCCCGCCGTGCCGCCGAGCTCCTGGATGCGGGCGTAGGGCGCCGTGGCGCCCACCTGGACGACGCCGTCGCCGAGCACGCTGACCTCGAGGCTGCCGGCCAGGTGGCCGGTGATCATCGCCGGTGGCTCACCCGGTGGTGCGGGGGTGGGCGTGCCGAGCGCGTGGGAGGTGCGGGTGAGCTGGGTGCGGGCCTCCCGGGCCACGGCCTCACCCATCGCCTCGGCGGCCGGCGTGGCCGCGGCCACGCCGGCGGTCATGATCAGACCGAGCGCGTCGATCGCCGCCCGGGCCCCGGTGCTCGCCACGGTCACCTCCTGATCGGTCCGTGCGTGGAGTTGGCTTGCTGCTTGCTGCGGAACTCGTGGGCCTCGTGCGCCGCCTCCTCCACGGTCGGCAGCCACTCGAGGGCCTCGATGGGTAGGGCGTCAACCTGGTCCGGGGTCCAGCCGTAGACCTTCGCGTACCAGCGCCACAGGAGCACCCGCTCCGGCATCCCCTCCGGCAGGGGCACGTGCTGTTGCCCCTGGCTGAGGAAGAAGGCGACTAGCCGGCGGCGGGCGTCTCGCGGTTTGGGAGCTTGGCCGTCACCCGCTTGAGGAGGGCGTCGGTCTTGGCGTGGAGCTCCAGGTAGTCGTCGAGGTCCAGGGCGGCGACCGCGTCGACGCCGCCGCCCTGGCTCGGGATCGGCTCGGGGTAGGACCACCCCGTGATGATGTTCGCGAGCAGGGTGTCATGCATGCGGTCGGTGAGGTCGCCGCCCACCTCCTGCTCGATGCGGTCGTCACCCTGCTTGACCGTGATGCGAACCAGGGTGTTGACCGCGGTGCGGTCGCCGCCCTGCAGCCTGTCTCGGACCTCGACCCAGCTGCCGCTGGACAGCTCCACTCGCATAGCTCCTCCGACCTAGTACGGCGCGTAGTTGTTGGTGACGATGACGGTGACGGGGCCGAGGCCGCCGGAGCCGCCGCTGTTGCTGCTGTTGGCGACGGCCGTGATGCCGTCGTCGTAGCCGACGAGGACGCCGCCGCGGTTGATCTTGGACTTGATGAACGCGGCCTGAGCCATCACGAACGTGTAGTTGATGTGGCTGGTGCCGCTGAGGCCGTTGTCGACGTTGATGACGACGGCAGGCTGGGTGTTGTTCAGATACTGCAGGAGGGCGGTCTCGTCGTAGGCGACGCTGAAGTTCAGGGTGCCGGACGCGTCGAGGGGGCCGCGGGCGATGATGTACGGGTTCTGGAAGCCCTGGTTGGTCCAGTAGACCTGCAGCGTGCGCTTGATCGTCATGGCCCACTGGCCGATGTCGTAGATCGCGGACGAGCCGATCGTGATGTTGGTGCGCCAGGCCGGGATCGGCACCACGAAGTTGCTGCTGATGGTGGGGGTCGAGGCGGCGGGCTGGCTGATCCAGGAGTTGCCGGACACCTTCGCCATGAACAGCGCCTCGGCGCTGCCGGTGAAGTCGATCTGGCTGACGCACAGGGACGGGTAGGACCGCGCGCCCACCGTGGTGGTGAGGGCGGTATAGTCCGTCGCGGTGTGGGTGGGCGGCTGGCCGGTGCCGCTGTTGAGGATGTTGAACCGGTGCGTGTAGGACCCGGACACCGTCTGCACGGTGGCGTTGTTGGCGTGGTTGAACCGCAGCGGGTAGCCGGTGAACGTGAGCGAGTTGCCGGCGGCCGCGGAGAGCTTGACCACCTCGGCGAGGTTGCCGACGTCGATCTGCACGTTCTGGCTGGCGGCGAAGCCGGCGGTCGTGCCGACGGTGACGTTGGTGTTGCCGGCCGAGCTGGCGGCGGACGTGTTGGAGGTGCCGCCGATGGCGGGCTGGCCGCTGGTGGACAGGTCACCGAACGCGTTGTCGAGGAAGTAGCCGTAGACGTCGCCGAAGACGGGGCCACCGTAGTTGAACGTCGCGTCCTCGACGCCCTGGATCTCCTGGTAGACGAGGGCCATGGAGCCGCGGATCGCCTCGTCGGGGAGGTACTTGACGAGGTCCTCGGGCTCGTAGGTGCCCTTGTCGAGGGGGATCGTGACGACCGGCAGGACCGGGTTGCCGACGGTGGTCTCGCGGGCGATCCCCAGCCAGGTCTTGGTGGAGGGCGAGACGAAGGGTGGGATGTTGCTCATCGAGCGCCTCCAGTCGGGATGGCTGAGGTCACACAGCTCCTTCTCACTAGGCTGCGAACACCTCGTTGATCACGAGCGTGATCAAGGCATCGTAGCGGTTGTACCGCTGGTCCACGAGCGCCCGGAGCGTGATCTGGTAGTCCATGACCTCACCCACGTCGATCAGGTAGCTCTCCCGGTTGGTCCACGGGTCGAGCAGGACCGGCGTGGTGTCGGGTGAGAGCCGCAGCTTCTCCATCACCCAGTCGACCATCCCAGGGAAGAGCGTGTCGGCGTCGGGATCGTCATCCTGCCCGAACCACACGAGGTAGACGTCGAGGCGGTGCTGCTGGGTCTTGAGCCCGGCGGCAGAGTTCGGAGACGTGGTAGCGCGTGGAATGGTGCCGCCGTGGGCGGGGTTGCGGTTCTCCCGGCCCCGGGAGGGCCACACGTACGCCTGCGGGACGTTCGCGTCGACGTTGGGATCGGGTGGGGTGATCTGGCACTGCAGGGCCGGCAGGTTCGTGATGGGCCACGTGAGGCCGTTCAGGAGCTCGCTGACGTAGACCTGCGTGGTGTTGATCGGCACCGGCGGTCCTCCCTCTCAGCGACGTCGACGACCTTGCCGGCGGCCGCGTCGCCCGGCGTGGTGACGGTGCGCGTGGTGGACCACGTGCGAGTGTCTCTTGTGGTGAAAGCCCTTGCGCACGTGCCGGCGGTGCGTGTAGTGGGCGCGGCGACGGGCGTGGTGCTCGGCGGCGCGGCGCTTCTTCTCCGCGTGACGCCTGCGCGTGTAGTGGGCGCGAACGACGCGGTGCGTGAACCTGCGCTTGCCGTGGCTTCCCTTGTGAGGGTGCCGGTGGCCGGCGGTGCGGTGCCGGTGGGAGTGGCGCAGCACGTGTCGGTGTCGGGCCACGTGGGCGCGACGGTGAGCTCGCCGCGCCGCGCCGCGAGCGTGGTGAACGTTGCGGGCGCGGGAGTGCCGCCCGGCCGGGTGCAGGCCGAGCGTGCGGTGAAACGCCACCTACACGGTGCGCCGGAAGGGATCGAGCAGAAGCTCGGCCTCCCCGGCGAGGTCGGCGGGGCTCTTGACGCCGGCGGTGCTGCCGCCGCCACCGGGGATGGTCTGTACCGTGGTGGCCGTGGCGCCGCGGGTGAGGGCGATGCTGCTGCCGTAGAGGATGACGGCCCAGATCACGGACTGCGGCAGGGTGGACACCATGACGCCGGCGGCGTGGGCGTACTGCAGGGGCGCGCTCAGCGTCAGGGAGCCGGGGCCGGCGACCGCGGAGGCGGCGGTGACGTGCGCGACCTCCTGGCTGCCGGAGTCGAACACGGTGCCGGTCGCGCCGGTGACCCCGAGCGCCTCGGAGGTGACCGCCCAACCGGTGCAGTCGTCGACCTGGAGGGTCGTCGCGCCGGCGGAGGTGGGGGCGGTGAGGGACGTGTGCGGCCAGCCGTTGATGTACTGGCACTTGACGACGTAGCCGTTGCGGCCGAGCGCCCAGTTGACCCAGCCGGGGGCGAAGACGATGGACTGGCCGCCCTCGCCGGCGGCGGATGGGGCGCTGGAGCCGTAGACGCCGATGACGGGGTGCTCGATGTCGTAGGCGTTGGTGGGCAGGATGGCGTACTGCCGAGGGAAGACGTTGGGGGAGACCGCGAGGCTGACGATCTGCAGGACGGGCCAGCGCTGCAGGATGAAGCGGCCGTTGCCGGTGCCGTTCTGGACCGTGATGCGGAAGTCGGGGCCCTGCTGGATCTCGGTGTCGAGCGTGGCCCGCAGCACCTGGTTGCAGTAGGTGTCGGCCTCGCCGGTCGCGCGGGCGCAGATGTTGGCCTGCTCCGCGAGCTGTTGGGCGGGCGTGGTGCCGCGGCCGGGCGGGATGGAGGACCACGAGATGCCGGTGGGCGCGGACGTGAGCAGCTCGGGCGTGACGTAGGGGGTGAGGGGGCCGACCGGCAGCGTCACGTGGTCACCGTTCTCTCAGCCTTGATGCACTTGCGGCACAGGTAGCCGTCGCGGTCGGTGACCCAGATCGCGTGCTTGACGCAGAGCGGCACGAGGCAGGCCACGCACTGGGTGAAGGGCTGGGTGGAGGCGGCGCGCCTGCCGCGGCGAACGGTCCCGCACCGGCCGCAGACGCCCCGCCTCGACACTCGCTATCCCGCCTGAGTCAGCCGCTCGAGGAGCTGGGCGCGGTTGCCGGTGTCGGCCACACCGCGGTCTCGCGCGAGGGCTCGCAGGTCCTTGACGGTGAGCTTGCTCAGGTTCACCGGCTCGTCGTCCTCGAGCAGGTCGGGGACGAGCTCCGCGGCCTCACTCGTCACCGACGACACCTGGGTGCGGTTGGGGGACGCGACACCCGTCGGGTTGTCCTTGGTGGCTCCCACCGGCGGCTCCTCCGGGGAGCTGGTCAGGGCGGTGAGCGCCTTGGTGACCTCGGGGTTGATGCCAGCCAGCGCCGTGGTCATGATCGCCATCAGCTTCTGCATGCCCTCCTGGGAGGACGCGAGGCTGGCGATCGACGTCTGCAGGCTCGCCGCGATGTTCTTCTCGCCGCGCTTCTCCTGCAGCTCGCGGAGCTTGGCCTCGTCGGGGGTCTCCGGGATCTCCTCGGTGTCGGCGGCCCAGTGCGGGTCCTTGCGCAGGTGGTTCTCGCACGCGGGGCAGCTCAGCGCCCACACCTTGGCCGGGGAGCCGTGGGTCACCGGCCGCGAGTGCGTGGCTCCACACCCCCCGTGGTCCCTCGACAGAGCGACGCTCATGACGTCACTCCGGGCGAACAGGGTCACGGTTCCTCCTCGATTGACTTGACGGTGTATCCCTTTTCCCGGCACTCGGGACAGGCAGCGACCGTGGCCTCAAACCGCGCTCGCGCCCACCGTCCCGCCGCCTCCCACGTCTCCTCGGACGCGTCGGGAGCCGGCAAGCCGCCGACCACGTAGTGGCCGCGGAGGTGCCACCGCATCTCTCTCACGGCCTCGTCGAGCTCAGGCTCACCGACGGGTGCGGGGAGGATCGGGCTGAACGGTGGGAAGACCGAGCTCTTCAGGTCGATCTCACTCTCACGCTCGGTCACCGACGTCCCTTGCTGATCGGGTAGATCAGCGATGCGGGCTGTGTCAGGTCATACCACGAGCCGAACTCCCTATAGAACAGGTGCCCGTGGCAGTCGTCGCATCGCCAGTGTGAGTGCTCTCGCTTCTCGTCGCAGATGTCCGGGCAGGGAATCTGAGCGCACTCGTGCTCGGTCACCACCGGTCGCCCCGTCCGGACGTGTTTCCCGTCACCCCAGGCGCGCCCATACCGTGGTGGTACCAGTACCAGGTGCGGCGGGGCACGTGGTGAACCCTCGCGCCGGCCTTGCAGCAGTTGACGGTGAACTCGAAGTCCTCGCCATAGACCTGACCGTCAACCATCTCGCCCTGCGGCGGCGCGATGCCGACGGCCTGCGCGAGCTCGGTGCGGACGAGCGTGGTGACCGTGGTCTGGTGCGGGTCGTTGACGTCGAACGGGCGGCCGAGGTGGCCGAGCGGGTCGACGTCGGGACGGTCGTTGTTGGCGGCGTCCCGCACCATGTAGTACGAGTAGACGTAGTCCGCGCCCGTCTCGAGCGCCGCGCAGTACAGGATCTCGAGGTGGTTGGGCATGAACGCGTCGTCGTCGTCGAGGAACGCGACCCACTCGGTTCGGACGGCGTCAAGGGCGCGCTGCCGCGTGACGCCGGCGCCGGCGTGCGTGGTGTCCTGGGCGATGGAGACGCTCCACGCGGGCAGGGTCTGCTGACTGACCGACTGCACCGCGCGAAGGAGGTGGTCTCGCCGCGGCGGGATCGTGGGGATGCAGACGGTGATGTCACCCTTGGCGGTTCTCACGGCCGCCTCCGACACGCGTGGATCTGATAGTCGTAGGTCCAACCGGGAAGCTCGAGAACGCTGCTGACAACCGTCTCCCAGCCGGCGTTCTCGAGCATGTCGGTGACGTCGACCGTGTCCCAACCCCAGTAGTGCTCGAGGTTGCCGACCTCAGCCGTCTCACCGATCGGGGTCGACACAACCAGCGTCTCCGCAACCTGACCGATCTCGTAGAGAACGGTGTCCGGGTCATCGAGGTGCTCGATCGTTTCCGAGCAGATGAAGAGATCGACGTTGGGAACCAGGTGGATCGTCTTCTCGATCGGACCGGTGTACTGATAGCCGGGTGCGAGGTCACCGAGGTGCTCGGACAGCTTCGGCAGACCGAGACTGCCCGTGATCGCGCCGTCACCACACGACAGGTCCGCGACCGTGGAGCAGCCGTACTGCGCCGTCACCCACCGCGCGATGCTGGACGTGACGGCGACGCGCAGGTGATGGTCGGCCCACCGGGTGTGGTCGTGTGGCGTCGCGTAGATCCGCGCGAGCGTCTCGTCGGAGTGCTTGGGCCGCAGGCGGGTTCTCACGACGCCCTCGCCTGCAGGTTCGCGACGTCCAGGGGCAGGCCGTGCTCGACGTACTCCTCGTAGGCCGCGTGGTCACGGCTCGTGACCGCGCCGGCGTTGACGAGCTCGTACCGCTCGTCCGACTCGGCCTTGCCCACGATGGGGTGCAGGTGCTCGAGAACGACGTCGCCGCGATAGGCGAGCTTGCCGAGGCCACGGCCCCAGTCCATCCACACGTTGTCGACGTAGAGGTGCTGGAGGCTCGGCGGGGCCATGTAGCCGAGGGTTCGCGGAATCCGCGCGTCCATGACGGCCGCGGTCGCGAGGTTGGGGCCGTGCACGAGGTCGTTGCCGTAGGCGACGCCGCCGCCCATCGCGCCGATGGCATCGCAGAGGTGCCGGTCCCAGCCGGGGGTTCCCGGCAGGTGGTCGTCACCCATGAACCCGAGGCACGCGGCCTGCGTGTCGTAGCGGTCGGCGAGCTGGTTGAGCGCGCCGACCATGCCGGGACCCGCCGGCTCCACGACCTCCACGACGGCGTCGATGGCCTGGTAGACTTCGAGGTCGGGGTCGTCGGCATCGACGCCGAGCACGAGGAGGGTCTTGGCGCGGCACAGCTCGCTGAACGCCTTGGCGAGGCGAGCCGCGTTCGTGGGCCGCCCACGGGTGGGCGTGAGCACGATGAGATCGGTCATAGCACGGACCCTATCGCACGTCGGATGCCCTCCTCGAGGGACACCCTCGGCGTGTAGAACTGAAGCATGTTCGTGGGGTCCCCGACTCGGTAGCGGACGCCGGTGGGTGCCTCGAGGCGGTGCTTGAGCTCGGGCGCGTAGCCAGCCGCGGCGGTGACGAGCCGCGCGAGCTCGTTGAACGAGGTGGCGCGGCCGGTGCAGACGTTGACCGGCTCGCGGACGTCCTGGTCAACGACGGCGAGCGTGGCCCCCACGACGTCGTCGACGTGCACGAAGTCCCGGACCTGCTCGCCGTCGCCCCAGATCTCGAACGGGTCGTCACGGCGCAGGGCGCGCTGCACGAATGCGGGGAAGGGGTACGCGGTGTCCTGATCGGTGCCGTAGCCGCTGAACGGCCGCAGCACGTGGACCCGGCCACCCGCGGCGGCGTAGTGGTGAGCGAGAAGCTCGCCGGTCACCTTCGTCCACCCGTACGTCTGGTCGGGCATGCCGAGCAGGGAGTTGCCGCGGATGCTGAGCTCGCACTCACGCAGAGAGTCGGCGTAGCGCAGCTTGGGATCGGCGGTGTCCTGCAGGTCGACCGGGTACGCGGCGGAGCTGCTGAAATAGACGAGCGCGCCGGGCCTCGTGCGGTGAGCCCACTGAAAGAGCTCCGCGTCGATCGCGAGGTCGACGGCGACCTCGAGGGGCGCGCCGTCGATCTTCACGCGGCCGCCGACGACGGCGGCGCAGTGCACGACGAGGTCGTAGCGCCTGGCGTTGAGGCGGAAGAAGTCGCGGGCGTCGATCGGCCCGTTCTCGTCGCGCACGTCGAAGCCGGTGACCGAGTAACCGAGCGAGCTCAGGCGACGCAGCACGTGCCGGCCGATGAAGCCGAGGTGGCCGGTGACCAGCGCTCGCTTGCTCACAGCTCCAGCACCCTCTCCCACCGCCACAGGTTGTCCTCGATGAGGCTGGTTGACGTGACGTGGCTCCGGGCCTTGCGGCCCATCTCCTCGCGGAGGTCGCGGTCCTCCAGGAGCTGCCGCAGGTAGATCGGCCACTCGTGGGGGCGATCAACCAGGAAGCCGGTCTCGCCGTGCCGCACGTAGTCGGCGTAGGGGCCGCAGTTCGACGCGACGACGGGGATGCCGAGCGCGCCGTACTCCATCGCCTTCAAGGCCGACTTGGACTTATTGAAGAGGGAGGGCCGCAGGGGAGCTAGCCCGATGTGGAAGTCGATCGCCCGCAGGTAGTCGTCGATGCCGTTGTGCCACCCCGTGTGTCGGGTCTTGGGCCACCTGGTGGCGAGGTCGACACCCATGGTGTGCAGCTCCACGCCTTGGTTGCGCTGCAGGAACCGTCGGAGCTCGCTGCTGAGCTCGGCCCAGTCACCGAGGTGGGTGGCGCTGCCGGCCCAGCCGATCGTGGTGACATCCGCGGCACGCTCGGGCTCGTGGTCGACGAGCCAGCTGGAGACGTGGTTGGGGATCACCTCGATCGGGGCGGTCGTGTACTCGCTGAGGCGGTTCGCGAGGTGGTCGGTCGTGGTCGTGACGAGGTCGGCCACGGCGAGGTTCTGTCTGGCCCGGTCCTGCATCTCGAGGTTGAAGAAGCCATGGGCGATGGGGCTGGTGCCCTCGATGTTCCACAGGTCGTCGTCGAACTCGAGGACGACCTTGGTGTGGCCCTTTCGGGCGACCTTCTGGATCCACTCGCTGGGGCCGGGCAGGACGACGCGCTGGGCGATGACGACGTCGGCGGCGCCGAGGGCGACGTCAGATGGCATGTTGCCGTCGCAGCTGACGTCGTGTCCCTTGGCCTTGAGCGCGTTGAACGGCTGCTTGACGCGGTAGTAGCCGCAGCCGCTGTGGTCGCAGAGCCAGCCAAAGACCTTGGTCACCGACGACCCTCCGCGTCCCGAACGGGGCTCGGCAGCTTAACCCACCGGCCCTCGCGCTCCCAGCTGAACTTGACCCACTGCCACCAGGAGCCGTCCTCGAGGACGGTCAGCTCGCCACGACTGCCGGGATCCGTGGGATAGACCGGCGCGGTCACTAGCTGACCTCGTCGACGGCGTTGGTGGGGGCGGGGTTGACGATCACGGTGATGTCGCTCGCGGGGTTGCCGTTCACGACGGTTAGCCCGTGCTGGAGCGTGCTGCCGTATTCATAGGACTGCTGGGTGCTGACCGCTGAGGCGTGCAGGGTGGCGAGAACCGTGCCGGAGGCGGTCGGTGAGTCGTAGATCGTGATCGTGGACCCGGCCGCGGCGCCGGCGTTGTTGATGATGACCCGGCTGAGCACGACGTTCCCAGCGGTCTGCAGCGTGAAGCTGCCGGACGCGCTGATGTTGAAGGTGTTGCTCACGCCTCGTCCTCCTCGACCGTGTCCTCACCGCAACGCGGGCAGCTGCGGCTCCACGCGTTCCACATCCGGCAGCAGGCGGCACACCAGCGCCCTCTCTTGGTGCCGAGGAAGCCGCGGAAGCCGGCGAACGCGAGGCCGGCATCGCCGCCGATCTGGCGCTGGACCGCGGTCGCGTGCCGCTCGGCGACCTCGACGGTGCCGCCGGACTTGCCGGCGTAGCGGGTGCCGTCCTGCATGTTGAAGCCCTCGCACCCGGGAGGGAGGTTGACGCGGACGCCCACGGCTCAGGCCTCGTCGTCCGGGGTGAACGTGAGGGTGTAGGGCTTGCCGACCTCGAACTGGTCCGCGTTCTTGACGGAGATGCTCACGGACAGCGTCGGCGTGGCCTGCGCCCACTCCCGGTTGCGGCCGTCGGCGTAGTCGACGCCGAACTCGAACGAGGCGCCCTCGCTCCCCCAGATCTTCTTGCTGGTGCACTTGACCTTCGCGGTCACCTGAGCCATCGCCGCCCTCAATTCTCCGCTAGAAGTTGATGTGCTTTGGGTGGCAGTCGCCCCGCACGACCCGGACCGGCACCGCGAGGCGCTTGGCCAGGCGGTGCACGTTGAGGTCCACGTACGGGTAGTGCCACTCCTTGAGGCCGTCCGTGACGGCCGCGTCGATGAGCCGCCGCGGCAGGTACGTGAAGCAGAACGTGAACCACTCGGGGTCATCCACGTCGGTCTGCCACAGCTTCATCGCCTGCTCGATGGTGGCGTTCGGCTCGGGCTCGCGGCGGTGGCTCCACACCCAACTCGGCAGGTGGGTGGACCGTGGCCAGATCCGCGTCGGGGCGGTCCACACGACGGTGGGGTCGGACCCGACGTGCTGGATCATCGTTCCGAGGTCGGTAGGCTCGATCGCGACGTCGCCATCGAGCAGGAGCATCCCCACGTCCTGCGGGGTCGCCATCTGGCGCCACGCGGACGCGAGGACGAGGCCCTTGCGGCCCTTGGGGTGCGCCGGCTCGGGGTTGACCTCGATGACGTGGAACGGCTGCTCGACGCTGGGGATGACGTGGCCACGCCACGCCACCCTCACGCAGACGAGGTTGATCACCTGGCCGGCGACGCCCGGCCCCTCAGGTGCTGGCACTCGACGCCTCCCGCTCGGGACGGAGAGACGGCTCTCCCCCTGGCGTCACTATATCTACTACCAGCACGTTGAAGGCCGAGCGTCGCCGCGCTGTTATCGAGGTGTCGTGATGCTAGGACGTGCCGGCGACGGTCTTCACCGTCGCCGTCGCCGTCCCGGTCACCGTGGCTACCTGCGCCCCCGCCCGGTGGTCGTAGACGACCGCGGCGCTCAGGGTGATGTGGGTGCTGTCCGGGAACGACGCGATGGTGCCGACCTCGGCGGTGTTGCCGGTGCCGACCTGGACGAGGTTGCCCACCGCGAAGTTCGCGGTGGTGCCGACGGACAGGTTGCTGGTGCTGCCGCCGGTGGTCGCTGCGGTCAGGTTGGTCACCGCCGTGCCGCTGACGGTGACGCCGCCGGCGGCCGCGTAGATGGCGTTGACGCCGTTGGCGAAGTTGACCTCGTTCAGCGGGGGCACCGCCAGGCCGCTGGTCGCCGTCACGCCGACGCCGCCGACGTACACGGTGGCGGGGCCGGTGTTGTGGATGACGACGTGCGGCCGGCCGACGCTGGCGGGAGTGTAGACCTGGACGGCTGCCGCTCCCACGGGCGTGTAGATGGAACGGCTCGCCACGTCACACCACCGACGGGTTGGACGCCAGCGCGGCCAGGATCGTCGCGCTGCCGCCGTTGGCGACGGCCGCGTACAGGTTCTGCACCCGGCCCTGGACGGTGAGCTGCTCGCCGGCGTTGAGCAGGACGCCGGCGGTCGGGGCGGTCATGCCCGAGTTGGTGCCGACGTAGGCGACGCTCGGCCCCTGGTTGAGGACGGTGTACGCCTGGTTGGCGACCGTGGAGCTGATGAAGTTCCAGGTGTAGGTGCCGCCGGCGTGGCTGACGGCCGAGCCGGAGGTCGCGAACACCTGGGTGCCGCCGGACGTGGTGATGGTGGTGTTCTGAAGCTGGGGGTAGTCCCCCTCGAAGATGGCCACTTCGGTCCTTTCGCGGACGAGGGTCGACGGGGCGCGGCGGCTCGGTGAGCCGCCGCGCGGCCGATCACGTGTAGGGGGTGGTGTTGGTCTTCTGCAGGCCGGCGAGGTGTGCCGAGTACTGCGGCGCGTGCGCCACCATGGCCCCGTACAGGAAGATGCTGTAGCGGAAGGTGGCGTCGATCACCGGCCACGCGATGGACACGTAGTCCTGGACCGTGGTCATCTCCCACGCGTTGGCGACGTTCGTCCACGTCTGGGGGAGCTGGTAGGTCATCAGGTCGGCGTTGCCCTGCTTGTACCAGGGGTGCACGACCATCTTCATGATCGACCGGGTGAACGGGTTGCGGAACTCGTCGACGGCGGCGCCGGTCTGGATGCCGCCGGTCTCCGACTGTTGGATGAACAGCCGGTAGTTGGTGGCGGAGCCCTGGGCGATGACGTCGTCGGACAGGTTCGCGATGTCGGTCGCGGAGCTGAGCAGCTCCGCCGGGTCGGCCTTGAACGCGCCCGGGTTGTTGGACGAGCTGTCCCACAGCGCCTTCAGCGTGGTGTTGATGACGTTGTAATTCAGCGTGGTGCCGACCGCGTTGTTGACGTAGCCGCCCTGCCAGCCGGACGGGTAGATGCCGGCGGTGGCCGACACGCCCGCCAGGGTCGGGATGACTCCCTCCATGCGGGTGCCCTTGCCGGTGCCGGTGTCGGCGGCCGGCACGGCGCCGGTCGTCGCGGCGGTGCCCTGCAAGGTGAAGCGGGTGCCGCCGACCTGCGCCTGCTGCAGGAAGTAGCCGGCGCTGGCGTTGTTGGTGTAGATGTTGGTGAACAGGGCGCCCGCGACGGTCGGGATGGTGACGTCTACGACCTGGCCGGCGCCGACGGTGACGCTGTTGCTGGCGACGGACGGGGCGGTCTCACCCCAGTAGTTGCCGGCGGTGACCTCGACGGTCAGGGTGCCCGTGGTGAACGCGGTCTCGTTGGAGCCGGCGGTGCGCAGGGTCAGGGTCGGCGCGGCCGGGACGGCCAGGTTGACCGACGTGCCGGCGATCATCTGGTACTCCTCGCCGAGCATCATCTCCTGCAGGAGGATGAGGTTGGCGAGCGCGGAGACGTCCTCGAAGCCCTGGCCGCTGAACTGGGCGAGCCAGGACAGCTGCTCGGTGATGCCGAAGAACCGGTAGGGCACGTTGAGCGTGACCTCGGTCTGGCTACCCGAGGGCGGCAGGTTCAGCGGCCAGGAGCTGAACGAGCCACCGGAGGTGACGAGCTCGTCAATGGAGATGTCGAGCACGCCCTGCCCGCCGGTCTGCGAGCCGCTGATGCCGGTGAACACGCGCTCGATCCGGCTGAGGCCCTGGCCCGCCGGGCGCGGGAACTTGTTGCGGTACAGGGTGTAGACCGGGTAGATCAGCCGCGACGGGGCGAGCAGGTCGAACGGCACGAGGCCGTAGATCGAGCCGATGCCCAGGTTGCCGGCGGTGAACGACTTGTCGGCGCCGGGGATGCCCTGCAGGAGCTGGCCGATCTGCTCGCCGATGGACGGCTGGGTCAGGGCGGTCTTCAGGTTGCCGAACTGGTTGAGGAAGCCCTGGTTCATGGACTTCACGACCGACTGGCGGTTCGTGTAGCCCTGCATGGTGGCGGTGCGCAGGTCCAGGGCGGCCTGGTGGGCGCGGTAGGTGATGTCGGCCTGGTCCTCCAGCGGCTTGTTGGAGCCGATGGTGGCGAGGCCGGCGCCCTTCACCAGGTTGGGCAGCTGGGCCTTGATGGCGTCGCCGGTGGTGTTGCAGCGGGACACGGACTCCTGCAGGCCCGCCTTGAGCTCGCTCATGTCGGCGGGGGTCTGGGTGTCGGCGCCCTCGAGGAGTGCAGCCACGGTGGTTCCTTCCGAAAGCAGCGGGTTGGTGCCTTACTTGGTGAAGCCGGTCATCTTCTTGAGCTCCCGCCACGCAACTTCCCGCTGCATCGGGTCGGGGTTGTTCCGCCACTGCTCGTGCAGGGCCTGGAACACGGACTCCTGAGCGCGCTCCACGCGACTCACGGACGGCAGCACCTCCGGTGCGGCCGCGCTCTTGGTCAGCTGGTCGAAGGCGACGCCGCGGTAGGGACCCGCCGGGTCCGGCTGCGCGGCGAGCTCCTCGACCTGCTTGCGCATCTTCTTGATGGTCTTCTTGAGGTCGGTGACCTCGGTGAGGTGGGCGGCGGTCGCGTCGGCGACCGCCTTGTTGATGAGGCTCTGCACGACGTCCACGTCGAGCGTCGCCGCCTTCACGACCTCGGCCGAGGTCTCCTTGCCGTAGGTCGTCTCGAGCGTCTCGGTGACGGTCGGCGGCTCGACGGTCTTGGCCTTCTTGGCCTTCTTCGCGGCCTTGGCCGCGCCGGGGCCGTGCGGGGCTGGCATGCCGACGCCGGTGGGCACCGGGCGGGAGCCGGGCAGGCCGCCGTTGCCGTACGGGCTGCCGTCGGGCGCGGCCGGGCACAGGTCGGGGAAGGTCTGCGCGATGTGGTCGTGCATGGCCAGCATGGCCTGCCGGGCGTTGTCGCGCATGGCGTTGGTGTAGTAGGTCCGGGTGGGGACGCCGGTGACGGACGGGGCGCTGACCGGCCGCATCGGCTCGCCGGAGCTGGACGGGGCCTCCGCCGCGTGGCCGCCGGTGAGGTAGCCGCGGCCGTACTGGCTCGCGCTGATGGACCCGAACGGGTCGGGCGCGGTGTTGGGACCCGCGTGGCCCGGGGAGGCCGCCTCGTGGCCGGCGGTGATGACCGGCCGGTTGTAGGAGCGGCCGTTGATCGAGCCGGGGGTCGGGAACGTGCCCGGGCCGGGGTTCGCGTCCCGGAACTCCTTGTAGAGGTCCGACCGCGCCTCGAGCAGGTAGCGCGGGTCGGTGCCCTTCAGGAGGGTCACGTGCTGCCACAGCTCGTTGGCCTTGCGGGCCTGGTCGAGCGGGGCGGACGCGGCGAGCTCGAAGGCCTTGCGCTGCCAGTGGTTCGGGTCGAGGCTGGACAGGTCGTAGCGCGGGTAGCTCTTCGCGACGTCGTCCGGGTGGAAGCACGGGCAGGTCAGGTCGTGGAGCGTGCCGTAGTCCACGGGCACGTTCAGCATCTTGAGCCGCATCGCGGCGGACCCCTCGGGGTCATCCGGGAAGATGAGGTCGGCGGCCTTCACGGACGAGTCCGGGACGGTGGGAACCTTGGCGTCGCGCTCGAACGCCTCGATCACGGGGCCGTCGGGCTCGCGGTGCTCCGGCACCGGGTCGGCGTCCTCGGTCTCCTCGACGCCGTCGGTGGGCGTGGGCTTCTTGACCACGTCGGCCTTGGCCGCGGCCTTGCGCGCCTTCCTCGCGGCCTTGGCCGCGGCCTCCTGGAGGTCGGCCTCGCTCACGCTGGAGCCCTGAACCTGAACCTCGACGGTCTTGACCTTGGAATCCGCCTCCGGCAGGTAGCCGGGGTGGGCCTTGCCGCAGCTGGGGCAGTACTTCTCACCCTTGTCGAGCTGGTAGCCGCAGCCGAGGCACGTGAAGTCGTGGTTCTTCTTGATTGCGAGCGCGCCCTTGAGCTTGCCGCCGCACTCGGGGCAGAAGTTGTGCTCGGCGTGCAGGTTCGCCCCGCAGCCGGGGCACATGACCTTGTCCTTCTTCTCGACGGTGACGACCTTCTCGATGGTCGGCTCGGCGGCCTTCATGCCGTCGTCGCACTTGTCGTCCTCGTCGCCGTCCGCGTCGGCCTTGTCGGTCGCGCCGCTCGAGCCGCCGCCGGCCGTGCCGCCACCAGCGGCCCCACCGCCGGCGCTGCCGCCGCTCTCGCCGCTGCCGCCGCCGGTGGAGCCGGCCTTGACCTCGTCCGGCTCCTCGGTCTTCGCCTCGGCGTCGCTCTCGGTCTCGACGTCGACCGTCTTCTCCTCGGCGTCCTCAACCACCTCGACGTCGACGACCTTCTCGCTGTCGCCCATGCCCAGCTCCTTCTTCCAGCTCTCGGGGAGCCGGGCCACGAAGGCGGCACCCTTGCGCCGTGCGATGCGGATGATGCTGCTCTTCAGCCCCTCCGGGGACTTGTTGTCGGCCCCGGCCCGTCCGATCGACAGCGCGGCGTCGTGAACATCCTGTGGCGTGACGATGGGGAAGGAGCGATCGTTGCCGGCGAAGTCCTCGGCGGGGATCTTGTCGCGGTCGGTGCCGCCGCCGACGTTGGGGTCCACCTTGCGCTTGGCGACCCCCTCGTGGCCGGTGAGCGCCTTGGCCACGTCGGCCGGCGTGACCCGGTCGGCGGCGAGGGCGGCGCCGGCTGCCTTCACGATCTCTCCCGCGAGCGCGTCGTCGAGGATCAGCTGGCCCACGTCCTCGGGCTGACCCGAATCGCCGGCGGCCTTGACGAGCTGGAACTTCGAGTTGAAGTTGCTGCCGCGGTCGACCAGCGAGATCTCGCTGATCTTGGTGAGGCCGTCACGGCGACCGCGGATGATGCCGTTCATGGCCTTGCCGGTCGGGTCCGGCACGATGTCCGGGTGGGTGATGCCAACCGAGTAGCAGGTGAGGACGCCCTTGCGGACGAGCTCCTTCGCCACGGGCTCCACGACGAGGGACTTGACCCAGTGGCCGTCGGGCGTGGCCTCCACCTCGAGGCCCTTGCCGGCGGGATCGCGGCGGGCCTGGTGCTGCACCCGCAGGTTGCCGCCGGTGTCGAGCCACTCGTGGATGGCCTTGGCTGACCAGTCCTGGTCGACGATCTGGAGGTCGGAGTCGACGGTGCCGTCGGTGGCCTTGCCGTAGACGATGAGGTCGCCGTCGCTCGTCTCCTCGGTCTTCTCGATGGGGAACGAGAAGTAGGTCAGCTCGCCGTCGGGGGTGAGGGTCGCGGCCACACGGGCTTCCTTTCGTCGGTCAGTCGGTCGTCTTGTTGAGGTGATCGTCGCCGTGATTCAGCTGGAACGAGTGAGCCTCGTCCCACGGCCCGACCACGGTCGGGACCCGACCGACGTACGCGGTCAGCGGCTTGCCCAGGCGCTGGGCGGCCAGGGCGCGGTGGTGGCCGTCGACGACCTTGAGCTTGGGGTCACCGGGGGTGTCGACGAGGATGGCGGGGTGGGTCGGCTCGCCGGCGCGCAGCTTGGCCTCGAAGCGGTCCACGGCGGCGTCCTCGTGGTGCGCGGCCCACCGCGGCTCGTTGCTGAAGTCGATGAGGCTGGTGGGGACGTTGAGGGGCCCCACCCAGGTCGCGTCGTCGACCCACGCGTAGCCCTCGTCGCTGAAGTTTTGGCTCATCAGGGCCGCGACCTCGTCGGCGGTCGCGGCGCGCGTTCCCTCGCTCGCCGGCCGGCTCAGGGCGTTGAGCACGAGCTGCAGGTCAGCCCGGAGCTCGGCGCGAACCGACGGGTTGTCGACGAGGTGCGTCGGGTCCCACCACGCGAGCGCCTCCACCTGGTCCCCGTCGGGGTCATCCGGGTTGGTGACGCGGTCGCGGCCGTCGAAGATCGGCACGTCGGTCTCGTGGTCGACCTCGTAGACGAAGCCTAGCCACCGGCCGCTCTCCGTGCCCCAGCCGGGCACGAAGCGGCCGACCGGAAGGACGCACCCGGTCTCCTCCTGCCACTCGCGGATGGCGGCGCTGCGGGGCTGCTCACCGGGCTCGAGGCAGCCACCGGGGAACTCCCAGGAGCCGGCCGCGGGATCGTCGTCGGTCAGGCCGCGCTGCAGCATGAGCACGCGGCCGGTGTCAGCGGCGCGGACCGCGAGGCCGGCGGCGACGCAGGCTCCCTTGGTCGCGGTGCGGCCCTCCCACCGGTCGCACACGTCGATCAAGTCGATCGAGCCCGACACGAGGTCGCACGAGTGCGTGTCGAGGTGGAACATCACGCAGGTGCCGCAGGATCGAGCGCGGCTCGCCGCTGGCCGGTAGTGAACCGACTCCTTGGACACCTTGACGCGCTTGCCGAGGTCGCCGACGTTGGGCGCGCGGCCGCGGTCGTTCGCGTCGCCCGGCGGCTCGCCTACCGACGACCGACCCGTGCCAACGCCACCTTGTGGCCAGCCACCGGTGCCTGAACTTGGATAGCGTGGAGGCTGAACGTCGACGTCCGTTTGGTGACCATGGGTGAGGGGTACCCGGTCATCGTGACCACCGGAGGGGTGATGCGCTTGAGAGTGATCTGACCCGTCGTAGAAGCCACCCATGTAGCCGTTGGGCGGCTGCGACGGAACCCACCGCGGGGGCTCACCCCCAGCCGTGCTCGACGGCACCCCGCCGGGAACCTCCGTCCCATCACCGAGGTGCCTGACGGGTGACCGGCCGCCACCGCCGGCCGCGGCCTGAGGAACGCGTGAGTCGATCCACGACTCCTGGCCGTTGAGACTGATCACTCGTCGCGTGGCCTTGACGACCCGGATCGCGTCATCGACCTCGAGACCCTCCGCCATGTGCTGGCTGATGCGAGCCAGCGCGTCGGGGTTGACGTTGCGTGGAACCCAGGAACTGACCTGTCGACCCTTCTTCACGTGCCGACTCAGGGCCTCGAGCTCGCTGCTCGCGGCCTTCTCCAGGGCCGCCGCGTCTGCCACCTTGGCGGGCGCGGCGGTCGGCTTCTTGCCGGTCGCGGAGCGGGATGGCGCGTTGCCCGCGCCGGTGGCCGCCGCGTGCCCGGGTGTCTCGACGTGCGGGCTCGGCGTCGGCTGCGTGGGAACGCTGCCCTGGCCGGTGTTCTGGATCTCACCGGTGCCGGCCGCGGTGACCGGCAGCTTGGGCTGGACGCCGGGGAGCGCGAGCTGGCCGGGAGGCGTGGGAGCCGGGCTGCCGGGCGTGGCTCCCGGAACGGTCCCGGGAACGGCGGCGGTCGCCATGCCGAACGGCACGGGGCCGTTCTTGCTGAGGAAGACCGGGCCGCTGGTCTCCGGCAGGCCCCAAGGCTGCAGGTTGAGCTCGTCCCGGGCCTCGTCGACGCTGCGCAGGCCGTTCTCAACCTGCTTGATGAGCAGGTCGGTGAGGAGGGACTGGTCCTCCTCCGCCTCGAGGCCCTCGAAGACGAACTGCATGTCGTCCTGGCCGCAGACGTATTCGAGGATGTTGTTGATGATGTCCGCGATGAACATCAGGGTCGGCTTGGTGGCCTTGCGCTCGCCCACGTTCTCGGCCATCTTGGCCATCTGATGCGACGCGCCTGGCGACATGGAGGTGCTGACCTTGGGTGCGATGCCCAGCTCCATGGGCATGATGTCGAACGCCATGCAGACCTGCGTCATGACGATCTCGTCGAACGCGTCGGCGAGCTGCACGCCGCGCTGCGGCTCGACCTTCGTGCCCGGCGGCAGCACGATGATCTTGTGGTGCCAGGCGGGGTCGCCGGCGAACGCGTTGAGGGCGTCCTGCAGCTCGCGGATCTGGTTGGGGGTCATGTTCTCGTCGCCGGGCGACATGTAGACGGCCGGGACGGTGCCCTCGCGGAAGTAGTCGAGCTGGTAGCCCTGCTTCTGCAGGCCGGACAGCACGGGGATCATGGCGCGCTCGATGGGCGGGAAGCCGTACGGCGTCCACCGCCGGGGCACCATGGGCACGTACAGCAGCTGGTCGCCACGGAACTGCGCGACCTGGCTGCCTCGGAGGCCGCCGTCCTGGATGTCCATGTCCGTCAGCATCTTGATGAAGTCGCTGCGGGGGACGCCGTAGAGGTACTGCTGGTAGGCCGGGGCCGGCGGGGCCGGGAAGCCACCCTGCATGTCGTAGAGCGGTCGGATGGTGGGGCCGCTGATCAGGTTCAGGCTGTCGAGGTCGCTGCCGAGCAGGCCCTTTCCCATGCCGCGGCCGCGCTTCGGTCGCAGGAAGAGCGAGAGCGCGTCGAAGACGAACACCTCCTCGAGGAAGGCGTCGATGAACGTGCTCCAGCTGTAGTAGTCCGGGTCGGGGCGCTTGAAGAACTTCTTGGCCTTGGCGCGGCGCTCACCGAAGTCCTTGAACCAGGCCTTGTCGCCGCGGTTGGCCTTGGCTGCCTCCTGCGTGGGCATGATGTCCCACTCGAGGCCCCGGATCTCCGACTTGCGGAGCTGGATGCAGGCGCGGGCCACGGAGTACAGGTCGGCGAGGGTGCGCAGCGTGCTGAAGCTGGCGAGCTTGAGGCCCTCCGAGCCGGGCGTGCCGACCGGGAGGTTCCAGCCGACGCGGTACTCCTCGCGGCGTGGGTCGGCCCGACCGCTCGCGGGGTCGGGCTCATCGACGGGAACCGGCAGGATCGGGCTGAACGGCCCGAACGCGCCCTGCGTGAAGGTCGCCGGTGGCCGCGGCAGGAAGCCGGCGTAGGCGTTGGCGTAGCCGTGCTGCTCCGCGTAGCTGACCACCGCCGGCGACAGGGAGCCGGTGGAGATCCCCGATCCCTGAGGCGCGGGCGTGGGCCGCGCGCCGCCGGGTGAGTAGCGCGCCGCGCGCAGGATGGATCTAGTCGACGCCACCGGCAACCCCCGCCTCGTTCTCCGCCCAGAGCTCTCGCTGCAGCCGCCGCGCGGCCACCTTCACCTCGTTCTTGAGCGCCTTGGCGCTCGCGTACCCCAGGGCCGCCGCGATCTCCGCCCACGTGGCGCCGCGCTCCTGCGCGTCGTTGATCAGACGCAGCTTGAGCATCAGCTCCTCACGTGGGGTCAACCTCGTCCTCCTCGTCCACGTCCTCCGGGTAGACCACGCGGCTCGCGTCCCAGGACTGCCAGTAGCTGAACTCGACGACGTCCCCATCGCCGTTGAGCTTGCCGGCCGCGAGGCGGGGGCAGGCCGGGGTGCTGGCGCCGGCGTGGATGCCGGCGCAGAAGCGGCAGAGGCCGCCGTCGGCGGCGACCTGCTCGAGCTCCTCGCGGTCCTCGCGGCTCACCGGCAGGCGGGGCTGCCCGGTGAGCAGGCGCTGGGCGCTGCTGACCGCGGCGAGCGCGGCGAGGTCGAGCTGTGACTGCGGCGCGCCGCCGCCGCCCTGCGGCAGGGTCATCAGTAGGCTCCCACGAGCGGCACGAAGCCGGTGTTGGTTCCCACCGTCGTGGGGTTGAAGGACGCAGGCAGCGCGGTCTGGCCGTTGAGGTAGAACGCGCGTCGGTTGCCGGCGTTGGTGACGCCGAGGCCCATGTACGGGGCGTTGGAGTCGTTCGCGCCCAGGGCGTAGGGCACGTTGACGCCGGTGAAGCCACCGAGGATGTAGAGGATGTAGACGAACCGCCCGGTCGCCTGCGCCGGCACGGCGGTGATGCCGCCGCTGGTCCACCCCGCGACGTTCCACAGGTTGTTGTCGTTAGGGGACGCGTGAAGCTGGACGCCCGTGTCGTCGTAGATGCCGAGCTGGTTGGGCACCGTGGACGTCGAGTAGGTGCCGCCGGTGCGGATCGCCGCGACGAGGGTGGAGAGGGCGGTGTTGGCCGGCACCCAGCAGCGCGCGCCGAACACGGTGCCGCTGGCGAGGGCGGAGGAGTTCTGGAAGAGCAGGGGATCGTCGCTGGCGGTCAGCAGCCCGTAGCCGCTCAGGGGGAACGTCGCGCCGCCGGCCGCGGGTGCGGCCCACTTGATGCCGGTGGTCTGCGCCGAGTCGGCGGTGAGAACGTAGGTGTCGGTGCCGACGGCCTCGCGGGTGATGGTGCTCGCCGCGGTGGCGACCAGCAGGTCGCCCTTCGCCGTGGCCGTGGTGTCCTGGATGGCGTTGACGAGACGCGCGTCGTTGCCGGCGGCCACGGTGCCGGCCGTGGTGCCGACGTTGAGGGTCGCCGCCCCGCCGAGGCCGAGGTTGGTGCGTGAGGTGCCCGCGTTGGCGACGTCGCTCAGGTTGTTCGCGGCCTGGAGGGCGCCGGTGATCCGGGTGTCGTTGCCGGCGGCGGCGGTGCCGGCCGTCGTGCCGAGCTGATAGACCTGGTACCAGACCGCGGCGGCGGTCGCGACGCTCTCGGCGACGAAGTAGGCGGCGGTGAGGGTGTTGAGCCAGATGGAGCCGACGGTGTAGCCCTGAGTGCCGTCGTTGCCGGTTCCCGGGTTCGTGACCGCGGTGAGGTTGTTCTTCTGGCTGGTGAACTGCGTGGGTGCGGGCCACGCGCCGTTCGCCTTGGGGCCATAGAACACGGACGGGTTCGTCGTGTCGAGGTAGAAGTCGCCGTTGAAGCCGAGGGAGCTGGCGGGTGCGCCGGTGCCGGACAGCCAGCCGTTGCCCCGCGGGCCGGCGGTGCCGGCCGTGGTGATGGTGACGTTGACCACGCGCGCTCCCTTCTAGGGTTGGGCGACCGTGCGGCCGTAGAAGACGCCGGCGACGAGCGCCGTGGCGTCACTGAGGTTCTGGTCCATCCACAGGGTGTAGTTGGCCCCGTACTCGGTGAGCAGGTTGGTCGCGGTGGGGGTCAGCACGACCTGCAGGGTGGCGGTGCTGCTCGTGACCGTGATGGTGCCGTAGGTGGTGGAGGTGGTGTTGTTGACGGAGAACACCGTGGCGTTGGAGATGGTGTTGCGCACGACGAGCTCGAACACCTTGTTGGTGATGTTGGTGAGGGAGCCGTCGTCGTTGGTGACCTGGTAGCTCTGCGCCCACTGCGAGCCGATGGGTGAGACGGCCTGGAAGAAGTTGGGGAGCGGCGCGGGCTGGGTCACGCGGCCTCCTCGACCGGGGCGCTGCAGTACGGGCACTTGTCGCGGGGCTTGCCGCCGAGCGTCTTGGTGAAGGGACGGTCGCACCGCTCGCACTTGATGACGCCGTAGGCGTCGAGCCAGGAGCCGCCGATGAGGTCCTTGAGGTCGTACATGCCCCAGACGAGGGCGTCCATGCGGTCTGGGGACTCCTTGTCGCCGGGGGCCCACGTGCACATCTCGTCCTCGAGCTGCGGGAACATGCCGACGTGGTGGACGCGGTGCTGCTCGTAGAGGGCGGAGACCGGCTCGGCGCGGGTGTTCTTGCCGCGGCTGGCGCGGACGGACCGGAAGGCGACGTTGTTGTCGATGGTGCGGACGACGGTGCCGATGTAGTCGCCGCCGTTGTTGACCTCGGCGACGATGCGGTCGGCCTCGAACTCGTGGTAGGCGTCGACGGCGCGGGTCATGCACTGCTTGGGGGTGCCGCGCATGGTGTAGTCGGCGAGGACGTAGCCGTGGCCCTCACGGTCGGCGGCGCAGACGACGATGCCGGTGAGGTCGCTGGTCTCGCCCTCGGTGACGGCGGGGTCGACGCCGACGACGACGCGAACGAGGTCGAGGTCCCTGCGGGCCTCGAGGGGGAGGCGGTCGGCCTCGAGCCACTCGCGCTTCCACAGGGCGTTGTCGCGGTTCTCGAGGATCTCGGCGTCGAGCTCCTGCAGGCCGAGCTGCGTGCCGAGCATCGGGGCGATGACGTTGGCCTTGTAGCTGTCGCTGAGGTTCTCGAGGTTGTCGACGGTGCGGCCACGGGTGACGATGACGTTGTCGCGCTGCATTAGGCCGGGCGTCGCGAGGTTGGTGTCGGAGACGCGAAGCAGGGCGACGGGCCGCGGGGTGGTGGCGACGACGATGCGGCTGACGTAGTCGAGCGGCCAGTCGGCGCGGCGCGGGAGGCGGGTGGCGATGGTGAGGTTGGACCACGTGGTGTCGGCCGCGGTGCCCTTGTGGGCGTCGGCCCAGAAGCAGGACTCGTCACCCCAGGCGAAGTGGAACTGGGGGCCGCGGAGCTGCCAGGGCTTCTCCGCCGAGTAGGTGAAGAACTTGCTGCCGTTCTCGAGGTAGAGCTCTCCGAGGGAGCGGTTCCACGCGCCGGTGATCTTGCCGCCGCGGAGCTCGGTCTGCTTGAAGCAGTTGAGCAGCCCCGAGTCACCCTCGATCATGGTGTCGCGGGTGTCGCCGATGGTGCGGGCGACGAGGGCGATGCGGCAACCGGGGTAGCGCCGGGCCTTCTCGGCCATGAGCTCGGCGGCGGTGCGGGACTTGCCCCAGCCGCGGCCGGCGAGGATCAGCCAGACGAACCAGTCGCCCTCGGGCTCGAGCTGGTCGGGGCGGGCGGCCTCGCGCCAGGTTTTCTTGTGGCCGTCCCCGTTGTCGAGGTCGACCTTCTTCTGCTGCAGCTCGCGGAGGCGGCGGAGCTTGTCGAGCTTGACCTCGAGGAGGGTGTCGGCCACGGCACCCTCCTCAATTGTTTACAATTGTGTTTCACCGTGATACGATCGCGTCAGGAATCGAGGAAGGAGACGACTCGTGGACTTCGAGGCCAGTGAGGACGACTTTCAGAGCTGGACGCCGTGCGAGATGTATGGTCACGACTACTCGCTGTGCGACCTGGACGACGGCACGACGGTCTACAGCTGCAGTGAGTGCGGCGAACCCGGCGATTCAGACTAGATCAAGTTGATCTTACGGGCCTCGGCGAGCTCGCGCTCGAGCTTCGCGATCTCCGCGTCGACGCTGTCGACGCTGATGATCTCGGCCTTGGTGGGCGCGTCGAGGCCCAGGAGGCGCGCCCGCCGCTCCTTGATCTTGAGAATGCGGTCGACGATCTCCATGAGGAGGCGCTTGTCCGGAACGGGCAGGCCCTCCTCGTCGACGATGATCCGGCCCTGCTGGACGAGGCGCGGATTGGCCTGCAGCTCCCGCCAGCAGATGGCCTCGAGCTCGTCGTAGCTCTGCAGCTCGAGGGCCCGCGTCTCGTCCGTCGCGAAGCGGACGGCGCGGGCCATCGCGCGCTTGATGCCGGCGGCGGCCCGGTCCTCGCTGGGGCCGTTCTCCCGCTTGCCGCCGTGCCACAGCTCGAGGTGGATCGCGATCTGCTCGAGCGTCCACCCGAGAGCCTTGAGGCGCGCCGCCTCGGCGTCCCGGGTGCGGCCGTAGCTATCCACCGGGCCGATGGGAAGGGGCATCAGGAGGCGCTCGTTCTCGGTGCTCATCCGATCCTCCCTCTGGGTCCAGGTATGCGACGACCCCACCCCCGGGGGACAGGGGTGGGGTCGTCATCTCCTCCGGGCGGTGGAGGTCTCTAGCCGCGCCACCCGCAGACCGGCCACGGGGATCGGCCCCGGGCGGCGAACAGGCGGTTGGCGACGGCGATCTGCTGCTCGCGGCTGGCCAGGTCGGCCCGCGGCGCGTAGGCGCCGCCACCGTTCGCGAGCCACGTGCCGTAGTCGAACTGCAGGCCGCCGTAGAAGCCGTTGCCGGTGTTGATGTGCCAGTTGCCGCCGGACTCACACTGCGCGACGGCGTCCCAGTTCAGGCCGTTGCGCGAGGGCGGCGGGGCGACCGGGGTCGGCGACGCGATGCGTCCCACGGTGACGACCGGCGTCGCGACCCGAACCGAGCGGATCGGCGGGGGCGCCGGGATGGGCGTGCCGCGCGGCGGGATCACGAGCACCCAGCCGACCCCGAGGTTGTCCGGGTCGGGCAGGCCGCGCTGGTTGGCCGCGTAGATCGCGGGCCACGCGGCCGGGTCGCCCAGCTGGTCGCGGGCGATGGAGCTGAGGGTGTCGCCGTCGCGGACGGTGTAGCTGGTGGGATGCGGCGGCGCGTGGTGGACGACCTCCACGCGGTCCGGCAGCTCGACGACGGATGAGAACTGTTCCGGTTCCTGGGTTCCTGCGCTGGCGGTTGAGGCGAGGGTCGCGGTGAGCGCGGCGGTCGCGGTGAGCGCTACGGCGGCTCTGACTGCGGTCTTCCCGAGGGAAGAGGTGGACATCCGGTCTCCTAGGCCGTGGTGTCACCCACGGTCGGTCGCCGCTCTCGCGGTACCGAGCTGGGGCGCTGACCGCAGCCATCGGCAGGCTGTTGAGACAGGTCACCTCTTGGCGATAGTATACCTCGTCACAATCAGCGTTGCCATCAACCGGTGGCTGCGCGGCCTGAACCTATCAACCATTGAAGATCAAGTAAACACCTGAGGTACGAGGAATAACACTTCAGTCGGCGGCGTCGATCTGGCCGGCGACCGCCTCGTGAGCCTTGATCAGCTTCTCGGCGAGGTAGACCCGTACGTGACGCTTGCGGGAGCCGTTGACGCGCTTGCCGACCGGCCGCAGCTTGATCAGGTCGATGAGGCTGCGGACCTGGCCCTCGCTGAGGTTGGGCGGCCCGAGCAGCTCGGCCGCGTCGTACACGGACCAGTACTCCGTGGCGAGGGTGGGAACGACCGGCAGGTCACGCGAGGACCAGCCGCGGCGGGGTGAGGTGGGGTCAGTCACGAGGCGATCCCTACGTCTTGAGTGGCTGAGGCAGGCAGGCCGACGGTGCCGTCTCGCCAGGCGAGGACCCAGTCCTGGGTCACGACCGAGTAATCCATGCGGGCGACGGGGCGGCGCTCGTCACCGTCGGCGCAGGCTGGGTTGACGCACCGGACCTCGCCGCGGCTGGACCAGAACCGCAGGGTGAGGCAGCTACAATAAGGGCAGCGAGCCTCCGACTGGCCGACGTTCCGGGGCAGCCGACGGGGGACGTCCCGCTCCCCGAGGACGACCAGGGAGCGTGAGCACCAGCCACCGAGCTGGTGGGCGGGCTCGAGGAGCCACGAGTCCTGGACGGCCTCGGCGAGGTTGCCGATCGCCCGCAAGGCGAAGATCGTGTTGGCGTCGTCACCGCCGCGGGCGTGCCAGCGCATGCCGGCGAGGTCGCGAAGGTCGTTCTCGAGGTAGCGAGCGAGCGCGTGCAGCTCGAGGACGAGGTGAGCCACCGGGGCGTTCCACGGGGGCTGCGAGTGGTCGATCCGACCGGACCGACCCCGACCACCGAGCCGGCTGACCGCGGTCGCGATGATCGCGGCCAGCCGGGCGTTGAGGTCGACGGCGCTGCTGACCGCGTCGAGCAACCGATCGCGGCCCGTTGATCTTACGGGCTCCGTCATGGTGCGATAGTATCACCGCACTGACCATCGTTCGCTGATCAGAAGTTACCGTTCGATACCTGAAGGCAGGGGATCCCGACCACGTTTCGCCACAGGTCGACGACCTGGTTGCGGTCGTCGAAAGCGGCGATGACGTTGAACCTGGGCTGGATCAGAACGTAGAAGAGGTGCCGCTTCAGGTCGACATCCCTAGCGTAGCGCCACTCGTCGGTGTCGGGTCGCAGGTAGAGGCTGTGCTTCACGACCTCACGGCTCAGCCGACCGTGCAGGTGGGCCGTGATGAAGTCGGTGGTCGCGTCGTGGCAGACGACGTTGCGGCCGGACGCGAACACGAGCTCGTCGCCGACGTCGAGCAGGGCCCGCGCGACGGCGAGCACGGGCTCGTTGGGGAGGTCCTCGTGGACCCGGTCCCAGTCGTAGGGCCCGCGGCCGCCCGGGGCCCGCAGGGCCAGGGTGCCGTCGACGTCGAACAGCCAGGCTCGCCTTCTCGCCACGTGTCTGCTCCGTTTCCTAGATACGACGATGGGGCCGGGTTGACCCGGCCCCACCATCTCTCCGCGCTCACATCCAAGGTGATGAGATTACTGTACCACTGATGTATCGCCTCTACCAGCGACTCGCCCGGCGAAGCAGCCAGAGCCAGAAGCCGAGGCGGTGCCGTCGCCGGCGTCGTCGGCGCACCTCAGCCACGACCTGGCAGCGCGGGAAGCTGCAGCCACCGGCGCACCAAACGGCGCACCTCAGCTCTCCCACGGCCAGCGCCCCGCCTGGCCGGCCTCGAGGGTCAACGGCAGCCCGAACATGGCGTCGGTCAGGCCGCCAAGCTCGTGACGGTTGCTGCCCGGCGTGACCGGCATCATCGTGTTCTTGTAGCCGGCGAGGTTGAACGCGTAGATCGGCACGTTCCGCGGGGCAGCCGAGTCGACGTCACCCACCCCGTAGTTTCCCATCGTCTGACAGTCGGTCAGGATGATGACGCGGCTGTGCTCAGGCCGCAGCGTCTCGCGGACCGCCCTCGCGATCTCGGTGCCGCCGCCGGCGCTCCCCTGGTATCGCTTGAACGTTTCCACCGCCTTGAGCAGGCTCGTGCCTGGCTCGACACCGGTGACGTGGAACTGCGTGTTCGCGAAGCCCCACGCGTCGACGCCGGCCGGGTTCCGGATCTTCAGGGCGAGCCCGAAGAGCGCGGCCGCGGTCGAGTAGTCCATCTTGGAGTTTTCGGACAGCTTGCCCCAGGTCATCGACGCGGAGGTGTCGATGAGCACGAGGGTCCGGCCCGGCAGTACGGGCACGTTCGCCAGGGAGTGGTTCACGGCCTGCTCCAGGGCGTGGCCCCACCGCAGGGACGGGGCCTCGAGGTAGGCGTTGAGGAACCGGAACGGCAGCTGACGGCTCTTCCGGATCTGCTCCGGGTCGGCGAGCCGCGTCAGGAGCGGTCCGATCACCGAGTCCGGGACGCCGGCCTGGTCGAGGCCGCGCAGGTTGCGCAGCAGGGCCATGTAGCCGAGCTTGGGCAGCGCGAGCTGCCAGATCTCGGCGTCGGTGACGGCGCGGCCCTCGCTCGGCTTCTCGCCGAGCCACGACTTGAGCCACTCCCACTGGCCGACCATCGCCCCGTGGATCAGGTCGAGGGCGACCTGGTCGTCCGCGAGGGCGCGGCGCGCGAGGTCGTGCCGCTCGCTGGGGGTCAGGCGCGCCATCGCCCACCGGACCCGGACGTGGGTCAGGGACTCGGGCGGCTCCGCCCCGTCGCGGCCGTGCCGGGCGGTGATCGCCCACCGGAACAGGTCGTCCTGCCAGGTGCGCTCCGCGCCGGGGGTGCGGACGTCGGCGTGGGTCAGCTCGAGGACGTCGCCGAACCGCAGGGCCTTGCCCTCACCGTCGTAGCGCAGGAACGCGGCCTCGTCGTAGAGGCGCGTGACGGCGTCGGCGACGCCGCGCTTGACCGGCTTCGGCAGCTTGACGACGATCGTGCCGTCGGGGCGGGTGACGCCGAACCGGTGCCGCCAGTAGGCGAGGAGCTCGCCCGGCTCATCGGGGCGCTGCAGCACCGACGTGACCAGCTCGCGGTTGCCGTCACCGTGCAGGCCGGCGGTGAGCCGGGCGTGCACGGCCTCCGCGGCGAGCAGGATCGACGCGGTGCGGATGTTGCCCGGGCCGCGCAGCCACGAGAGGAAGACCCGCACCCACGGCCACGTCTCCTCGTTGACGGCGAGCTGGGCCACGAGCTCCCGCAGGCGCTGCACGTTCTCGTCCGCGGTGTCGTAGAAGCCCCTCTCACCAGCGAACCGCGAGACCGCCCGCCTGAAGAGCTCGGACTGCGCGTCGCTCTGGAAGCCGGGCGCGCCCTCGTGGGTGAGCCCGTCCGGGGTCGCGCTGAGCGTCCGCAGCGGGCCGCTCGCGGCCGCGCGCCGCGGTTGGGTCGATGCCTTGTTGAATCCTGCCACGTTCCGGGTTCCTCTCAGCTTGAACGAGAACGAGGCCCCCACCAGCCGTTAAGCTGGTGGGGGCCTCGTGGTGGACGGTCTCAACCGCCTGCCTTGTCGGTTGAGACCGAGTTGCGGGGACGGGATTTGAACCCGTGACCACTGGGTTATGAGCCCAGCGCGCTACCGAACTGCGCCACCCCGCTGCACGTGAGCTGGACCGGGACGAGACCTGAGGTGACGGGCGGCGTCTGTTTGCAACCAATTTGCGAAGTAGCCGCTCGTCCGCGCACCGTCCCGGCCGCTCACGAGATCACCACGAGACCTGGGACGACCTGGGGCGACTCTTCAAATTAGCAGTTTGATATAGCCCCTGGTCTTTGCACCGTGGCGAAGCCTGTGTGTAGTTGTGGGTCGACGCGAGACCAGGTGGCTGGCGGCGTGATCCTCGAAATGCTGCCGATTACACCACGTCCCCGAGGGGACGGCGGGATTCGAACCCGCACCTCAACCTAATCAGGGTTGTGTGAAGTAGTCGCTGGCCGTCGCACCGCGTCGATGAAGTTGTGGGAACCGACTGACCTGGGTTGCCCCGGCCCATAGGCTATGACCGCCGCGTCTGGTCTCACGCTCGGTTCTAGACGTGAGCCACGTTGCATCACCTCGAGACCTGAGCGTCGGTCGGGGTAGCCGCTTGGCCGCTGCGGCGAACGACCGGGGTTGAGACCGGTCGATGGGATTCGAACCCATGATTCTTGTGGAAGTACCCGCTCGACTTCGCACCGAGGTGCCTTGCGTGGCTGCCGATGGACTTGAACCACCGACCCCCGCCTTATCAGGGCGGTGCTCTAACCTGTCTGAGCTAGACAGCCGTACGGTGAGATCCTACCACCGGGAGGGAGTCGAACCCGCTAGGTTGGTCGCGACACCAACCCGTCGTCCGGACGCGGAGTTGAACCGAGCCGGATCTCACCTGAGCGACCTCGCGTAGTCGCCTGCGCCGGAGACGGGGATCGAACCCGCGACCTCTCCCTCGACAGGGGAGCGCTCTTCCATTGAGCTACTCTGGCTTACGTGGTCCTCTGGCCGCTGAGGTACACCCCCTCGAAGTGGAGGTGAGGGGACTCGAACCCCCGACTTCCCACCGTGACTGCCGCTGGACTCGAACCAGCTACCTTCCGAGTTTCAACCGGACGCTCTCCCAGCTTGAGCTAGGCAGCCAAGCACACGGTGAACCATCGCCGATCCATCAGCATCGAACGCGATGTTCGATGCTTTTACCACGGACCAGGGACTCGAGTACTGCCCGTGGTGGGCTGACACCCGTGCGTGCCTTCCCTTGTACCCCACGCCGGGATCGAACCGGCGCCTTCCGCTTGAGGGGCGGAGGTGACTACCACTACACCAGTGGGGCGTGAAACCTCACCGAGACCATTGAGCCTGCCCTCGGTTTTCTTTCTGACTCTTGCTCTGCCAAGTTGAGCTACCCCACGACCGAGGTCGAGGGGACGGGACTTGAACCCGCAACCCAGAGTTCCGCTTGAAGTATCCGAGTGCGTTCGCACCGGTGAGGCTTCGTTGATCGCCGGTTGACGCCTGGTGGCCGGTCGTTCTGACTGCCGGGCTGAACCGGTGATGGTGAAACCGTATCAGACAGCAACGAGCGTTGTCCAGGGTAAATCTCAACAACTTTGCTGTTTACATTCACCGCCCGTGCTGGTAGGGTCGTACCAGGCAGGAACGAGCGAGGGAGTCAGATGGGCAGGGACAAGCCGGCCTTCAAGAAGGCCGACGCGGTCACGAGCGCCAAGGACCGCACGCGGAACGGCGTCATCGTGGAGGTCCTCGGGGCCAACGAGAGGGGCGTGTTCCGCTACAAGGTGGTCTGGCCCGCCGACAGGATGCGCGAGACCGAGGAGCTGGAGACCGACCTGGTGCCGCTCAAGGGAGGCAGCGGCGGTCGTCGCCACGTCACCAACGTCTTCAAGGGCACCGTCCACGGCAAGCTGACCCAGTCGGGTGACGGTACCTTCCTCTTCGACGAGTAGCCCCCGAGCCAGGAACGAGGAACTGAGATGAGCGAGCAGATCAGACGCGGCACCCGCGTCAAGGTCAACGAGAGCAACCGCCTCGAGTCGATGCACGGCAAGCGAGGCACCGTCGTCGCGACCCTGCCCGACGCGACCTACATGGTCTACCTCGACGAGCTCGAGGAGGTCGTCGGCTTCTTCCGGAGCGAGATCGACGTTCGCATCGAGCCGGTCGTCAAGCGGATCCGGACGCGCGACGAGCTGCTGACCCTGAAGGCCGAGCTGGGTGTTGGGAGCGACTGGCACGAGCCGGACAACGAGGGCGTCACGGCGAGCGTCCACGGCGTCAGCTTCGACAACGCCGGCTTCTGGTACCGCGACAACAGCGCCGGCAAGACCTACGAGGAGCTGCACGTCGTGCTCCGCAAGGACGGGGACGAGGTCGCCGTCGTCAACCTCGCGACCCTGTTCGCGTTCGCGACCGGCTACGAGGGGGAGGGGTGAGGCGCGGGGTCGCGGTCCTGGACTGCGGGCGGAAGGCCGTGACGGTCACGTCCGCCGGCGGGATCTACGAGGGCACGTGGTCCGGGGCCTTCTCCCGGGCCAAGGCGCTGGACCTGCTCGTGAGCGCCGGTTGGCGCGAGGCGCCGGGCGAGGACTGGACCGTCTCGCCGGCGGACAACGGCTTCAAGCTCGTGGTCATCCACGACCCGGTGTCCACCGCCGTTCGACGCCGGCGCTGACGCGGAGGGGGCGGTTGAGGTGTTGGCCTCAGCCGCCCCCTCCAGCGCGTCGAGAAGCAGGACGATGATCATCACCGTGAAGGCGAGCAGCATCACCAGCGTCCACACCAGGTAACCCACGCCGCTCCGCTCGTTCCAGTTTCCGCGTTAAGGCTAGGGTACCAGGTCAGCGATGGCAGAGCGGCAGCAGGTTGACGCTGAGCTCGGTGAAGAGGCGGCGACCGAGCTCGCCGTCATCGAGCTCCTCGAGCTGGTCCCACGTCTCGTGGCCGAGCCCTCGGGCGATCGCGTAGGTCGCCGCGGCGTGGGCGCGCTCGGCGGCGTGCCGCCACTCGAGGTGTGAGCGGCTCTCGTCGAAGGCGGCGTCCCACCGGTTCTCGTCGCCGTCGAACGTGAACTCGACCTCGTGGCGCTCGTCGATCACCCGAACCGAGCTGTAGCCGTAGCCGCTCAGGGCCCTCTCGTGGTCGGTGGGAACCTCGGTGAACCGGTAGGGCAGCTGTCGCGGATCTGACGTGGTGGCGCAGACGACGACGAAGGCGACCTCGTTGGATCCGTCCTCCTCAGCCTGGATCGCGACGCAGAGGTAGGGCCAGCCGTGAAGGCGATCGAGCTGCTTGGTCGGCACGACGGCCTCCACGAGCACGTCGTCGGCCTCGTTGAGGGTGAGCCTCGCGGCGCCGACGAGCTGGTCGCGCACGTTTCGGAGCGTGACCCGGCCGTCGGCGGGGAGAGCGACGCCGTTGGCGAGGCGGTCGGTTCGGCGCACGTGCTCGCCGCGGATGGCGACGCCGCGCAGGGTCAGATAGGTATCGGTCACGTCACACCAGCTTCAAGACGATGTCGGCATCGGGGTCGCAGTGGTACGAGGCACAGATCCGGTGGTAGCCGGTGACGATGATCGGCAGCCGGCGGACGTTGCCGCGGAGGCAGAGCACGGGCGAGAGCTTGTGGCCGCCCGAAATGCGGACGAGCTCGGCGGTGACGTGGGGATCCTCGCGGGGAAGCAGTGGAAGGTCAGCTGCCCTGAGCAGGTCGAGGGGGTGACGCCGGTGCGTGTCAACCTGGGTGCGGAGGTTCTCGACGATGACCGCGGCGACGTCGTCATCCATCAGCAGGCTGAGGTACATGAACGCCGCGGTGAGCTCCGTCTCGGGAACCTCGGCTCGCCACCGGGCACGGCGCGCGGTGAGGGGGTCGGGTCGTCGCCTGGCTCCCTTGCTCCCTCGGTCAGCCACGCTTGCGGACTCCCAGCTCGACGAGGTAGATGATGGCCTGTCGCTCGGTCCAGCCGCCCTTCACGAGGGACGTGAGGATCTCGTGCATGGCGATCGCGTCCTGCACGAGCTTGGACGCGACCTCACCGTCGAACTCGCCCAGGTCGGGGGTCGGGTCGTCACTCACCGGGCACCTCGCCCGTGTGTCGGCGGCGTCCCTTGCCACGGTTGGGGTAGGCCGCGAGCACGTCGGGGTTGAACAGGTCGGCCGCGGTGACGTTGAGCAGCTCGCAGGCCCGCACGACGAGGGACTCCGCCGGCAGACAGCCACCGTAGGCCCAGGCGATGTAGTTGCCCTGGTTGAAGTTGTCGACCGGGAGGTCGAGGGCGTTCGCCTCCTCCGTGAACCGGCGAGCGGTGTAGCCGCGCTCGCGAACGAGATCGCGGATGGGCTGCCAGCCCCACTTGGTGCGGTTGGGGTTGGGGGTGCGGTGGCCGCCGCGTCGGGGCGTGAGCTCGGTCTCCACCCAGGCAGCGAACCGGGCGCGCTCAGGGTCACCGTCCAGGTCGGCGAGGCGGCGGACGCCGGCGGCGGTCACGGCGTCGACCTGGGTGAGCTGGAACCGCTCGTAGGTGTCGACCAGGTCTCGCTCCTCGGGGCTGAGGGTGGTGAGCTCGTCGGGGTGGATCCCGAGGGCGAGGCAGGCGTCCTCGGCGTAGACGAGGACCCGTTCGCTGGGGGTGCCGGGCTCGAGCACGAGGTGCCGCACCGCCATGAAGCTGAGAGGGTAGTTGAGCACCCGTCGAGTGGGCGCGGGTAAGGCCTTGACGTCATCCATGTTGAAGACTCTACCAGCGGTACGATGTTGATGACAACCGAGAACGTTCAGCATTGCTGTTTACATCTTAGCCGCGTGGTGATACGGTATCTCCAGGAACGAGGAACCGAGGAGAGGAGCTCCCGATGTCGAAGAGGTCGGAGCGCAAGCGGCTGCTGAGGGTTCGCCGCGAGCTCGCGGCGGCGACCCGCCACCTGAACCGGATCCACCGCCTGACCGACAGCGGCGAGCCGCAGCCGGCGCGGGTCTGGCTCGAGCGGGTCGGCCTGGACGAGGACCTCGCGAGGCGCTTCGCGCCCGTGTTCTCCCGCGGCGTCAAGACGAGCGTGACCGGCGAGACCGAGATCAAGATCCACGCTCACTCGCGGCTCGGCTACAAGAAGGTGCCGGTGAAGAGGTACCGGCGCGACGAGTTCTTCGCGCAGCTCCCCGTCGCCGTCTCCCGGATCAAGGACCCGACCGCGAAGCGTGAGTTCGCCCGCGTCGCGGCGATCTACTAGATATAAGGAGCGACGAGCCGTGAGGATCTTCCACGTCGACCGCAGGCTCAGCCGGAGCGACTACGGTTGGACCCGGGGCGCGATCGTCATCGCCCTGAACGAGACCGCGGCCAGGCACCTGGTCGACGGCCTCTCGATGTCCAAGCAGTTCAACGACCCGACGGACCTGTGGCTGTCCCCGGAGCACTCCACCGCGCGTGAGCTGGGGGTCGCCCACGGCACCGAGGAGGAGATCGTGCTGACCGACGAGGAAGAGGGGTAGAGCCGTGCCGTGGTGCGGACGGTGCCAGCGGGTCATCCAAAACGGGTGCTGCTGTGGGTGTGGCTGCCGGCTCGCGAGCCCGGACTGGTTCGCGAGCCTCGACGCAGGTACTGTAACAGTTGATGAACTGAGCGAGGGGAGCGAGGGTGGGAAGCGACGCGCACGGTGACCTCGTGTACGGGGTGCCGCTCGGCGGCAGCGACGAGGGTTGGCTCCTGACGGGGCCCAAGGATAAGTGGGGTGACGTCAGCCTCGAGCCGGAGCACCTCCCGTGGCTGACGCCGGAGCAGGCCGAAGGCTGGGACCACTTCAGCTACAGCGAGGTGCTCGAGCTCGGGCTCAGGCACCTCGACACGGTGATGTTCAGCCTCACCGATCAGCCGCTCAGCGCCGGCCTCGAGGTGCACCAGCACGGCTACGAGCTCAGGTCGTTCGCGCTCGCGCTCAAGAAGCCGCAGTTCGGGGCCTCGTGGGGTGACGCGACCGACGTCGACTGGCTCGCGCTGAGCGAGGTGGCCGGTGACACGCGGATCACGGTTCAGTTCCGCCGAGTTCTTCAGGAGCTCAACCTCGAGCCCGTGAACCCTCAGCCACGGTGGTTCCTGACCGCCCACTACTTCTAGGGGTCAACGTGCAGACCTTCCTGCCCGACCCCGACTTCGCGACGTCCGCCGGCGTCCTCGACCGGCAGCGCCTCGGCAAGCAGCGCGTCGAGACGCTGCAGATCATGACGGCCCTGCTGACCGGCACGGGCTGGGTCAACCACCCCGCCACCAAGATGTGGCGCGGCCACGAGGTGAAGCTGCTCCACTACCAGGCGGCGATCTGCGACGAGTGGGAGAACCGCGGCTACCAGGACACGTGCTGGGTCAAGACGCTCAGCCTGGCTTTCAAGCACGGCATCAAGCCCCTGCAGGTGACCGTCGACCCGTCGTGGCTCGGCGACGAGGCGTTCCACCTCAGCCACCGCTCCAACCTGTTTCGCAAGAACCCAGCACATTACGGCGCGTTCTGGCCGGACGTCCCGGCCGACCTGCCGTACGTGTGGCCCGTGAGAGAGGACTGAGGTGCCTGGTCACCGACACCACGCCGTCCGCTACGGCGAGCTTCCCGAGTGGAACCGCCTCGCCAGCCGGGTGAAGACCGGCTACGAGATCCAGGTGGAGCCGCCCGACGGCGAGTGGCGTCGGGTCAGACGCAAGCAGCGTGACAGCGAGAACGGGGTCGTCCTCTTCACGTTCGAGGACGGCACCCAGCTCCGCGTCGCGGTCACGACCAAGATCAAGGCGCGGCGCACGCCGCTCCCCACCGAGGAAGGAACCGAGGAACAGTGAAGCTGACTCACCGGCAGAAGCTGCTGGGCACCCTGGCGGCCGTGGGCCTGCTGCCCATCGCCCTGATGGGTGACGCCTGCTCCAACAACTCCCAGAGCCAGGCCCAGCAGATCACCGAGCAGTACTCGCAGCACTCGCAGAGCGCGGTGCCTTACCCGCTGACGCAGATGGACGCCGGCGGCTGGACGGAGCGCACCCTCCTGAAGGAGCACCTGCTCCGCCAGAACGACCCCAACGCGATCCACTACGTCTACTGGATCGTCCCGATGACCGGCGCCCTGGTCGCGCAGTGGACCGTCAAGGGCATGGTCTTCTCGCCGAACAGCCAGCTGACCAACACGCAGTCCATCACGTGGTCGAGCAACGGCGGCAGCGGCGTCGTCGACGCGCCCGGCGACAACGGCACGTGGGGCCCCGAGCCGTTCTGCTACGACTTCTTCACCACGTCGGGCAACGAGATCCGGCTGCCCTGCAACGGCCTGTCGGCCGTCGAGTCCGACACGCCGATGACCTTCTCTACCCAGCCCGTGATCACCTACGACGCGAGCCAGAAGTCGCCGCTCGACAAGGGCGGCCTGTCCAAGATCGGAGGCAAGTGATGGACGACTTCGCGGACCGGCACCCCGTCGCCTACATCCTGACGGTGATCTTCTCCGTCATCCTCGTCCTGTTCGTGATCGCCGCGTTCATCATGGGGCTGAGGACCAACTTCAGCTATTGGTGGGGCCAGCAGCAGGCGACCCAGGACAAGAACTCCGCGGGGAACTTCGAGGCCGCCCAGCGGCAGTTCCTGCAGGACAAGAACGACGTCGACGGCTACGTGCAGAAGATCACCGCCGCGAGGCAGCAGCTCGCCGACTTCGACAAGGCCCACCCGAGCCTCGCGAGCGAGGACGGCCTCGCGGGCTTGACCGACGCGCAGCAGCGGCAGAGCCTGGCGACCAACCTGACCGGCCTGCAGCAGCAGTGCGTGAACGTGGTCAACGACTACAACACGAGCGCGAGGGCGTACCTGACCGCGGACTGGCGGGACGCGAACCTCCCGGAGCGGCTCGATCCCAACTCCTGCTCCTGAGGCGGCGACATGAGCATCATCCGCTGGTGCACCAGAACGATCGCTCGACAGGCGGCGAGGATCCGCGAGGAGCGAGCCCACAACCGACACCTCGTTCAGACGAACGAGAGGTTGGTCAAGCAGAACGACACGCTGCGGCTGAGGTTGATCGACCTCGACGTCGATCCGGTCAAGGTTCTCGACGAGGAAACCGACGGCGAGGGCTGAGCTAGAGCGAGGGGCGGAACCGAGAGGTTCCGCCCCTCGCTGTCTGTCTGCAACTTGATGTGGTATTGTAAACCCCAGTTGCCGTGGAACCAGGAAGGAAGTCGAACCGTGAGCGAGACCACGAGGCCGGCGGGGACGACGCCGTTCTACCTCGCCGCATTGGCCGGCATGGCCGTGTCCCTGAACACCAGCTGGAACTTCTTCGGGGACGTGCTGGGCGTCACCGACGTCGACCGCTACACCATGTTCTTCGTGCTGGAGCTCGCCCAGGTCGCCTGCGCCTGGGGCATGCGCGCGTCGATCCGCCGGCACGTCGACGGCGACCACCGGCCGTCACCGGGCCCGGCGCGCTGGGTCGCCTGGGCCCTCTGCGCCGTCTCCGCCTACATGGCGTGGAGCCTCAGCGGCTTCTGGGTCGGCGTCGCCCGGGTGCTGATCGGCCCCCTGCTCAGCCTGATCATGCTTCACCTCGCGCTGGGCATCGAGATCCGCGGCCTTCAGGTGGGCAACGACACCACCCTCGCCCGGGTCGGCCGGGAGCTGCGGGAGCGGCTCCTCTCCCTGCTCGGGCTCGGTGACGAGGAGCGGGACGCCAAGACGATGTCACGGCTCCGCGCGGAGCGCCGCGCCTTCAAGATCCGCATGACCGCGAGCGGCAAGCGTCGGCACCGGCGCCGCTTCGTGCAGCAGATCGCGCGGGCCGGCGTGGCGAACGACCCGGAGGCCCTCGAGCGCTTCAACACCGGGATGATGCTGGCCGCGAACGTGAACAAGCTGTGGGACCAGGAGCGGCCGCTGCCACCCGAGCTGACGGGTGCCACGGACGACGTGCCAGGTGTCATCGACGCCGAGGTCGTGCCAGATGCCACCACCGAGGTGGCACCAGACAGTGACAGTGACAGTGACAGTGACAGTGACAGTGACAGTGACAGTGACAGTGACACCGAGGTGGCACCTGACACCAAGAGCGTGACACCCAAGGCGGTGCCGCTGACATCCCTCAGCGCCCGGACCCAGGCGGAGGTTGACACCATCCTCGACCTGATGAGCGAGAAGGGTCTGGACGCGGTCACGATCGAGTACATCATGGAGCACGTTGGCCTGAAGTTCTCCACGGCGGCGCGGCGGCGGCGGGTCGCGGTGGCGCTCTTCGAGGCTCGACAGGTGTCGTGACACCCGACACCTGACCTGCCACTGCCACCGGTGCCACGTGCCGGTGGCAGTGGCACGTCTGGCACGCGACCCACGTCACGTCCTCATTCATCAGTTGATGTGATACAGTGATACCACCGAGGAGGTGATGACGGTGAGCGAGAGGCTCGAGAGCGACGAGGAGCAGGTGTTCGCGTCGGCGGCACCGGTGCCTGAGGAAGGCCTGGTGAGCGGGTCGGAGACGCCGGAGAAGGAGACCGACCAGGCCTCCAAGGAGGAGGCCCCCAAGGTCCCGACCGGGGGCAAGGCCCGCCAGGCCGCGGGGCGACCGACGTGGCACCTGTCCCTGACCCTGGGCCTGGTGATCGCCCTAGCCGGCGGGGTGCTCCTGTGGATGCAGTCGCCGGCGCTGGCGCTGCTCGTTGGCGGCGCCCTGGTCGTGCTGGTGGGGCTCGCCCTCGCCCTGTGGCACCTCTTCGGGTCCGATGCCACCGGCCGTCGAGCTGCCAACCGCCGTGCCAACGACGTGGCAGCCCGTGCCACCGGGAACCGTGGCAGTGACACCTCACGGCGGCAGGCAGCTGGCAGTGACACCCGCCGAGGTGCCACCTCGCGTGACACCGGTGGCACCTCACGTGCCACCCGTGCCAACCGCCGTGGCACGCGAGACGGTGACACCGATCCGCGAGGTGCCACTCGCCGCCGGCGACGTGGCACCGATGACACCCGTGACCCGGCACCGCGTGGCAGGCGACGGGATCGTGCCACCGAGCCCCGTGGCACGGGTGGCACGCCGCGTGACCGAGGCGGTCAGCCACGGCAGCCGCGTGCCACGCCGCCCGGCGGCGGGCGACCGCAGCAGCCGCGCGGCGTCAAGGACCCGACCGGTGGCCGGCAGCCGGCACCGAACGCGGAGCGAAACCCGTACCGCAACCGAAACCGCAACCCGTACTGGAACCGCGACCGTGACCGACCCGGCTTCTGGCGTGAGCGCACCTGCGTCAATGGCGGCCGCCCACCGATCACCAAGGTGCCGAAGGCTGAGGACGCCGCGGCCGACGAGGGAAAGAGGCCGGTGAGGTTGAAGCCACTTCGCTGGCGAAGCCGTCGAGGGAAGCTGCCGGTCCCGCAGGAGCCGAGGCCGGCTCGAGCCAAGGTGACCAAGCCGCCGCGGGAGCCGAGGCGTCCCAACGAGACCAGCGTGGAGTGGCCGAACGTGGATCAGGACCACTACGAGCCGGTGATCGCGAGCAAGCTGCCGCGCATCACCCACGCGAGGCGAGCGGTCAAGCTGCCGCCCATCTACCACCGCAAGGGTGAGCCCCAGTGGCCCACCGACGACGAGGACCAGCGGGGACCCACCGTCCCCCCGCAGCGAGACAGGAGAGGCACCGTGGTAACCCCTGATCAGATGACCCGGGCCGACTGGGAGGCCCACTGCAGCCGGGCGGCCAACCTGGCTACCAAGGCGGCTCAGGCGAAGGACGAGCTGGCCACGAGGGCCCTCCAGGAGGCTCAGCTCCTGGACGGCATGGATGACCCGGAGATGCGGGAGGCGCAGGCCAACCACCTCCACGCGGCCTCCCGGGCGGCCCTCGACGGCGAGGTTCGCCGTCACAAGGCCGCGATCTGGAGCTCCCTGGGCCAGAATCCCGTGTAGGATTGAGGCGAGCGGCATCTCGACCCCCGACCGGAATGGTCGGGGGTCGAGGTCGCTCTACGGAAAGAGGAAAAAAGATGACCACGATTCCCCACAAGGTGTTCCTTCCCGCGGTGGGTGCCCTGCTGACCCTCTCACTGGGCATCACCCTGATCCTGTCCGAACTACCGTCGTGGCTCACGGTTCTGATCACGATCGCCGCGACGGGCGTCACGGTTCTGATTTCGGAGCAGCTCGTGCTCAGCGCGTGGTGCCTCGCGGACCTGACCGTGGACGGCAAGGGGATCGCGGTTCGTCTGGTGGCGCTCGCGGTGGTGAGCGACGGCTCGCTCGCGGTGTTTCTCGAGGTAGCGGGCCTGAGCGCGCTGCCTCTCGCCCTGCTCGGTCAGCTCGCGCTGGCCGTCTCTCAGGTCCTCGTGGCCGTGGTCGCTGACGCGTACCTGTTCCGGATGCGGCCCCGGCTGAGGCGCGTGGCCTGGGAGAGGCAGCAGCACGCCGCGAGGCAGCGACAGCAGCAAGTTGAGGTGAGGAAGGGTCGGGAGAGGGCCGACGCGCTCGTGAGGGCCGACCCCGCGACGGTGACCACCACCGAGAGCCACGACGTTCGGATCATGCGAGAGGCCCTCAAGCGCGTCAAGCTCGACTGGGTTGAGATCCGGGGTGAGCCCACGCGCCTGAGCGATGACCGCGGGCTCTTCGGCATTCGCTTTGAGGTTCAAATCACCTCAACGGCGATGCTGAACAAGAACCAGCGCACGCTTTCCGTGGACAGCGCGGAGCCGATCGCGGTGGCTCTCTCGGAGCTCCTGAACCAGCGGCTGCACCGGAAGTGGGTGGCCATTCAGCGCCTCGAGCACGCCGGCGGCTACACGATCACGGTGACCACGCAGGACGTCATGAAGCGGGTCTACCAGTTTCAGGACACGCTCGAGTGGGGGGACATCGAGGTTCCAGCTCGGGTGGGCTTTGGGTTGGATGCGCGGCCCATTTACCTAAAGCTTCGGCAGCACGGCCAGTTCCTGGGAAAGACCCGAGCCGGCAAGTCCTCGCTGATCAACTGCACGATCGCCTACGGCACCCGCTGCCGCAACGTCGTGTATTGGATCTGCGGCGTGAAGAAGCTGTACGACATCCTCGCCGGCTGGCTCGAGATCTACCTCGACACCGAGTTCGACATGCCCTTCGACTGGGTCATGGCGGGCCCGGCGGACACCGCGGAGATGCTGGCCGCCCTGGAGCGCGTGTCGCGGTACCGCCAGTCCCTACGCAACCACGAGCGGCAGAACCTGCCGGACATCATCCTCGTCCTGGATGAGGCCAGCTACGCCCTGCGCGACACCTCGGTGACGGGCGAGGTGGACGGCCTCGACCTGACCATGTCGGCCCTGTGCGGCATGATCACCCAGGGCGCGGGGTCGGCGAACTGCTGGCTGCACTACGCCACGCAGCGCGACACCAACGACCAGCTCGGCAGCGTCGGCGGCGACATCCAGGCGCAGGTCGGGTTCACGGCCATGTTCGGCACGCAGGACAACCTCTCGCTCGGTCGGCAGCTCGGTGACTTCAAGCTGCCGCCGCCCACCCACAAGGGCGAGTACTACCTGAAGAACGACGACGCGGAGGAGACCTACCCGGTCCTGGTGAAGTCGGAGTACATCCAGGAGGATGACCCCAGCAAGCCCGTCCTGCACGACGGGCTCAAGCTCAGCGAGGTGTCTTGGTCGCGGCGGAACTTCAAGACCCGCCTCGACGAGGGGTCGCAGCGCGCCGCCGGCGAGGTGTACCTGCGGCGGCCGACCCGGGTCACGGAGCGGTTCATCGACTACCTGCGAAACCCGCGGGGCGTCTCGATGCCCCTCAGCGGCCTCAGCTACGGGGCCGGGACGGCCACCGAGGTCGACCCGGACGAGGCCGCGAGGGACCTCGCGAGGCACCAGGGGCTCGACTTCGATGACCTGCCGCCGGCGCAGAGGGAGGCCTACCGGGAGGTCGCGCGGGAGCTCCACGAGGACGTTCCGGCGCCGTCGGACGAGCCCAGCGCGCCGGTCAGTGGCAACCTCACGGAGCAGGTCACGTGGGTCCTGCGCCGCGCCGGCCGCCCCCTGGCGATGCGGGACCTCCTCGACGCGATGCGGACCGCTGGGCTGGAGGTCCGCAGCGAGGGGTCGGTGCGCAACCTGCTCGGGAAGCTCGTGGAGGACGGGGTCCTCACCCGAGGCGCGGACCGCCTCTACGAGCTTCCCGACGGTAACTGAGAGCACACGGTGCATGTGTCATATGCACCCGACAGGTACCCCCTGACCGGGGCATGCAGGGGGCTCAGGGGGTGCGTGTCATATGTCATATGACACATGACAGCTACCGAGAGTAACATCACACCGAGCTAGGGAGACCAACCGTGTGCCTCGGGCGCACCCACGTTCTCGGCGGCGTCGCGGGCGGCTTCGCCGTCGCCGACGCCTACTCCGCCCTCGTGCGGCAGCTGCCGCTGACGGTGAGCCTCGCCTGCGCCGCCGTGGCTGGCGGGGCGGCCCTGCTCAACGACCTCGACACGCCCTCATCCACCGCGTCCCACTCCCTGGGGCGGCTCAGCCAGGGGGCGGCGCGGGGTGTCCAGTGGCTGGCTCAGGTCGCGTTTGAGGCGACCGCGACGCCGGCCGACGCGCGGTACGGGTCACCGGTCCACCGAAGCCTCACCCACACCGGGGTCGCGGCCGTCGCGGTGGGAGCCGGCACGTGGCAGCTCGCGCGGCTGGGCTGGGGCGTGACGCTGGCCGTGACCCTGCTGACGACGTTCCTCGCCCTTCGGGCGCTGACGAGTCAGCGGGGCGTGGGGTCGGTGGCCGCGACGCTTCTCGGCGGCGGCGCGATCACCCTCGCGGCGCCGACCCCGGTCATCGTGGGGCTCGCGGTCACCGCGGGGCTGCTGAGCCACGACGTTCTCGACGGCTGCACGACGATGGGGGTGCCGTTCTGGTGGCCCCTGCGGATCCGCGGGATGCGGTGGCGGCGGGTCGGCCTGCCGCGCTTCCTGCGCTTTCACACCGGCGCGAGAGCGGAGGCGTGGTTCACGATACTGGTGAGCGCGGCTGGCGTCGCTCTGCTGCCGCCGGTTCTCGCGGTTACGGTGAGCTTGGCGCACGTCTACCTACGGTAAACGAGCTGAGGTATGCTGCGAGCTGAGAGCTGAGCCCGCCGAGCGAGGAGCTGAGAGCCGTGCCTCACAAGCGAGCCAAGGAGATCAAGGTGGATGACATCGTGTGGGGATCCGCCGGCTGGTGGCGCGTGACCAAGATCTACCAGAACTTCGGTGGCCGACCCGGCGAGTACGCCTTCGACACCGAACACCTCGAGACGAAGGCCGTGGGGTCGATGGTGGGACCAGCCATGATGCGACTGCTAGTCAAGTGACCGAGCCAGCTGTTTACATCTGAGGTCGAGGGTGATAGGGTAGTCTCAGCGGCCAAGGGAACCGGCCTCAGGAGGAAGAGCGGAACGTGACCGAGGAACGGCTCGAGTTCAAGCGAATGACCGGCGGCTACGTCGCCGAGAACCACCACCGGCACTACTCGATCTACAGCGGGTGGGGCTACCGCCCGGACCTCAAGGCTGAGGGGTTCATCTGGACCCTCGAGGTTCGAGAGAAGACCGAGACGCTGGGCCGGCGAAACGTCGTCGGGCAGCCGGTGATCTATCGGGTTGAGCGGCACACCCGAGGCGAGCTTCTAGAGCTGGCGCAGCTCTTCGAGGTGTCCATCCTCGAGGCGCTGCGAAGCCGGACCTGACGGTTCACGAGGAACGACGAGAGAAAGAGGCAACGAATGAGCTGGCTCGGAGACAAGGCGAGCGAGAAGCTGGACCGCGCGCAGCCGAAGTCGCTTCTGGGCAAGGCCGCGGTCGCCACGGCGAAGGGGGTCCGCGCCGTGGACCGGCGCACCGGCGGTGACCCGCACAACAAGACGGGTGGCGACCCGACGAAGTGCCACATGCGGGCGCGCCGCAAGGGCAAGGAGTGCAACGCCGATCTGAAGACCCGCCGGCAGATGGAGCAGGGCCACTGCGGCCACCACATCTGCGCCAAGGAGCACATCGCCTACACGTCTCACCCCGACTACGACGACCGCTTCGACACCACGCACCGCCACGTGAAGCGCTGGTGACGCGAGCTGAGGCGCGGCTGGTGAGGGTGCCGGCCGCGCCTCAGCTGTTTACAAATCAGCTCGGGTGAGGTACGGTAGGCTCAGGAACGAGGAACGGAGGACCTGATGGATCAGATCGAGACGATCGAGGTCATCACACCGCGCTGCAGCGAGTGCCATCGAGTGAGCCGCCTGCGGGTGCCGCGGCCGGGCTACGAGCTCTGGCGAGCAGGCGCCCACATCCAGGACGCGCTGTCAACCTTGACGGCGCAAGAGCGCGAAATGTTGATGACCGGCATCCACCCGGACTGCTGGGATCAGCTGATGGCTGCGATCGAGGGTGAGGCGTGATGGGAACCAACTACTACGCGTGCACGGATGACACGCCGGGCATCGAGGACGGTCTGCACATCGGCAAGTCCTCAGGTGGCTGGGACTTTCTGTGGCGCGGCCACGAGCGCCTCAACCTGATCACCCGTGAGCTGTGGGAGGGCTACCTCAGGCAGCCGAGGGTCACCATCGTGGCGGAGCACGGCGTCACGTACACGCTCGACGAGTTCCTCAAGGTGATCGTGGACGAGAAGCCGTCGGTCGTCATCCGACACGCCAACTACTGGCTGCGTCACAGCCGCGACTCGCTCGAGAACTCACTGAACGTCACGTGTTGGGTCGACGAGGCCGGCAACCCCTTCTGCGGCGTGGAGTTCTGCTGATGTGGGGCGTGGCGTGGGTCGTGGTCCGCCGAGCGAACGGTCGGTTCGTTCGGCGGGTCCGGGCGAGGTCGAGCTACCACGCGAAGCAACTGAAGAAGACGCTCGAGGAGACCTACGACCACACCTACGGCGTGTCGATCGAGCGAGGTGAGCCGCGGTGACGCTGACCGACCGGGAGTTCTTCGAGCGGTTCGAGCCGTTCATCGACTCCCTGACCGCGGTGACCCGGACGGAGGTCACCGAGCTGATGAGGCGACTCGGGGATGACCCCAGGGACGCCGTGACGCGTCAGCTGCGGATCGAGCAGCTGCTCAACGCCGTCAGGGGAAACCTACGGAGGTGCCCGTGACCGACCTAGCCCTCAGCGTGCTGCAGATCGTGGGGGTGATCGCGGTCGCGTGGATTGCCCTGATCGCGTTCGTGGGAGTCGTGATCGTTCTCGTCTTGATGGCGTTGAACTGGCGCGACCGCCGCTTCTGGCGGCGAGAGCGGCGTCGCCGCATGGAGCTCCGCGCCGAGGCTCAGCGCCGCCGCGAGGCCAACCGGTGACCCACGAGAACCCCGAGCTCCGCCGCGGCCTGAACCGGGCCGCGGCGGAGTTTCTGCGCGAGATGGCCAACCTCGTGGAGGCCAACGACGCGTACAACTTGAGCTGGGAGCGCCGGACCGAGTTCCCGTGGCTGGTAACCGGGCAGCGAGCGAGCGATGAGCCGCTCAGCGAGACCTGGGTCATTCAGATCGACGTGCGACGAGAGACGTGAGGACCAACCTGTGCGGATTCTGATCCTGGGCGGTGACGGCTACCTCGGGTGGCCCACCGCCCTTCACCTGTCCGACGCCGGCCACGAGGTGGGGATCGTGGACGACCTCAGCCGCCGGCGCATCGACCGGGAGCTCGGCACCGAGAGTCTCGTGCCGATCCAGGGCATCAACGCTCGCCACGACGCGTGGTACGACGTGAGCGGCCACGAGCTGCGTTGGTTCAACGCCGCAGTTGACACCGGTGGGGAGCTCGTATACGAGCTGCAGGAGTTCCAGCCCGACGCGGTGATTCACCTCGCCGAGCAGCGCTCCGCGCCCTACTCCATGCTGGACAGCTGGCACGCGGCGTACACGCAGCGCCGGAACGTGATCGGCACCCTCAACTTGATCCACGCCGTGGCGGAGGTCAACCCGGACATCCACATCGTGAAGCTCGGCTCCCTCGGCGAGTACGGCACCCCGAACCTCGACATCGAGGAGGGGTGGCTCAACGTGGAGCACAACGGTCGCCGCGACCGCGTGCTGTACCCGAAGCGGCCCGGCTCGTGGTACCACCTGTCGAAGGTGCACGACTCCAACAACCTGGAGTTCGCGTGCCGAACGTGGGGGTTGCGGGTCACGGATCTGAACCAGGGGATCGTCTACGGCACTCACACCGAGCAGACCCTGCGGGATCCCGCGCTCGAGACGCGGTACGACTACGACGAGTTCTTCGGCACGGCTCTGAACCGGTTCGCGGTGCAGGCCGCGCTCGGTGAGCCTCTCACCGTGTATGGGGACGGCACGCAGGTCCGCGGGTTCATCGACCTCCGCGACTCGGTGCGCTGCCTCGAGCTGGCGTGCCTGCACCCCGCCGGGCGGGGCGAGTTCCGGGTCTTCAACCAGCTCACCGAGACGTTCTCGATCCTGGAGATCGCGCAGCACGTCGCCGCGGTGACCGGGGCGACGGTGCGACACCTCCCGAACCCCCGCGTGGAGGAGCAGAGCCACCGCTACCGCGTGACGCGGACGGGGCTCAAGGAGCTCGGCCTCGAGCCTCACCTCCTGAACGCGCTGGTGATCAACGTGCTCGTGGAGCGAGCCAAGCGCCACCTCAGCCGGGTCAACCCGGACGTGATCCAACCGACCGTGAGCTGGCACCGGCAATAGGGTTTACATCCGACGGCTGACGTGATATTGTTCTATCAGGAACAGCGGAAGGAGGAACCGTGAGCTACAGGGTAAACGACGTGGTGCCGCTCCCGCGGCGGCTCTCCCCGGACAAGCCGACCTGCGGCATCGTGCGCTACGTCAGCGTCGGCAGACGCGCACGCTTCGCCTACGTGGAGGTCGCCGGCCGGCAGGAGCTTCTCAGCTTCGAGGAGCTCGACGCCGCCGAGGACGCCCACCGGCGCGAGTTGGGCGTGTGATGATCGAGCTGACGCCACCGAACGGGTGCCGGCACTGCGGCATCGAGCGGGACAGGCACATGAGCCTGTGGACCAAGGAGGCGGGGTGGCACACGTGGATGGAGCCGAGCGACCGGATGCGCAAGGAGCGGATGATCGCCCGTTGGGCGGTGCGGACGGGAACGCCGTGGCGACGCTGGGGTCGGACGAGCTGACGCTTCTCGAGCGAACGAACCGCGACGTGGCGATCGACGTCATCGAGCGGTTCATCCGGAACGAGACCGGCGTCTACGCGGACGCGCCGGGTGTCCTGCTGGCGGCGGTTCGCGAGCAGGCGACCGAGCTCACGCGACGGCTCGCGGCGGCGAACCTGCTGCGGCTGTCGTCAACCAGCGCGTCGCGATTGAGTGAGCTGTCTCTCAAGGATGCCCTGCGCCGTGCCGCCCTGGAGCAGTGCGCCAAGGGATGGGGCTTCGAGAGCTGGCGAGCCTACGCCGGCGAGGACCTCGAAAGCGGCGCCGCGAGCTCCCGGGTTGTGTTCGACATCGTCACGACCGCGGTTCGCGGCCTGCTGCCCCTCGTGAAGGAGCAGCTCGGGATCCTCGAGACCGAGAACGATGACCTGCGCGGCGAGCTCGACGACGCTCGGCGCGCGCTGAACCAGGTGTGACAGGCAGAAAACGAGAGGAGATCGACGATGCCGATCTTTGGGCGTGGGTCGCGGCAGACTGGGCCGCAGCCGACGAGCATGAACCGCAGCGACAAGGGCGTGGACCCGGTCTACCGCAAGCCGACGGACCGTGAGGTCAGGGACTACGCGAAGCGGCTGCAGGCGAACGACCGGTCGCTGAGCTGGCCGAAGGCGCTGGATCTCGCGCGAGAGCACGTGATGGAGCACCTCGAGGCTCACCTCAAGAACGTTGACGGCAAGAAGTGGTGAACCAAGGGGAGGAGACGCGGCAGCCACCGCTGCTGTGGTGGTCACCGAGCCTGGGGCTCGTGACCCTCGAGGATGGCGTCTGGTGGCGCTGCGAGAGCGGCCGCGTGTCCCTGCGCCACGACGGCCTGCCCAACGAGCTGCCCACCGACGCGGTGTTCCTCGCGCCGGTGAGCCGCGACCGGGGACGGCTCGTCGTCCTCGTCGACCACGTGGAGGTGAGCGGTGATCAAGCGTGAGCGCGAGCTCAACGAGATCGCGAGACGGCACGGGTTCGGTCCGCTTCAGCGAACCTCGGGTGGCCACTACGTCACCCAGCACCTGGTCACCAGACGCAAGGTGTTCGTCAGCTTCAGCAACTCGGGCTCGGGCTCGAAGCTGCTGCAGCTGTTCGAGAGCGACCTGCGAAAGGCCAACGAGGGCCGGGCGAACCGACGGTGAGAAAGCACTGCCACGACATGAACGAGCTCGCCGCGAGGTACGGGTTCGACGAGGCCCGCCCGACGCGTGGCGGCCACCTCGTGTTCCAGCACCGCGTGAACGGCCGCAAGGTGTTTCACGCCAGCTCGCCGTCTGAGTCTCGATCCAACCGGAACTTCGAGAGCCAGCTTCGCCGCACCGCGCGGCTGCCGCCGGTCGGCGTCGACGCGTGAGGCGTGACCCATGGGGTTTACATTTTGCCGCGAGCAGGGTAGGCTGACACCGGATCAGGAACGAGGAACGGAGAGCGAGATGATCCAGGCTGAGATCAAGAGCGAGGCTGAGGCCCACGGCCACTTCGACGTTCGCGTCTACGACCAGGTGTGGCTCGAGGTTTGCCCCGAGGTGAGGGCGGCTCGCCTTGTTGACCGTGAAATGGGTCACGAGACGTTCGTGGACACCGATAAGCTCGACGCGGTCATCACCGCGTTCACCTCCGTCCGCGAGCTGCTCAAGGAGAAGATGTGACCGACCGTCAGATCGCCAAGCCCACCGCGGAGGAGCTCAAGAGAGCGACCCAGGTCGCCCAGAAGCTGCCCTTCGCGGGCAGGATCCACGTCACCGACTACGGGGTGTGGGTGGACGGCGCGGAACGCTGGGTGTGCCCGAAGTGCCTGACCGTCTGGGCGAACCGAGAGCTCCGCGCCAACCACTATTGCCCGAACAAGCGGTGCGACCACCCGATCGCGCCGTGACGACCCGAGAACCACGAGTCGAGAGGAACGATGAACGATGAGCATGACCCTGCGTGAGGCCGTCGACAAGGTCGTCGAGCACACCCGCACCAAGGAGCGCAAGCCCAATTTGTCCACCGACCGCGCCCTGGCGCTGGTCCGGCAGCTGACCGAGGTCGACGTCAGTCGCCTGACCCGGGACGTGGACCTGCGCAACGCCTACGTCCAGGTTCTGGTGTCCTCGGACGCGCAGATCGCTGAGGCGCTGCGTGGGTAACCACTCGCGCTTCACGCCGCCACCGACCCGAGACGAGCTGACCCAGGCCGAGTACGTCGCGTGGATGCTGCAAGGCACGACCAACGTTCGGGTCACCGAGCACGCGGTCTACGCGTTCGGTGCGGAGGCCTGGGTCTGTCCCAGGTGCCTCAGGCCGAATCACCCGATGCGGGAGGGCAAGATGCCCATCGTGCCCACGGCCTGCAAGCGCTGCCACACGAGGCTGCTGTGACCGGTCGGCCGGAGCCGATCTGCCCGCAGATTCACAGCTCGCTCGGATACGTGTGCTGGCCGGCAAAATACCAGCGAGACCTGCCGCACGCCTCCACCTACTGCTGCGGTGCGGCCGACTGCGTCGAGGACGCGGCGGACTGGGTGGAGAGCGTCACGGGCCACCGGGGTGAGTGGCACCCGTTCGTGAAGCAGACGAGGAACCGATAGGAGATCAGATGAGCTCGGGATCCAGGCAGGATCAGGACTGGCAGCCCAAGAACTCCAAGACCGTCAAGGCGGAGACCATCCGGAAGGGTGACCTCGTGCTGAACAGCACGTGCAGCGCGTGGTACCTGATCACGACCGTCGACACCTACCCGGCGGAGGGCCGGGTCATGATGTACGGGAACGAGGTGCTGGGTGAGACCGCACCCGGCAGGTACCTGCTCGGCAAGAGCCTTGGTCGGCTGAACGCCGTGTTCGGCGAGAACCGCATCCTCGGCTGGTAGCGTTCGTGGGTCCCGGGCGAGCCCGCTCGTCCGGGAGCCCTCGAGCGAGGAGCGGCTGAGAGGAGAACGACGCGGTGAACCGAATCACGCGCCAGGAGGTGTCCTTCGGGTTCACCATCCCGGAGTCAGGCAGCGCCATCAGCTCGCTGCTGGCGACCGTCGAGACCGCGAACGGCACCCACCACCGGCTGGGCGTCCTGCAGAGCGTGGCCAACCTGCCGGCCGGGCCGGCACGGATCAACCTCGAGCTGCTGCTCACGGTGCCGGAGCCGCCACCGCCGCGACCGAGGACGCTGCGCGACAAGCTCTGGGAGATCCTGTCGGACAGCGACGGGGACGGACCCGACAACCAGGTGAACGCGGTGCTCGAGCTGCTGAGCGAGGAGGAGAACCTGCCCGACCAGATCGACGCGCTGTTGGATGAGAACTGAGAGGAGAACCAGGTGAGGGTGATCAAGGGCGTGCACGTCGGCAAGACGGTGACGCCGCACCAGTTCTGCAATGACTGGGTGACGGTCAAGGAGCTGCCGGGCGAGGTGCTCTCGCCGCTCATGCTGCGGGTCGAGACCAAGGCGGAGCGGGACTTCTTCCAGAACGACCCGAACCCGGGCGTCTTCTGGAACCTGTTTGAGATCGCCCGGGACGGCTGCTTCGTGCGAAAGCTGTCGCGGTGATGGGCCGGGTCAAGGTGGAGCGCTACTGCACGTGCGGCGCCGAGCTCATCATCGAGGCGAGCGACCTCAAGGCGGTCCAGATCGGCGACCAGCGCTTCGGCGAGATCCACTCGGGTGAGGGCCACCGCCCGGTCACGCGGCGCGAGGCCGCCCGGGCGCGCCGCCGGCAGCTCCTCCGGGACGCGGAGGAGCTGGGTCGCCGTGAGCGGTGAGCTGACCCTCGCGGACCTGCGGGCCCGCATCGCGGCACGCGGCCTCAGCTCGCGGATCAAGGTCGTCGGCGACCCCCGGCGGGTTCACCGCCTCGACATCACGCTCGAGGAGTTCGACCGCTGGCTCGACGAGACCGAGGCCGACGGCACCGGCGTCCTGATCAGGGTGGGGGTGCGACGTCGCCAGCACCTCTGGCAGCTGGTGATCGACCGGGTTCGGAACGTCAACAGGTTGAGGATCAACGGGCGAGGCCGCGATGCCTGACGCCGACTACGAGGAGTTCGCCGCGGCCGAGGAGCCGGACCCCACCCACCCCAGCATGCCCGTCGGCTACCGTGACCTCGGCTACTCCGACGAGGTTAACTGGGACCGGTCCTGGCACCTCCACGTGAACCGTCAGCGTGCCTGCTGCACCACGCGGTGGGGGCGCCTGTGGTTCCGAGTGATGGGACGACATTGGTTCAGCGGCTGAGGGACGCGCTGCGGTCCTGGGCGCTGCGCCGGCTCGGGGTACCCTGCGGCGCCTACGGCGGGCGCTGGGCGGAGGGCGACCGCTGGTGCCTGCAGCCCTTCGGGCACGAGTGGTCGTGCTCCTACGAGGTGTGCTTCCAGCCCCTGTGGCGGCTGCGGGCCCGGCGGCGGGGCTGGGACGCCTGACCCTGGCCTAGACTGTTTACATCTGGTACGATTGCAGCAGCAACAAGAGCTGATCGGAACCAGGAACCGAGCGAGAGGAGACCCAGATGGCGAGCGTGGAGCAGGTGAGGGGACAGATCAACCTCGCGAAGGAGCAGGCCGAGCGCGGGACCCAAGCCCTGCAGCAGGCCGAGCAGGAGATCGGCCACGCGCAGCAGGCCTTCCAGGAGGCCGCGCAGGGCAGCAACCAGTCCGAGGCCAGCGACGTGAACAACATGTTCACCCACGCGCTGCAGAAGATCGGTGAGGCTCGGGACGCGGTCATGGCCGCGGTGAGCCAGGCCGAGAGCTACGCGGGGCGACTGTGAGCCACCTCGACGACTACGCGCGTGACCTCAAGCGCCAGGTGAGCTGGCTCAGGCAGCACCACCGCACCCTGGAGCTGGGCCTCAAGCGCCTCGAGGACAAGAGGGAGCGCGAGCGCCTCGGCGTCATCCTGATCCAGCTCGAGGCAAGCAAGATCGTCGGGGACGACGACCTGGCCTGGGCCCTGGCCACGTGCCGGAGGGCGCTGAGCTGATGCCCAGGAAGGGAACGATGAAGGCGCGGGTGCGCTGCCCGTGGTGCAACAAGCCCGACACCCTGCTGCTGATCACCGACCGCGCCGGCGGCAGCGGCGTCGACAACCAGCTGTACACGCACGGCGGCCTGTACGAGGACCCCGACACGGGCAAGCCGTTGGACTGCAAGGGCAGCGGGCGGTCGATCCCGAACCGGGACGTGCCGCCGATGAGCGAGTGGAGGAAGTGGTAGTGGCCGACGAGCCCACGTTCAACGAGCTGACCGACCGCCAGGAGCGGTGGTACCGCGAGAACGGCGTCGCCCTCGAGACCGCGGTGACGACGGAGCGCGACCCGGCCACGGCCGCGGAGCTGAGGCTGCTTCTGAACTACCTGCGCCTCGGCACGACGATCACGCCGGCGAGGCTTCGCTGGCTGGACGAGTACCTGGGAGGTACCAAGTGAGTGACGCGGTGGAGCGTGAGGACGGCTTTCACGTGAGCAGCTTCTGCCAGGACGGTGGCTGCGTGGGGGTTGCGGTGAGCGAGGCGACGGTGTCGGTCCGGGACGAGAAGAGCCCGAGCCACGGTCGCATCACGGTGCCGCGGCCCGCGTGGCGCGCGTTCACGGCGAGCGTTGGAGACCTGGCCCCGTGACCGAGGACGACGTCCTGCTCGCGTGGCTGCGGGCCGCCCTGGTGGCGGTCCGCAGCACCGCGGAGGCCCTGGAGCGGTCCGGGGAGTACCTGGCGACGGTGAGCGGGATCCCGGCCGCGTCCCTCAGCGCCCGAACCCTGCTCGACGGGGTCGCCGCCGACGCGGCGATCCTCGAGGAGCACACGACCGGCGGCGTCGCCCAGTGCTCGCGGTGCCTGCGGCTGATCGATGACGCGGGCACGCCGCGGGCCTTCGTGGGAATCTGCCCCACGCTGCGGTTCGTGGCCACGCGGTACCGCCACGCCGTGCCCGGCTGGCGCGGGGAGTGGGCGTCGTGAGCGCCGCGACGGCTGCCTGGCTCGTGGCGGTGTACGCGCTCGGCTCCGCGGACGTCCTGCTTTTCGAGGGGTTCGGGTGGGTGCAGGACGCGCTCTACGCACACCACGTCCGGCGCTGCGACGAGGACCACGGTGACTGGTCACCGCGGTGGGCCGCCGGCTGGAAGGTGGGGGTGGCTGGGTCCCTGCTGCGCGCCACCCTGTGGCCGGTGACGCTGACGTCCGACCTGCTGGATTGGGTCAGGGAGCTGCGGGTCAGGCGTGCCGCGCGACGCGAGGAGGAAGGCGAGTGAGCCGAACCTGGCTGGGCCCGCGGGGCCGCGTCGCGGACGACGCGTGGCGACCCCCAGCGGGGTTGTCCCAGGGGGACCGCGCCGCGGAGCAGGACGCCGCTGCCGGAAGCCGCGCGGCGCGGACCCGTCCCGACGGCAAGCTCGCGTCGGTGCTGCTGCGGGCCGCCCCGTCCGGCAACCACGTGTACGCCTACCTGCACTGGCGCGAGGCGGGCAAGGCCAGCGACAGCATCGTGTACCTCGGGGAGGTCTTCTACCCCACGCGCGCCGCGAACCTCGTGGAGGCGTGGTCCCGAGCCCTGACGAGAGGAGCCCTTCGGTGAGCCTGACCACCTGCACGGCGTGCGGCGGTGAGAACGTCACCTACCAGGCGTTCAGTGGCGGTCGCGAGTTCTACTGCCGGGACTGCGAGAGCGCCCACCCCTACCCCGAGGAGCTGCTGCCGCCGCGGCTCAAGCTGCTCCGGGAGGGTCGAATCGACGAGCTTCGGGCACAGCTCAGGGCGGAAATGCTCCCACCTGGTGACCTGGTTGAGGTCGACGGCGTGCCCGCGATCACCGCGTTCTACCGGTGGGCGCAGGGCGATGACGGCGCGGTAGCTCCCTGATGCCGCCCCGAGGCCTGCGCAGCGTGCGCTGCCACGGCGGCCCGTGGCACGGGGAGCGGCACCTGCTCGGTGCGGTGGAGAGCTCCCTGCCGGTGCCGGGCGTGGCGACGTTCCGGTACGAGCTGCGGCGAACGACCCGCGGCGAGGAGATCCTGGAGTGGTCCTTCGTGTGGAGAGGTGGTGAGGCTAGTGAGTGAGACGTGGCTGACCAGCGCCGACCCCGAGCCCGGGGAGGGCGCGGCCGTGGAGACGGAGGGCCTCGTCCGGTTCGACCGCGGGTCGGATGACCTGCTGCCCGCGGCGTGGACCTCGGAGCACGGGGAGCCCGCCACGTGGCGGAAGCTCGCCGGCAACTGGGGGCCGGTGCGGCTCGTGAGGGAGGCCGGGTGAGCGGCCCGATCCTGACCGAGCTGACGCGGGGCCTGGCGCGTCGGCTGAGGGCGCAGCGCCGGCTCGCGGCGCGCGCCACGGACGTCCGCGACCAGGTCCGCCGCGAGGCGCGCCTGACGCTCAGCGCGGTCGCGGACGCCCTCGGGGAGCGCCGGCCGGTGAACCTGCTGGACCTGGCCGCCCTCCGCGAGCGGGCCCTGCGGCTCCGGGCGGACAACGTCGCCCTGAGCGCGGAGCTGCGGCGCTGCCGGGACACGCTCGCGGACGCCCTGGGTGAGCTCGGGGATGACCACGCGCGGGCGTACGGCTGGCTCACCACGCCCATCGACGGCTCCGACGACGGCGAGCACCTCGACGCCGAGGCGCTCGCGAGCGAGGTCACCGACCTGCGGGACCGCCTCGCGGAGACCCGCGAGCTGAACCGGGGCTGGGCCCGCTACGGGCAGCGCGTCCGGGAGCGCCGCCGCACCCACCGGGAGTGGGTCACCAGGGCGACGGCTGACCTGAGCCACCTCGCGGACCTGCCGGGGGTGCCGCCGCGCGTCGCGACCGGGATCAAGCTGGCCGTGGCGACCCTGCGAGCGGGGGAGGACGCGTGAGCGCCCGACACAACCGTCCCGAGCCGTGCGAGAACTGCGTGCGAATCTGGGCCTGGTCCGGCTTCAAGTGTCGTCGGTTCCACGGCGCGTGGGAGCATCGCCTGGATCGAGACTACTGGGCGGGCCACGCCGGCACGTTCAGCGTCCCGGTGTGGTGCCTGCCGGCGTCGAAGCTGCGCCGTCGACGGCGAGGGGCGGTGCGCTGGTGAGCGCCCTCGACCCGATGCAGCTCGCGCCCTACCTGTTCGGGCCCGGCAACGCCGTGTCCGCGCTCGCCGTGGGCCGCGGGAAGCGCTGGGGCTGGCTCGTGCTCGTGGCCGTGCAGCTCGCGATGGTCACGTTCGGGCTCACCACGGGCTACGTGGGCTTCAGCATGAGCCTCGTCATGGCAGCCATCGGCGCCGACAACTACCGCCGTTGGCGCCGCCGCGAGGCCGCGGCCGCGGCTCTCGAGAGCGTCGAGGAGGACGAGTGATGGATGGCGTGACGAGGCAGGCCGCGCACGAGGTGGCCCGGGAGCTGCTGGACACGGTCCACGACCGCCTGCGGTGCGGCGGGGTCCGGACCCCGCTCGACGCGCAGCTGAACGAGCTGCGCGTGGCGGCCGCGGAGGCGTACCTGCACCTGGCGCGGGAGGAGCGGGTGCGCGCGAGCCGGCCCACCGACGCGGTCGTGGACGCCGCGGTGCGGTCCGGGGTCATCAGCCGCGAGGAGGCGGCGCTGCGGTTCCAGGCGGAGCGTCGGGCGAGCGGCGAGTGGTGAGCCACCTGAAGCTGCGGTGCCTCGGCGGTCCGTGGCACGGCCAGCTCGTGGAGGTGAGCGGCCACGCCCGGGAGGTGGAGGTGCCGGGCCGCCGCGACGGGCACTACGTTCGCTGGCCGGACGGCCCCGGCGAGCGCGCCGTCGCCCTGACCTGGGTGGTGCCGGACGGCAACGGCGGCTGGGAGCGGCTGAGCGTGAGAGAGGAGGAAACGCGGTGAACGGCCTGACCTGGGAGGTTGACGGCCCCGAGTGGGACGAGGCCGCGGTCGAGGTCTACGCGCGGTGGCTGGCTGAGAGCCTGAGGGCGCCGGCGGGTGGACCGCCGTGGGTACACGTCGGCGGTCGGGGCGGCTTCGGGCGGCGCTGGCTGCGGGGCCTCACCGAGACGGGCCGGGGGCCGCGGGTCGACCTGACCTGGGTGGACGAGACGGTGAGCTGGGGCGTGGACCCCAACGAGGCGCGGGCGGCGCTGACGCGCCGGCGGGACCTCGTGGACGAGTGCGTCGCCGTGACGCTGCGAGAGCCGACGTGGCTCACGGAGGGGAGAGAGCGGTGAGTGGGATCGAGCGCGCCAACCGGCGAGAGGCTCCCGTGGCTCAGCCACGAGAGGTCTACCTGACCGTCGGTCGGCTCCGGGAGCGTCTCGTGGAGATCGAGGCAGCCTTCCCGGGCGAGAACGTGAACGAGTGGGCGGTGGGTGCGGGAACGCCCACGTCCTTTCAGCTCGGCAGCGGTGACGTCGTGCACGTCAACCTGCCACACCTGCGTTGCGTGGAGGTGAGACTCCTTGAGCTCTAGCGCCGAGACGACGTGCGCCCGGTGCGGCGACTGCTGCGACCCCGTCGTGGTGCCGTTCCACGTGGAGACGTGGGCCGTCAGACAGCTGGCGGAGGCGGACGTGGCCGCCGACACGCGCGAGAACTGCGAGTTCCTGCTCGCGCACTGGACGACCACGGCGACCCTGGTGCGAGCCGAGGACGCGGACGTGACGGTCGGGTACGAGGTGCGGTGCGACGCGTTCAACCGCGAGACGCGGGAGTGCGAGGCGCACGACGCGCGGCCCCCGGTGTGCCGAGGCTTCCCGTGGTACGGCCGGGCCGCGACGGACGTCGAGGGCCGAGCGCCCGTGGCCGACAGCCTGTCGCCGCGGTGCTCCTTCAACCAGGACGTGCCGGGCCGCGCGCTCCTTCCCCTGACGGTGGTGACCCGGTGAGCGTCGTCAGGCGCGTCGTCAGGCGTGAGGTGGGGGAGCTGACCGCCACGGAGACCCTGGAGTGCGACCACGTGAACGTCCTGTACCGGGAGATCCGGAACGGCCGCGTGGCGTGGCGCAGCCAGCGCGGCGCGGCGACGAACCTGAGCGTCAAGAGCCGGGAGTGCGCCGAGTGCGCCGCGGCCGTGGGGCGCGCCGCGAGGCGGGGGTGGCCGGTGTGAGCGTGCCGACCGGGTACGTCGTGGTGCGGTTCCCGAGCCGCTGGCTCAGGCTCGGGCTCGTGCCGCCGGGCCTGGAGGGCCGCTGGTTTGAGGTGCCGGACCCGCGAACGGTGAACCCCGCCTGGGGCGGGCCAGGCGCGGTGGGCTGGGTGGGGGACGACGAGCACGGACCGGGAACCGCCGTGGCGCGGCCCACCGGGACGTTCGAGACGAGGGAGGACGGGGCCGTGGCCGAGGTGTGGCGCGTGGAGGAGCTGGTGGAGCCGTGACCGCGTTCCTGGGTGACGACGAGGACGACGACGGCCTGGTGAGGGAGCTCGAGGAGCTGTTCGCCCGCGGGACCTGGGTGGACGGGCCGGACGGGAGTCGGAGCCTGCAGCTGCCGCCGAGCGAGGACGAGGAGGGCGAGGAGGCGAGCGGTGGCTGACGCGCCGCGCGGGGACCCCAGGGACGGGTGCGCGTGCGGGCACATCCGCCAGGCGCACCGCCACCCCGTGAGCGGGAACGCCGTGGCGTGCCGGGCGACGGTCAGGCGGGTGACGGACCCGCGGCGGCACCTGGGCGTCGTCGCGACGTGCGAGTGCGAGCGGTTCACGCCGTGGAACGAGACGAGGAGGGGAGAGGGCTGATGGGAAACTGGATCTGGCAGCCGCTGACCCCCGGGCTGGCGAAGCTGGTGGAGGTGCGCGCCGAGGTGGTGAACGGGGACGACGAGGTGCTGCTGGACGTGCTGGGCGGGCCGACGGAGCGCGTCCAGCTGACCGGCACGCAGGCGATGGTCCTCGGCCAGGCGCTGTACCTGGCCGGGTCGGAGGCGACGTGGGCGCGGTTCAAGCGGGAGCGCGGGGACCGGGAGGGCGGGGCGTGATCATCGAGCTGGAGGCGTCCCGGCCGTGCCAGGTCAGGCCGGGGCTGTACCGGTCGCGGGTGACCGTGTTCCGGGTCTGGTGGCTGTGGTTCGCGGTCGCGGTGATCCGCGGGGACGCGCGCGAGCGGACCCGATACGTCTGGGAGGACCGGTGACCGCCCGGCTGCGGGTCGAGCCGTACCGAACGAGCGGGCTGCGGTACGCGCTGGGTGACCCGCGCCAGGCGGGCGGGTGGCGGTGGCTCTGCCGCGAGTGCTCGCGGGTCGGCTACCACCAGTTCGACCGCTGGGTGGGCCACGGCAGCTGGGTGGTGGACCCGTCGCACCCGTGGCGGCGGGCCCTGGCTGGGGCGGCGCGCCACGTGGCGGTGGTGCACCCCGAGGAGAGGGGAGCTGGAATGGCGCGGAGCGAGGCGGCGTGGGTCGTGCTGGACGGCGGGACGCGGGAGCCGGTGGCCGCGTTCACGGTCAGGCACGAGCTCGTGACGTGGCTGGGCCGGCGGCCGAGCCTCGAGGGGCTCGAGGTGTGGCGCTGCGGGGACGGCCTGGCTCAGGGCGCGCCGCGCGCGGTGCCGCTCGACGAGCTGCGGGCGAGGGCCCGGCCGTGGTGAGGCGCGTGGGGTCGGGCCCGACCCGGGAGCGGGACGGGGCCCTGGTGAAGGTGACCCTCAAGGGGGACCGGGACCTGTGCTGGCGGCACGGCTGCGCGCTGGAGCCCGCGGTGGTGATCACGTACCACGGGCAGCGGGTGTGGGTGTGCCAGCGGGACCGCAAGCTGGACGGGGAGGGGCCGGGGCCGCTGGGCGGCCCCTGGCGGTGGTGACGACGACGACGATGACGACGACGAGAGGCGGACGAGGGTGAGCGACGTGCGGGACGACGAGCTGGCGTGGCGGACGGCCACGGGGAGCGTGGGGCAGGGCGCGTGCGTGGAGGTGGCGCCGGTGCCGGGTGAGGGCTGGCGGGTGCGGGACAGCAAGCGCCGCGGGGGCGGGACGCTCGCGGTGAGCGAGGCGGCCCTGCGGGGGCTGGTGCGGCTGGCCCGGGCGTGAGGGAGCGCCCCAGCTCGAGGGAGCTGGGGCGCCTCAGCAAGTTGATGAGATTTTGAGGTTGGGGGAAACTACTCGCGGATGTGAGGGGGTAGTTTGCGAGCGAGCGCGCCCCTATATAGTGCGTGAGCGCGGGACAAAACGGACATTCACGCTCGACGTGCGAAGTGACATTAGCGGCGCCCCACTGAGGGGCGCCGCTCTCTCACGTCACGCTCGGCACGCGCTCACTCGCGCTCCCTCGATGAGCCCCAGGTAGGCGTTGACGAGCGTGAGCTGCGAGGTGGGGCCCTCCAGGTGCGGGAAGTAGGACTCACCGAGGCGGGCGACGTGGTGGACGGTGTGGCCCGTCCTGGCCAGCCGGAGGGCGACCTCCACCAGCTGGTCCACCTCCCCCTCGAAGGGCACCAGCACGTGCCCCTGGCCCGGCGTGAGGTTCCCCACCACGACCCGCAGGCCGTCGGCGACGTCGGCCACCCGCTCCGTCAGCGCCTCGCCGTGCTCCGTCAGCTGGGCCACGAGCCTGGTCGTCATCTGCATCGTTCCTCGTTCCGTCATGGTATGACCCTACCACATCGCCCTGCGTTTGTAAACCCTGCACAGCCAGGTTCCCTGCCGGATCCTGGCGGCCAGCTGGCTGGGCCAGCCTGTGGCCCAGCCAGTTCCAGCCTCAGAGGCCGAGGATCCGCGAGGTGCGCGGGTCCAGGCCCAGCTCGTCGAGCACGTGGCTCGCCTTGGCACAGGTGATCTCGCCCTCGCGCTCCCAGCCCGCGATGAGCAGCGAGTAGCCCCTGCCCTTGGCGACCAGCGTGCCCTTGAACGCGTCCCCCAGCCACAGCTCCCAGCCCTTGCCGACCCGCTTGGCGACCAGGTCCACCGCGTCGTAGGCGCGCTCGAAGCTGGCCGTGAGGACGCGCGTGCGGTGGCCCGCCGCGTCCAGCAGCTCGGTCCAGGCACCCTCGGCGCCGACGCGGAAGAACAGCTCACCGGTGTAGTGGTCGGCGTAGCGGGGGTGGCTGGCGGTCATGGCTTCCTCCTGCGGTTCCGGGTTCCTGCGTTCTGGGTCAATCATACACCAGCGGCGGGAGTTTGTAAACCCCCGCCGCGAACCGGTGTCAGCGAACGTGCTCCCGCAGCCACGCCTCGCCGCTCTCCCGGGCCCACGCCACGAAGTCCGAGGCGCTCATGTGGCAGAACGTGACGTGGTCCGCCAGCTCGCTCATCACGCGGTCGCCCCAGCGCCGCACGCCCTCCTCGTTCACCTTCTGCGCGCGCACGTCGTCGGCGGGGTCGAGCCCCAGGGCCTCCTGCTTCTCGCCGCAGAGGGCGATGAGGATGAGCAGCTGGCGGTCGGTGAGGCGTCGCATCGGTCGGTCTCCGTTTCCTCGGTTCCTGCGTTGGTAGGACCAGCTTACCAGAGCCCAGGGGTTTTGTAAACCCCTGGGCTCCGGTCAGCTCAGCCGCGCGACTTCTCCACCCACGCCAGGGTCTCGTCGAGCCGCCTCGTGAAGTCCACGAGCTCCTTGATGGCCGCCTTGCGGGTGCGCTCGAAGCCTCGACCCAGGCGACGGAAGCGGTCGCGGTCGGCGATCGAGTCGAGCCGCCGCACGCTGTCGTGCAGGTTGGCCGCCTCGAACCGCCAGCCCTGCTCCACGCGCTGACCCACGCTGTAGTTGCCGTCCTTGGCCATGACGTGGTGGGTCCGCTCGTCCTTGTAGACGTGCCCCAGCAGCCGCTGGCCGTCGAGGACGGCCTGCTTGAAGATGCCGTCGCGGTAGGCGCGCTTGTCGGTCTTCTGGATCGTGATCACGGCTTCCTCGTTTTCTCTCGTTCCTGCCTGCTGGTACCTACCTTACCACGGCGCGGCGAGGTTGTAAACCCCTGGGGCTCACGACCTCGCCCACCGTGGCGAGGTGGGGCTCAGCCCTGGCGGCGGATCGTGTAGCGCACGCCGCCGGCCTCGGCCAGCACGAACTCGCCGTGCGCCGCCGGCTCCTCGACCTCCGAGAGCTGCCGAGCCAGCTCGAGGCTCCGCTCGCGCACCTCGTCGCTCCCCGAGCCCAGGGCGTCCCTCACGACGTGGTTGACCAGCCGCACGCGCTGCTGCTCGAACGTGTCCCGCGGCGGGAAGTCGACCCAGCCCATCGCGGCGTGGAAGTCGTCGTCCGGGTTGGCGATCGAGCGGGTGGCGTAGAAGCGGGTCTCGGTCATGGCTTCCTCGTTTCCTCGTTCCTGCGTTCTGGGTCAATCATACACCACGCGGGTGCGTTTGTAAACCCCTGATCTCAGCGCGGCGCGCGCTTGGCGACCACCGTGAGCCCCCGCGGGTCGAGCGTCACCACGCCCGCGTCGGTGTCCAGCTCGAGCACCGCGCGCCCCCAGCGCCGCAGCCGCCCGCTCGCCACCACGTCCAGCTCGCGGTCCACCACGGCCACGGGCAGCCCCAGCGCGGCCGCCCGCCGGTGCACGATGACCAGGTCCCTCGCGCTCATCGGGTCCTCCGTTCCTCGTTCCTGCGTCCTGGTCCAATCATACACCGGCGGCGGCCGTTTGTAAACCCCTATCGGGGACCCGTTCCCAGGTGGCTTCGCAGCTCGTGCGTGCCGTGGTACCACGCGCTCACCAGCAGCTCCGCGGCAGCGGAGCTGAGCGTGACCACCAGGTAGCCGTACCACGCCCCGCTCTCGTCGTCCCCCGCCTCGACGAAGAAGACGCGCCGCTCGTCCACCCGCACGTTCGTGAGGTCCACCCTGCCGCGCAGCTGCCGCAGCTCGCCGTCGAGCACGCCGCGCGGCGTGGCCGGCCCCTCGTCCATCTGCGCGTCCAGCCAGATCGTGACCCGCTCGCCCACTTGCCTCTCCGTTCCTCGTTCCTGAGACCATCTTACCACGTCCGGCGCGAGATGTAAACACCTCGCGCCCGACGAGGCGAGCCCTCTCAGGCTGTGGCGTGGTGCTCGGCCAGGCGCCCCAGCCGGGTGCGCGGGCCGTCCTCGATCCCACACGCCTCCTCGAACGAGTCGATCACGACCGTGACCTGCCGCGCCTCAGCCAGGGTGTACAGCAGCCGCAGGCTGTCCTCGTCGCCCCGGAACTGGAACGAGTTCTCCTCGTCCAGCCAGTACTCCACGTCGCCGTGCGCGGGCAGCAGGCGCTGCGTGGCGCAGATCAGGCTGTACGCCTTGCCGTCGGCCTCGTCGGCGTCCCGGCCGCTGACGTCGAGCACCATCGTGAGCGTCTTCATGGGGGCCTTCTTCCTGGTTCCTGACTGGCTGATAGGTAAATCATACACCAGGTGAGGGGGTTTGTAAACCCCCTCGCCCAAGATCTTTTCAGGCGCCGATCCGGACGCGCGCCTCACGGCGCGAGGACGCGAAGCTCTCGTAGGGGCTGTCGCCGCGCACGACGGCGTACGAGACGTCGCGGTGCCCCGGCTTGCCGTACTTGCGCTCGAACACGACGCGGATCACGGCGCCCCGCTCGGTGACCCGATCGACCGTCCAGGAGTTGATCAGCATCGTGCCCTCGGTCGAGCTCACGCCGTCGTCGCCCTGACGCGTGACCCGGCCGTTGCGGTGGATCTTGATCTCGCTCACGCCGTCCTCCGGTTCCTCGTTCCTGCGTTCTGAGACAATCATACACCAGGTGAGGGAATTTGTAAACCCCCTCACCCAGGTTTTTCTCAGCCGCGCGCCGCCTCGTACGAGGCGCGAGCGTCCGCCTCGCGGAGGTACGCCACCGGCGCGGCGACGTGCGTCAGCAGCAGCCACGCGCCGCTCAGGCGCAGCAGCGTGGCCCGCGGGCTGGCGTCGGCCAGCTCCGCCTGCACCCACGTCCCCGGCGCGTCCACCCACTCGACGGCGAACGTGGTGGCCCCCAGCTGGCGCACGGCGCACGGCCGCACGCACAGCCAGGTGAAGCCGTCCGGGCGCCTCACAGCGCCGTCTCTCGCCCGTCCACGACGACGCGGATCTGCGCGACCTTGTTGAGGGCGCGCGCCGCGCGCCGCAGGTTGTCGGCGACCCTCAGAACCCCCTCGGCGTGCGCCTGGCCGCCCGCCGGGCACTCGGCCTTGTGCAGGGTCACCCAGCCCGCGAACGCGCCCATCGACTCCGCGCGCACCCGCAGCTGGACCTCGTACGTCTCCATCTTCACGTCCACTCCCGGTTCCTCGTTCCTGCTGTCCTGCGTTCAGCTTACCACGTCCTCGGACGTTTGTAAACCCCTACGCGCAGATCGTCTCGATCTCGTCGAACGCGTCGTCGGTCGACGTGTACGACGTGACCCCGCGCGCCCTGAGCGCCGCGCGCAGCTCCTCGTACGTCTCGCACGCCTCGAGCGCGACGTAGGCGTCGCACGCGACCCACGGCCGCGCGCTGCCGCGGATGAAGTCGACCTTGACCTGGCTCCGGCCCACCGGTTCCTCCTCGCTCGTTCCTGCTGTCCTGCGTCCAGCTTACCAGCTGCGGCTCAGTTTGTAAACCCCTGGCTCACCCGAGCCCGCGCAGCACCTCGACGCCCACGCGCAGCGGCAGCCCGAGCAGATGCCACGCGCCGTGGCGGCGGTGCCGCCGCCCGTGCCCCCGACGGTGGCGCGTGCCACGCGCTCGCGGCGCGGGTGCCACCGGCTGCCACGCGGCGGCCGGCAGCCACACCCAGCCCAGCTGCGGGTGCCACGCCCAGCTGCCAGGTGGCACCTGGGGTGCCGCGCCCGAGGGGCGCGGCACCCCGCGCCGCTCAGCCACGCCGGACGTCGCCCTGCGTGGCGGGCCGCCCGTGCCGCGCCTGGAACTCCACCGCGTCGATGCCGGCCGCGTCGCACTCGTCCTGCGAGAGGACGGCCTCGACGCTCACTCCCGAGCCGAACTCGCGGTAGCCCTCGTCGCCGCGCGCGCCCAGCCACAGCTGCAGCACGCTCGCGCCCCAGCCCTTGAGCACGCCCTCGAACTGCCCGCCCGTGGCGCGGTCCGTGACGACGACGTGCTGGCCGCGGTAGGCGTTCCTGCGCGCGAGGCTCATGTCCTGCTCCTAGCTTCCTGGTTCCTGACTGCCTGACCTGATAACTGTATGCCGGAATCCCACGTTTGTAAACCCCTGTTTGGGGGTGTCTTTCGACGAATCCGCGTGGTATAATCCCGCGCCCACCCGCACCCAGGTGCGCCCAGATATTATGGTCGAAGGGGGTTTACAAATCCATGATCATCTGGTACAATCCGCGCCCCCTTCTCGGGCCCCTCGAGCCGTGTTGACCTTGAGCCACGTGATCAACACCTGCCCCGCCCCCGCCCGCCACGCGGGAAGCCACCACGCAAAAATTTTTTTCCTGAGTCACTCACCGCGAGCACCAGGCGGTGAGTGACCCGCGCCACGCGCGCCGGCCCTCACCGCCGCACCGGCGAGCTCAGCGCCACCGCCAGGGTCGCCGCGTCCAGCGCCGGCGCCACGCGCCGCCCGTCCACCCCCACGCGCCGCGCCGCCTGGGCCACCGCGCGCAGCTCGCGCTCCGCCGCCACCCGCTCCTCGATCGCGGCCAGCAGCGCCGCGGGGTCCCCGCCCCGCGCCACCACGCGGCGCACCGCGGCCAGCTCGCGCCGGCGCAGCAGCCGCCGCACCCGCTCGCACCCCTTGCAGCTCGCCCGCCGCCCGCCCGGCTTGTTGGCGTCGCGGTGGAAGCCACCGGGCGGCTGCGCCACGCCGCACGTCGCGCAGACCTTCTCCACCGCCTCAGCCACCGCCTCGACGGGAACGGTGGACACGCCCCCGCACGTAACTGGCACACCTGTGCCACTCTCTTCCACGCGCGCCCGACCCGCGCACCGGCACGCGCTCCCAGCCACCTCCCCAGCCAGTTCCGCAGCCAGATCTGAGCCAGGTTCCGGCCCAGGATCCAGCCCCTCAGCCGCCCCTCCCGGGCCCTGAGCCCCACGCTCGCCGCCCCTCGACCCAGCCAGGGCTTGGACCAGGGCCAGCACCTCGTCCACCCCCTCGGCAGCCAGGCCCAGCCGCCACAGCGCGGCCTCCACGTCCGCCGGGGTCACCCGCCCGCTCCTCCCCTCCCCAGCCAGCCGCCTCGCCCGCTCCACCGTCGCCCTTCCCACCCGAGCCACCCGTTCCCGCCCCCTGTCTCAGCCGCTCGCCGCCTCGCCCACCGTCCCAGGTAAAACCTACCAGCGAGGCCCCTCGCCGTCCGCGGTGAGGGCCTCAGGGTTCCAGCCCGGCCCGACGGCGCGTCGCGGTCACGTCCCTCGACCGGACGCCGATCCCGGCGTTGGGGTGACCCGGCCCATCCGGCTTGACGGGGTAGCCCGCGGCGAGGCACGCCAGGATGAGCTCACCGTTGGTCACGTACTCGCCCGTCGCCCGCTCGTAGACGTGCTTCAGCCCGTAGCTGCCGTGTCGGCCGGCTCCCCTCGTTGCCTCGAGGTTGTCCAGCAGCCAGCGGGCGACCCGCACCGCCCGGCTGAGGTTCCGCTCCAGGTCGGCCCGGTCCCTCGCGTGGCTGGCTCCGCTCGCTCGACCGGGAGCCTCGAGCGTCCCGTAGCCGTGCGCCGTGAGGCTCGGGTCCGCGGCGAGCGCTCGCCGCGCCGCCTGAGCCAGCTGTCGGTCGTCAACGTTCCTCGTCACGTGCCCACCCTATCATCAACGTTGCTGTTCTTGGACTCCTGAACTTTTGGACTTTTCGCTCTATATGAGCGATTACGGCGGAACGGTTACATACGGTAACCACTTGGATACCCTATCTACCATCTCTTCCTTACCCAACCTACAGTTACTTTGAGCTCTATAAGTCCAAAAGTCCTACCTACCTACCTAGAAGACCTGGTAGAGGCCCTGTGACCCGGTTGGACTTACCGCTGGACTTCCCCTGGACTTTCCACCACGAGCCCCTCGAGGCGAGAAAGTCCACGCCCCACCCCGCCACCGCTGTGGTGACGGCTCCCGGGACGTGGACTTTCCACCGCCTCACCCCCTCGCGGAAGTCCAGCCCTCGACGACCTCCTTGAGAAGTCCAGAGGCCCCGGGCAGCAGCCGCAGGCCCGTGAACGCCTCCAGCCGCGCCTTGCCGTTGCCGTCGACGCGGTCCCGCCGCCCCACCCCCGGCAGCTCCTCCACGCGCTTGTAGAACGCGTTGCGGCCGATCCCGTAGCGGCGGTTCTCGTTGGGGTGCTGGTCCGTGAACCAGTCGTTGAAGCTGTCCCACAGCGTCTTGGGCCTCACCTCGTTCTCGACCGTCCCCGTCACCTCCACGAGGTCCGCCACGAACTGCGCCACCAGGTCCAGGTTGTCGTCCTGGTACGTTCGCAGCGCGGCCAGCATCTCGTCCGTGAGGATCAGGCCGGTCGGCGCGCCCGGCTCCCGCCGCGCCACCCACCACTCCCGCCACCACCGCACCAGGTGCGCCAGCACCGCGTCCCCCTCCGCCAGGGCGGCGCGCTTCACGTCGAACTGCTCCGCCTTCGGCACCGGCACCGTCGACAGGGGGAACAGCGCGAGCCGGTTCACCACCTGCGGGGTCAGGTTCGCCCGCGGCAGCTCGTTCGTGCTGCACGTCAGCTTCCACGTCACCGCCACGTCGATGCGGTCCTGCCGCATCCGCCGCAGCGACACCACCGACCCCTCCGGGTTGACGAACCGCAGCACCTGCCCCTCGTCCAGGATCTGGCTCGCCGTCATCTCGTTCACCAGGGTCAGCCGGGTCCCGGCCAGCTGGTACTCCTCCGCGTCGTGCCGGTCCCCCTTCGTCCTCACCAGCAGGGTCGGCCGCCCCGCGAGCCACGCCAGGCCCGGCCCCAGCAGCTCCCCCACCACCTCCAGGATCTGGTTCTTGCCGATGTCGCTCGCGCCCTCGAACACGCCCAGCTTCTTCTCCGGGTTGGAGCCGTGTAGCTGGTATCCGAGCCACCGGCCCACCGCCGCCACGCGCTCCGCGTGCACCGCCTCACTCACCTCTCCCGGGGCCGCGCACAGGCGATGCAGGAGCCCCCAGAAGCGCGGCGCGACCTCCGCGAGGGGGCGCTCAGCCAGCGAGAGATCCAGGTCCCGCTCCACGCGCTGCGACAGGCGGTCCGCCTGACGGTGCTCCCGCAGCTCACCCGTCGTGACGTCGAAGGTGCCGTTGCGGAAGCTCAGCAGCGCGGGCCGCGCGTTGAAGTCGCGCTGCGACACCCGCGTCGCCTTCGGCAGCGCCGCGCTCACCACGGCGGTGATTCCCGCGGTGTTGCGGAACGGGTGGTAGGTCGCGCGGATCCGCTCCACCCGGGCCCGGTCCTGCGCCTCCGCGGTGCCGCTCACCACCGCCAGGTACGCGGGGCTCTCCCGCAGCTCCCGCACCATCACGTCGTGGCAGCGCCGCGCGACGCGGTCCACCAGCGCCCACACGAGCTCGTGCTTCCCACCGTCCCACCGCCACACGCCCTCGGCCTCGCTGAACACCGCGAACCGTCCCACCTCGGGGTCCCAACCCACCCGGGAGCCGAACACGTCCAGGACGAGCTCCGCCATGCCCACCTGGTCCGGGCGATACGGGCCGTCGTCCTCCAGGTGGCTGAACGCGACCTCCTCGAGCGAGTTGGGCCGGCCCACGTCCCGCGACGGGGCCACGGCCACCGGCTCGGGCTCGGGCTCAGCCGCCGGCTCAGCGCTCACCGCGACCACCGCGCCGTTCACCGCCTCGAGCGCCGCCACCGCCACGGGCTGCGTCGGCGGCACCGGGGGCGCGCTCACGCTCGTCACGACGGCGTCGGGCGTCACCTCGAGGCCGTGGTTCACCCCATTCATCGCCTCGCAGTACGCCCAGTGCCGCTCGAAGACGTCCCGGTTGTCCTCCGACCAGCCCCACTCCGGGATGCTGAGCGTCAGCTTGTTCTGCGCGTGATCCAGCCACAGCGCCCACGCGGCTTCCTTCTCGTAGCCGGCGCGCACCAGTGAGCCCGTGTAGCTGAACAGCTGCGGCTCGTTTCCCTCACCCGCGGTCGCCGTGCCCTGCGCCACCGCGCTCCAGTGGTCGTCGCGGTCGGCCTCGATCGCGTCAAGCAGCTCGTCGGTCGCGATGATGATCTCGCCGTCCGCGGGCTCGTAGAGCTCACCCGAGTAGTGGACGCAGCCCGGCAGGGGCACGAAGCCCATCGACTTCACGTCCCAGCCACCGCGTGGCCCCTGCTTGGGCCAGCGGTGCATCAGCTCCTCGGGCACGTACACGTAGGCGTGCCAGCCGCCGCCCCGCCGCGCGCACACCGCGTGAGCCTCGGTCACGAGCTCCGCCGTGTTGGATGCCGCGTATTGCTCGCGGTCGTCGACGTCGACCGCGAACAGGCGCGTCGACGGCGCGCACACCACCGCGACCTGGTGACCGTCGCCCTGCGGGCCGTGCTGGTCGTGGGTCTCGAGCAGCGCGTTCGCGCACCTTCCCGCGTAGTGTCCCGGGCTGGGGTAGATCGCGCCGTACTGAGCGTTGCTGAACCAGTTCTTGCCACCGTGCGAGAGGTGCTTCGACCACTCCTCTACCTCCACGCGCTGGCCGCCCACCACCCGCGTGAGCCGCATCAGCGCGTTGTGCCACCGGGCCAGCGTGAAGAAGAACTCGGTGCCGTCGCTCAGCACCGTGAGGCGGTCGTTAGCCCGAACCTCGGTCGGCATGGTATGGTACTCCCAGTTTGTTTCGCAGCGTGGCCCGGCCACGGCGTGGGTGTCGCCGTTCCGGGGTGTTCGGGAGACGGGAAGCGGCGCCAGGCCCACCAGCCTGGCGCCGCTTCTCGCGTCTAGGGCTCGCCCCGCGAGCCGGCTCCTCTCGTCATCTCGTTCCTCCCCACCGTCCGGTTCCTCGTCCCCCGATCATAACCCCGCGCGGCCCCGAACGACCCGCCCCCGGGGATCACGTCTCGACGAACAGCTGCCCCACCACCTCGCCGTCGACGCGGTTCCACTCGTAGCCGTGCACCCGGTACGAGCGGACCCCCTCGCCGGGCAGGTCCAGGGTCACCCAGGCCTGCGCGGCCAGCTTCTGCAGCTCCGCCACGGACCGCACCGTCGTCTCGCCGAGCACGCGCCCGCGGCTCACGTGGTGCCGGACCTCCACGCGGATCGGGTCGGCGCTCACGGCTTGACCCACAGGAAGCACCGCGGCGGGTCGTGGCGGTGGTCGACCCCGTGGTCGACCACGGGCAGCTTCCGTCCCGCCACCGCCGCGACCCGCAGCCGCGACACCTCGGTCACCGAGGCTACCGTCACCGTTCCCAGCAGCGCCTCCGTCTCGTGGTGGCACACCTCCACCGGGATCTGCCCGCTCACGCCAGCACCACCCGTCCCGGGTCCTCGTCGTGGGGACCCCAGTAGTTGTCGACCCGCCGGACCGGCAGGTCCACCGGCCCAATGTCCATCTCCACGACCCACGTCGCGCTGCCCGCCTCCGCGTCCCGGAGCGCCGTCAGCTCGTGAATCAGCTCACCCAGGGTGAGCGCCCGGTCGCCGCTCACAGCGGCTTCACCCACACGGTCGCGACCGGCTCACCCTGAACGATGACGGTGTACTGCCCGACGACCTTGTACTTCCTGCCGAGGTAGTCGACCTCGACCAGCTGCCGCAGGTTCGACGGCTGCAGGTCCAGCTCGTCCAGCACCTCCGCGTTCCGCTTCAGCTTCAGGATCACCCTCACCGGCCACCTCCCTTCTCGTCGAGCTGGCGGCTCAGCTCCAGAACCGCGTCCGTCAGGGCGGTGCGGCTCACGCGCACCCGGACCGTCGCCGGGTTGCGGGTCCCCACCACCCGGCTCAGCACGTCGTCCGCCGCGACCGTCGCGGACCACGCCGCCTCCACCTTGGCGCGCGCCGCCAGCAGCGCGCGCCGCTCCTCCCTCGTCGTCACCCGTTCCTCTCCTTCCTCTCGCGGTCCACCTCGAGGCAGCACGCGCAGGTCACCGGCGTGCCGTCCGACAGGATGGTCCACGTCATGACGAGGCCGCGGCTCGGCTGGCACGCCGTCACGAAGAACGCGTCCCGCCCGCCCCTGGTCAGCTCGTGCACGACGTTGGTTCTCGGCTCACGAACCCTCTTCGAGCTCATGCCTCTCCGTTCCTACCTCTTCATCGAGTCGAGCAGGTCGTTCGCGAACTTGCTCACGTCGGTAACCACCACGGGGTGGCTGACCAGCAGCGCGATCAGCAGCACGACCCCGACCACCGCCAGAAACCGTCCCATCCCGGACCTCACCTCCCCTCTCGTCCCCAGCCACCGGGCCCTCGCCGGAGCGCCAGGCAGCGCTCGCACGTCACCGCGTCGGCGGTCACCCGCAGCTCCCTCCACTGGTCCAGCAGCGGCGCGCAGACCACCACGCGCTGCCCGTCCCACGCCGCCTCATCGTGCACGGCCCCGTCCGGGGTCCGCACGTGGCGGCCCGTCGGCCCACCCACCTCGTCACCTCGCCTCTCGATCGTCAGGGGCGGCGTCGCCGCCGTCCAGCAGCCGTTCCACCGCCACCGAGACGGCGTCCAGTGCCCGGAACGCGCCGTCTACCTGCGCGACCAGGGGGTGCCGTCGACCCAGGGCCTGGCTGACCCTCGTCTCCGCGTCGTTCACGGTCCTCATCGCCGCGCCCAGCGCCCGCAGCGCGACCCGCAGCTCGCGCTCGACCGCGGCGGTCACCGTCGACCTCCCCGCCGCCGGCGGCGACGGCGGCCGCCGTCGCCCCACGGCCACGCGTCCACCAGGCCATCCAGGAGCCCGGCCAGCAGCTCAACCAGCCAGTCCACTGGGATCACCGCAGCTTCGCGGGCCACGTCGACCCGGAGCCACGCTCCGGCTTGACCACCGTGAGCTTGTCCCGCGTGAGCCACTGGGCTCGCGCCCCTCGCAGCTCGGGCTGCACCAGCCAGCGCTCTGGCTCACCGCCCTCGGCCACCGCGTGCTCCTGCACCACACCGAACGCGCCGGGCACCACCCTCGAGCTCACCCGGGCACCCACCCTCAGGTCCTTCGCGTTCCACGTCACGTCAGTCCTCCTTTTCATCAGGTCCTCCCCGCTCGCCTCAGCGCGTCCCGCACCGCGGTCAACGCGACGTCCGCCGAGTAGCGGGCGCTGTTCACCCGCTGGCTCAGCTGCGCGCAGCCCGGCTCGTTCTCCAGCAGGTGCACGGCCACGCTCAGCTTCGCCGCGGCCTCCGTCAGGAGGTTGCCCGCGTCCGTCAGCGTCTCTCGGTCCACGTGCGTCACCCCTCTCGCGCCCGCGTGAACTCACCGCGGGTCAACCACCGCGCGATGTCGTGCCGGTTGCAGGGTGAGACGAGCCACCGCTCCGGGTCGCCGCCCTCTCGCCCCTGGTGATCCTTGATCGTGCCGAGCCCCTCGGGAAGCCGGCTCGACCACACGAGGTCACCCACCTGGGGCCTCCAGTCGTCCTCCACCTCTCGCTCCCTTCTACCGCTGCCACCAGCGCGGCTCGCCGGTGAGCGCGAGCTCCTCGCGGGTCAGCCAGACCGCGAGCGCGCCGGCCTGGCGGGGCTTGACGAGCCAGAGCTCCGGCTTGGCGGGGGTCGCTGCCTGGTGCCCGACCACCCGTCCCACCTCGCCGGGGATCCGGTCGGACGCCGCCGGCTCACCGATCCGCGGCTGCCTGGGCTCAGGTCTAGGCACGTCAGTCCTCTCGTCCGTAGAAACCGTGGTCCGCGTCATAGCCGACCCACGTGCCCGGTCGCTCGGTGGGCGTGGCCCACGCCACGAACTGCCGCACGGGCTCGGGCGTCGCGGTGCTCGCGGGATTCACGCGCACCGTGAGCTCGGCACCGCACTCGCAGTCCTCACGTTCCTCGCAGTGGTCGAGCGTGGGGTTGCGGCCAACGAGCGTCACCCTGGTCGCGACCCACTGGCCGTGCCGCCACGCGTAGATCGCGCGGATCTCGTGGGGGTCCCGTACCTGCCGCGGCGCCCGCTTGGACCGCTCGTTGCCGCCGCGTCCCGGTGACACGTGGTTCTCGACCACCGGCACCGGTTCGTCCCAACGCAGGAACGCCTTGACCTCGTGCGTGACGCCCAACCGTGGGTAGTCCGCGTAGCTAAGTGAGTAGACGCGCCACTCCGTTGTCACGTCAGCGCCCTCCCTCGAGAACCCGCTCCCGGGTCCGCCGCACCTCGCGTCGGGCCCACGCCACGGCGTGCATCACCGGGGCGGTCGTCGCGTGGTTCGCCTCGTAGCGCCGCAGCAGGTCACCCAGGGTCGCCAGCTCGTCCGCGCTCAGGGGGCGGTCAGCCAGCTTCTCGCTCTCGTCGGTCAGGATGGAGATCAGCGGCCACGTGGTGTCGCCGGCGTCCCAGTTCACCTCAGCCCGCCACTCCCCCGCCGGGACCCGCCGAAGGGCGTCGAGCCGTCCCGTGCAGGTGCCGCCGCGCCGACGGATCCCGTTGACCCGCACGCCCGGCTTGATGTCGCTCACGTCCATGGTTCCTCCTCTCTTCCTGGTTCCTGGTCTGGGATCAGCCTACCGTAGCCGCGCTGAAATGTAAACCCCTACTTCTCCTCGAGCCGCAGCTGGTACGGGTACGACTTCCGGCACAGCTGGCAGGTCACCTTGGCCGGGTCGTCGGTCAGGTAGGCGGCCGACGCCTGCCGCCCGCGGGCCGCGATCTTCAGGTCGCTGCCGCACGCGGGGCCCGTGAAGGTGGTGCCGACCCCGGTCCGCAGGTGGACCTTGTGCGGGCGGCGCGGCTTCCCGGGCGTGAGGCCCCACCTCGGGTCGTTGAACCCTGAGGGGCTCACCGCGCACTCACCTCGCGGTGCAGGAGCCGCAGCGCCTCGTCGTACGTCGTCAGGCCGAAGCTCGCGGGGTCTGGGATGGGCCGCCCGTCGACGGTAAAGACGTCGAAGTGCGACTCACTGTCGAGGGTGCCGCGGTTCGAGCTCGCGAGCCGGCCCACGGGAACGCCGTCCCGAGACACCTCCCACCACCACGTGCCCCGCGTCCGCGCCTCGACCCGCTCGCAGCTCCAGCGATGCTCCTCGAACTCGCTCACCGCTCACCCGCCGCCCTCAGCCCGTCGATCACGCGCAGCATCCCGTCTGCCTGCCTGACCGTCAGGTCCGCCGCCGTGGCCAGGGCGCTCTTGGCGCCCCACTTGTCCGTCGCGGCGAGCTGCACCGCCAGGGCCTCGGTTCGAACCATGTGCGCCCGCAGGCGCAGCTGGTCCAGGGATTGGTCGCCGTGTCTTCCCACGTCGGTTCCTCGCTCTCGTTGTCGTCGTTCTCGGTGCCGGCGCTCACGATCGAGCGTCGGTGATCTCCTCGAGCTGGGTCGCGGCCTCGAGCTCTCGCACCGACCAGCGGCTCGGCTCGAGGTGCCCCGTGACCCGGGAGTGGTACGTGAACCCGTACGGCAGCGCGTACCACCGCCCCGACCAGTTGTGGCCGCGCTCCCTGAAGACGCGGGCCCCGGCGACCTGCTCGGCGTGGGGCCGGGCCGTCAGCTCGGCCCACAGCTCCTCGAGCCGCGCGAGGTCGCTCGCTCCCTTCAGCGTCAGGCTGTTGATGAAGCTGATCGCCCGTCGGAGCGAGTCGACGCTCATCCTCCGGACGTCGCCCGTGTACGTGCCCACCATCAGATGACCTCTACCAGGTTGTCGGGGCTGAGCAGGACCCCGCGGCCCCGCACGACCTTCCACACCACGTCCACCGCTCGCCGCCGCACCTCGAGGGCGGTGCCCTCGTGCGGGGCCGGCCAGCGGTCGCTCTCGTGGCCTACGGTGAGCCGGCACCGCACCGTCTCGCCGCGGGTCGCGCGGCCCAGCAGGGAGCGCGTCGTGACGGCGATCTCCGCGGGACAGCGCTCGCGGCCGAGCCGCAGGCGGTTCACTCGAGCTCCCGCACGGTCACCGCGGGCGACGGGTTCGTCGCCCACGTCGGGACGCTCGCCGCCACGTTCCGGCTCGTCGTCGC